GAAGAAGAGGAAGAAGAAGAGGAAGAAGAAGAGGAAGAAGAAGAGGAAGAAGAAGAGGAAGAAGAAGCCCCTAAAAAGAAGGGTAAGAAGCCGAGTAAGCCTTCTAAGTCTTCTAAGAAGGAAGAAACCGAAGACGACGATGATGAAGATTGGTAAATCGTTCAAAACTATTTCTGTTGACATGATTTACTAAGTATAGTATATATAGAGGGTACTCAATGTTGTATACGAGTACCCTCTATATACAAATTAAAAGGAGATTTATCGTATGTCTCAGGTTGAACTTGACGATATAGATGAAGAAGTAGTAGTAAACGTGGACGTGGATTCTGATGATCCTACTAGCATGGATTCGGAAGATACGCTTACCCCTATCCTTGATCAGGAAATTTCTGGATTTTCAGAACGTTTGCTTGACTTGGGTATTTTCCCTGTGGGGTCTACCGACATTACTATCAATGTTACTGTAAATTCTGGTAGTGATACTACCATCGAACATGATTTTTCTCTTACCTTTACGGAAGAGCAACATTTGGCTATCTTTAGAAATACCGTAGATGAGATTATTTCTACTGTAAAGGAAAAAGGAGATAGTCTTACTAAAGAAGACTTTAATTACTTCGGTGATTCTATTACCACAGGTATTATTGTTCTTGGAGATAGTCTTAACGTTCATTCTGAAATCTCTAGGAAACTTGAGTACCTTCTTGAATCATCTGTGCTTAGCGCAAATAAGAATTTCTTTAGTTGTGTCATGCGCGTTCTTATGAGTAATAAGAAAGATTCTATTAATATCAGATCTGCATTTGGTCTTGGTTGCCTTTTCAATGTCCTTTCTAAGGGACTTTCCCCCTCCCCTGCTAAGACTATTACCCGTCCTATTACTGTTTCCCCTTCTGTTGTAGACCCTACTGTGTAGGGTGCCTTGTTTCCCCTCAAGGGATAGGAAAAGTAGAATTTCCTATCCCTACATAATTAACTGTAAGGAGAGACAGTTAATGCACACTACCTCAGAATCTTCTCTTTCCATTTCTGTTATAAAAACATTTTTTTTACTTGATACTTCTCTCTCCAAGAGATTGGATCGTGAAAGGTATTTTAAAAAGTGTGATCCTACCATTACTAGTATAGTAGCAAAAATATTAAAATGGTCATACCTCTCATGTATTCCTAAGATATCCATACCTAAAGAGGTGATGGATAGGCATAAAAATAATCTAAAATGTGATGATGCCGACTCTCGTTTACATTCCTTTATGGATGCAGTAGAATCTTTTATTTCGGATAATATATCCATCTTAGAATTTAAGAGCTTTATTAAAAGCTTATATCGTCAGAATTTGCATCGTAAGGAAGCTTTCTTTTATAAGAAAGTTTTAAAAGGGTATCTTTTTTCAGTTGATTATTCCTTTATTCGTGATGTTCTAAACGATGGAGACGACTTTTTTAAACCCTTTGTATCTTTTACAAAGGGATACTCTGCTGTATCTAGTTGGGACTTTTCTTTTCCCTGTATTGGAGAAGTTCTATATGATGGAGTTAAAATAAAAGCACTCTTGACATCTAAAGTTGAAGGTGTTTTTACTGAATCCCAGAAGGATATTACAGAATCTTTTTCTTTTCTGATTAAATCAGCTAAGTGGTTTTCTAAGAAGTATAAGAAGAAGCATGTTGAATTAGATGTAATGGTAGTACCTAAAAATGGTAACTACATTACAGCTTTATCCTGTCTAGACTCTGGAGATTTGAGTAAAGTTACTCTTGTTCTTATAGATGTAGCTTATTCTTCCGTTGCTTCTCTTGAAGAAAGGCTCCCCTTCCGTAAGATTATTTGTGATAGAATTAATAAACATGATTATGAAATTATTTCATGCCCGTATAAAGAACTTAACAGCAATCAGGATCTTACGGAATTTATTAAATCATCCAAACGAGTTCATCTTAATTCTCTGATTATCAAATCTCTTAAATCTTCTTATTCTAAGACTCGTACTGACGAATGGGCAAAAATTAGAGATGAAAATATTCTTCCCTTTAAGGTACGAGTATCAGAGCTTATCAAAGATGAAGAAGGTAAAATAACTTCTTTCATAGGAAAGACCTGTAATGGTCAACATGTAATAGTTAATTTTATTACTGAATCTCAGAGAGAATTTTTTATCAAGAGTAAAAACTTTTGGTTGGGTGGTAGCGTAGAAGTGCATTGGAAAGACGGCGTTCTTTTCATGATTAGATTACGTCCTGATAAAAATGATATAATAGATAAGGAGTTTGATTAATGACATATATACCTGAAAGTGTTCAAGTAGTTCCTCAATCTGTTGATTATCTTGGTAACTCCTTTGAAGATCCCTTTCTTATGGTAGAGAGGGCGGCTAGACTGTGTTACAAGAGTGAAAGTAAACTCGGTAATACTGCTAATCTTAGCTTTCTTAAAGGTAAGTTATTTGCTAATCAGCATTTTTCTCCTCTTGAACATGTCCAGATAACTTTTTCTTTTTCAAAGAAAAATCTAAACTCCTTTGTTGATTTTCTTATTGAATCGCAGTTATATCCTTATATAAAGCTAGAAAATAATGCTAATGATTCTAGCGTTATTCTTACCATAAATTTTAGAACAATCATGGACATGTGTAGATATCTGTCCCCAATTGTTCATGATCCCGCGATTGATGCATTTATCTATTTTAGCAAATTCGACGGTATCCCTCTGTATATTCTATCTTGGGTAAATTGTTTATACCCTAGTTTTTTTGAACTCCAAGATTATATTTCTTCCGAATTTGTAACACATAATATGGTTGTTTTCTATAATGACTATAATAAATATAGGAAGAGAAAGAAAGACGAAGAATCTCCTAATTTTTTATCTGTTCTAAGGGAGGAAGTTCCTTCGTCTCATAAGAGACATGTGTTTCGTATAGTTACGGATAGAGCCATAGCTAATGAGATTGTTAGACATAGAACTTGTTCTTTTACCCAAGAAAGTACCAGATATTGTGACTATGGAAAATCAGAGTTGATAACTATTTGTATTCCTAGACCTGAATATTCAGGTATTGACGGAAGTTGCTATCTTAACAATGATAAAGACGAGCAAGTTTCTGCTTATGCCGCTTATGTAAATTCTTTAGCTTATGTTTCATCGTATTCCTATAACGAGTATAAGGCTCTAAAGAGATATGGTTTCACGTCTCAATATGCTAGAGGAGTTCTTCCCCTCTGCCTTAAGACTGAACTTATTGTTTCTGGTATGGATTCTGGAATGCATGAGATCTCTTCTGGATTACGTAACTTTGTCAAGTTTAGGAAAGATCTTCCGGGGTATCATCCATTTTGTTTACAAATAAGTACTGCAATAGATACATTCCTAGCGGAAAACGCTTAAATAAAATGAAGAGGGAAGGCTTAGGCTTTCCCTCTTTTTGTTTTATCTATAAACTTCCACCTATTTGATTATGAAAATATTATTTTTTCTTACCTTTCTATACTTGCCCTTGGCTTGTATGGTAATGGTTATTATTTTTGATACTGTTTTTCTTGAAACCCCTTCAAGAGGTATTTTCAGATACCTGTTTCTCTTTATTCTCCTCTTTTCCCTTCTGAAAGTTCTATCCCTCCTAACTGGTCATTGTAACATACTGTTTTTGTTTCAATAAAAAAGTTGTTGACATGCCCTCCCACGTCTGGTATGCTGCATTTGTTGGTGATTATTTTCTATAGTGTTGTGTCATATCACTTCTAGACGAGGGAGGGAGATTTATTTGAATAATAAAAATTATTCTCTTGATAAGATAATCGAGGCTGCTAGAATTCTTTACAATGAAAATCTTTCTCTGGAGGACTATAAAGAATACGTCTTTACCGACTTGGATTCCGTAATTAGAGCTTCTCTTTTATCCGGAATACTTAAGGATAAAGAAAATACTAAGGAGTGGATTTTTCTTAAAGAGGTTTATAAACGTATTCACAGTTAAAATCAAAGAAAGGATAAGAACTATGATTACCCGTAATGATATTCATGAAAATAGAAGCCTAACTATTTCTTTGCATCGGGAAATGTGGACATGGTTAGCTGACAATCCTTCTAAAAGGAAGGAAGATTGGCCTCGGTGGATTTCCAATGGTGGAGATGTAGAGGCTGTTACGGCTTCTTGCTTTTGTTGTGAATATACTTTCTTTAGTTGTATTGATTCCATCTTTGAATGGCCTAGCTTTTGTAAAGGTAGCTATTATCCTTGTATCTATCTTACAAATGATGATAAACTTTCTAATCCTCTAGGGTTATATTCAAGATGGGATAATAGTTTTACTAATTTGAAAAAGCGTTCACAATTTGCAAGAGCAATTGCGAATCTTCCTGAAAGACCTCTTCCACTTAGAATTTGGAAAACACACGTTGTATGGAATTCTCGGTCTTTCTTTACAGAAGAGAGATGCATTAAAAGTACTTGTCTTCTTTGTTCTGCTAATACTACTAACTATTGCAAACACGGTATCTCAACTATTTCTGACCCTGTAAACTATGAGATTACTGCTTCCTGTTCCCTGTTCCGTTTAAAATCTGCATATGAGGGTAATATTAACGTCCTTAACTGAATGTCATGTGATTATATCTGGTAGTTCTTGTTCTCTATTAACAATAAATAACTAAAAAATGAGGGAGTATTAAGCAATGAAGATCTCACCGGAATTTTTCGTTGATTTGGAAGATGATAAGAAAAAGGTTCGTTTTATCGTAAATGGAAAGTATTTATGTAACAGTAACCATAATAACAGTGATATTCTTACTCACTGCATCTGTACTGATGATGAGGGATACGAATATTATAACGTTCCCAATATTTATAACTATAAAATTATTGGGGAAAATATTATCCTATATTCGTTCCGTCAAATGCCTATGGACATGATAACTACTATTCGAGAAAATGATGGTGATGTTATCAATAGAGGAATGTTTGGAACAGAATATGTGCGACGCTATCTTGATAGAGAATACGGAGAATCCTTGCGTCAAAAATCTCTTGAGGGATGGAAAGATGCAAAATTTGGGTGGGGTTTAGTCTTTAGTTCGGGAGGATTTGGAGGCTCCTTTTTACTTTCAAATAATTTGGAGTTCCGAGTATATTCTCATGAAAAAGTTTTCTCCTGCTCTTCTAAAGAAGAAGCTCAAAAGATGAGGGATTATCTCGTTGATAGGTGTAAAAATGTTCTTATTAAGGATTACGAAGATTACCTTATAAGAATAAAAGAGATGGGCACTGATGACAAGGATGATAGCGTTGAATCTTTGTGGAAAATCTACACGTCTGATGATAGACTAAAGGATCACGTTCTTAGTGAAATGTTTTTTCTTTATGCTTCCCCTCAAGAATACAGCCCGGAAGAACTCAAAGAACATAATAGGTTCAGAGACGGGGAATGTCTTTCTGTTTGTCAAGTAGTTTTAGACTAATTACAAGAGGAGTAAATAAGATGACAAGTACTTCTATTTTTGGATACACTAAGGATGGAGCTGAAACTATTTATACTTTTCCTCTTTACTTCACTTTTTCTCTTTCTAACAAAGACGGTATTCTATCCTTAGAAGAAAAGATTTTCTATACTGAAAAAGGCGAGGAAATGGAAGTTCCGGAAGGTAGGTACTTTACGTCTGGATTTTTCCAAAAATTCAATAGTTTTATTTCTAAAGGCGTCTTTGTTTATCTTGATAAGCACGGTGAACCTTCCAGCGTTCCTGAAATTATCCGTGCTGTCGAAAATACCTGCTATAAAAATTTCTGCCGTGATTCTATTGTAGAGGATTCGTGCTTGTTATCACGTAGGTCTGATCCTGCAAGCCGCTCTATTGTCGAATCTTTAGCAGGTAGAGGATTTTCTTTGCCTGAGATTGACTTTAAGCTTAGCAATGATACAATTTTTGATGAGGTTTGTACATGGCAAGGATTAATCAATTGGGGGCCTACTCTTAGATCTTGGATGGATACGTTGAATAATCTTCCCTCTCGTAATAATGGAACTAAATAAATTACTACATCCTCTTGGAACTATCAAAGTAAGGTAGAGTAAATGAGATTGCAATTGCACACAACAAAGGAAGTAGTTATTGAGGCAGTCTATAGGATACTTATTTCTAAGACTCTTACTGAAAAAGAGATACCTAATTTTTTAAATCAGTATCAGGATAGTTATAGGGATCATGATATTTGCATTAGTTTAATAAAAAGTTATTTACTTTTTTGTAAACGAAGTAATATGGAATTTAATAAGCTTAAAAGATATAGGAAGATTATATATAATAAGTGTATAATTCATCACCCTTGGTTAAATTACGATGGAAGTATCCATGATCTCTACAAGAAAAATTATTTTAACAATTTATGCCTACCTTGTCCTAGATGCGGAAATACAAGAATAACTGCTCATGTAGGATTTAACTGTTACTGTAGTAAATGTCATTTATCAGGGCCGACCGCAAGATTTAGAGGATTCGAGATTCGAACTCAAAAAGGCTCTATTTTTACTATCTATAGTAAGGTATGTGAAATAAAGTGGAATCAGATGGTAAGGAAGTATAAAAATAAGAACGAAGAGGAAGACTAATATGAAGATTTTTAAAAAGACTGCGGTGCGGACAAGAATTCCCTTGTATAAGGCTTTTATAAAAGACCTTTATACCTATCTGAAAGGAGGTAAGGGAAAATATGGTAAGCCTCATGTTCATTTTGAGGATTTTTACCCTAAGTATCCAGCAAAAATGGTACGAGATACCTTATCTAAACTCGCTAGAAGAGGAGTTATAAATTATGTCCCCAGACAAATTAAAGACAAAGACTTGGGCCTTTGGTGAACCAGCATTTGATATAGTAACTTTTAAGCGTTGCTATATTATAGAAACTAATGATAAAGGACTTCCTATTGCAGCATGTTATAATGATGGTGCATGGGTTGTACGTCCATTTAAGATGGATTCTCCAACAGCATCTCGTTTAAATAAAGAAGAGGGTATTTTTAGATTTATACCTAGTGATCATCCTATTGTTAAGGAGATATGTAAAGCATATAATATTTCTCCTAGACTTCCTAAAAAGGCTTTCGAAAAATATAAGGAAGAGGCATCTCGATATGTCGCATGAAGTATTGTATAATAGTGCCTTTGGTGGTTTTTCCATTTCATGGGAAGCCGCTGTTGAATATGGCCTTGAAGAACTAGAGCAATTAGGGGTTGATGTTAAAGATCCTTATTGTAAGAAATGGAATACTGTTCATATAGATGATTCTCGTTTAGCTAGACATGATAAGAAGCTAATAGATATTTTTAAGAAAATAGGCTCCAAGCGTTTTTCCGGAAGTAGTGCTACAGTATCTATAGCTACTATACGCTATAACATGTATAGAATTAGAGATTTCGATGGATTAGAAAATGTCGAAGAAATTTATTTAGAAGATGACGTTCGTGTCATAGGGTGTATTCCAGAATAAAAAAGGTGGGGGGGGGTGAATGAATGCCTGATACGCTTATTCCTTTGCATGAAGCAGAAAGTCAGATTTATGGGTTGGAGAAGATTTTTGTTCTTTTTCGGATGCCTAGACGTACTTTGGTTAAACCATATCCATATAAAAGGGCTTTGAAAGAGGATGCAACAGTTTTTGACTTATATTTAAGGCTGGTAAGTTGGCTTAAAAGTCAAGATCATTTGTTTGGAACAAAATTTTATCCGAGAATCATTAATGCTACGAGTATAGTAGAAATGGTTGAAATACTAGATTCTAGCGGGGAACCAGTCTATAAAAGAATGCCTATAACAAAGGCACGTAATAAAAATAAATAAAAACAGGAGTAACTTTTATGGCTAAAGTTTCTAAAAAATCTGATGGTGTTATTCGTATTTCCGCTACTTCTGACAAAGAAACTAAAAGCTTTTTCCGTTTCATGATTGATGACAATGAGGAAGGAATAAACGGAACTATTTATATCAGTAAGAGTAACCCCCTTTCCAAGAGGAAGTCTGTTGATATAAAGATCCGCAATACCTCTGAGGAGTAGTTTATAATGATGAGGCATATTGTAGTTTGCTTTGACGAGAATGTTTTTTCTTCTGATGAAATCGCATCTATATGGTCATCCGTTACGAAAGATTCAGGATCTAGCTACAGACTTTTACCCTATGTATGGGTAATATTTTCTTCTCATTGCGTAAAAGAAATAGTAGAGTTTATGCGTAATTCTTCTATTTCTGTTGATTATGTTAATGTTTTTGAGGCTAATATAAATATTCAATCTCATCTTCCTAGATTTACTTATAGTCCGATAGACGAGGAAGAAGGCAAAGCATATGAAGACGTATAAAGTAAACATTTTCCTTGATGATATTCGCCCTACTCCGTTAGAATTTCACGATAGAGCTTATACAGTAAAAGAATGTATTGATTTACTGATTAAGCACAAGGGAAATGTTAATGTACTATCTTTGGATAATGATTTAGGGGAAAATATCCTAGAAGGTAGATTTGTAGCTCATTTTTTAGAAGAGGAGCATATAATTAATAATTTTCCTCTTCCAAGAATCATACGTATACATTCAGCTAATCCAGTTGCAAAACAACATATGGAATTAGTGATTAGGAAATGGTATTCTCTTCGCCCTTGTTTAGATCATAAAGGTAAACTTATTTTTCCTTACCACGCATGGGTGTTAAATGAACTTTGATATTTATTCCGTAATCAGGATTTCTATTATTCTAATTTCTGTAACATGGTTTTTCTTAATTTGTATCAATAATTATTTTAATAAAGAGGAGGGTCTTACTGGCATATCTAATATTTTAATTCTAGTTATTCTCACGTTTATGCTTCGTGCTCTTATCCGAATTTTAGATATTTGCTTACATTAGTAATAACACGAGGAAATAAATATGTCAGATATAGACCACCTTATAGACCTTATAATGGAACATTTGTATAATGATATTTTTTCTAATAAGTGTAATCTGGTTGTAAGAAAGCACTCTTCTGTAACAAACAAAATTCTTTCTTTCTCCATATTTAATAAATATAATAAGTCTACTGTTAATTACTGCGAATACGAGATTACAATAAATATTGATGATGTAAAAATAGAGATGAAATATCCTCGCCTCTCTTACTATGAAGAATTGACCAATACAAAGATCAATAGGCTTATAATAGAGTGTAAGAATGGTAACTTTATTTTTGAGGCAAAAAGGGAGATTCTTTAATGGAAAATCTCGGTACTAAAATTTGTCGTTTTTGCGGTCATTATACTTGTGTTCAGCTTACTCCTAAGCAAATATCAGATTATCTTAATGGAGAAGCAACAGATCTTGATATGATTCAAAAGATTTTTGGTGGCTTATGTTCATTGTTTAGTAACGATAAAGAGGATAAATATAAAGAAATTCCCACTCATTATTGCAATAACTGTCATAAGTTTGTTGCTTATCCGTTTACTTGCCCTAACTGTAAGAATAAAACACTTCTCCCTGTTTCTGAGTATGAGAAGGAATACCTTCTTGCCAGAAAAGAACACATTGACGCTACGCATAAATGCAATCGTTGCGGAAAATTCTTTACCTTAAATTTTAGATAAAACAATTTTGCACATATAAACGATGAGGTAAAAGGAAAATGACTAGATTTTTAGTTCAGAAAATATATCGAGGGTATTTTGGATATTGTGATTATAAGAGTGTGTTTTTGAGAGTTATGACATGTGGAACTAAAATGGATAAATTTATTCTTTCCTTGGTTATAACCCTCGCTACTTATGGAGCTTTTTGCCTTCTTTTCTGGGTATTGACATTCTTGGGAACTTTGTGTTATTCTCTCCTTTCATGGCAAAAAGGTATCTTATCTTTTACAGAAGTAATGTTGTACGTGGTTACTTGGTTTTCCTGTTTTATTATTTGGCGTCTTGTAATTTGGAATGACTAAAAAATTTAATGAGGTTGGCAGAGATGATACCACAACTCGCGTCTTTAACTTTAGTAGCGGCAATGTCTTCTCCTTTCACTGTAGAAGACGTTTCTAAAGATCCTCGTGCTTGTGCTGAGGATCTCTATGCTATAACTGCAAAGGGGGAAATTATTTATGATTTAGAAGTAGTATCTAAATTTCATGCAAGTAATACTGTAAGGCTAGAGGATTCGGAAGGTGGTGCGGAAATTTTTTCTGCAAGTGAAGTCAAACTCTATTGCGGAAACAAACAAATTTACTTCTAACATACAGGCTTTCAAAGATAGTCTAAGGGGATACAAAAATGGATATTAAAGATCTTGATTTAATTTTTTATCAAGGCGGTGTCATTGAGTTTGATAATGGTTTTTCCATAAAATTGGTTAATCTCCACGCAAGCAATCCAAATCTAAATCCGGGTAGACAATTTTATAATGCTAACTTTTCTGTGTACGAGAAAGGTAAGTTATTTACAAATCTTGTTTTCTGTAATACAATCCCCGGTATACTAGCTCAACTTAAAGAAAGAGTTTCTGATATTTTTATTGTCAAAACTAGGGAGATTAACGACGATGCATAAAATTCCTAAATCCGCAATTCTGGCTGTTGTTATTTCTCTTGCTTGTGTTGGGTATCCCTATGCTAAAAGCACATATGTTCAGCAAATCCAATCATCTCATGAAATAACTAAAGATGAAGAAATACGGATTCTGAAATCTAGGGTTACTTCTCTAGAGAAAGATCTAAGAGACTTAGAAAAAGCTAAGCCAAGAGTAAAAACAGTAGCAGTAGATTTATCTCACCTGCGCACTGTTATTCGTGGTACGCTTAAGTATATGAATATTTACAGTAAGGATCTCGAAGAGCAACTTATTTTTACTGTGACTGTTGAATCCGACGCGGGTAGACTCATGTTCCAAAAAGGTGGAGGCCCTGCATTAGGAGCTTTTCAGATACTTCCTAGTACTGAAAAAGACATTCTGAATAGATGGCTTAAACTCCCAAAGAATGATGCCCTTAGAGAAAAAGTTATGGCATTGCGTTCTAATTCCCATGTTAAGGGAATCCCTCAGCTTATGACAGATTATCGCTATCAAGTTGCTATTGCTGCATGTGTCTACTTAAAAACAGGAAAGAAAGTTCCTTCTCACAAAGATGTTATTGCCATGTCTCGTTTTTATAAGAGATATTATAACACAAATGAGCCGGAAAAAATCGCTGTTTCTCTTAAGAGATATAAGCGCGTTTTAGCAGAAAACGGGAGGTAATATCATCATGATTAAATATTCGGAAATAATTGAATTGCTTGAAGGGGAACTTGCGAAGAGTGATGACCCGAAGTATAAAAAGAAACTTCCCTTAGAAAGGGATACTCTCGTTAAAGTGTGTAAGTTTGATCAAGTACTAAGCGTGGATGAATTTCTTAGCGTTTTAGAATTTCTTGATCTAACTATTGTTTACGAAAGTGCTATACGTAGGGCTAATGAAAGCAGGAATGATATAGCGGCTAGAGAAAGAAGAAAGGATGCTGCGTTAAGAGGGTGCGAATTGTTGATCAATGCAGCATATAGCGAGAGTGACTAATATAATGGATAACACTTTATAATGTTATATCTGCAACAACAAAAAAAGGGGGAAGGTAGCTAATAAAACTACCTTCCCCCTTTTTTTGTTTATGCTTCCATTTTTTTGAGAGATTTTTCTATCTCAGTCTTGCATTGATTCCACCATGAGGCACCCCACTCTTGGAAAGTTGTTCCGGATACTTCAATTTCTTTCATGTAATACCACGGACAACACCACGGGGCTGGACTCTCTCCGAGATCATCCACATATCCCCCGGCGTTTTTCCATCCTTCAATAAAATCTCTTTGCTGATCTGCACTGAATGCTGTTGTTGTGATTCGCATAATGTCCTCCTTATAATTAATTGTTTCAATTGCTACCGGAATTTTTTGTTCCGGTAGCTAAGAAACAACTAATCAGACTTCACCGTTTACTATTTCGCTTATCATGTGATCTAGTTGTGTAGCGTATTCAAAACCTCCCACAGCTACGCTGTTCCCTTCCCTGTTTAGCTTTTGCAGCTTGCGGATAGCCCTTTCTGTTGCGTTAAAGCGTCCGTTGATAGGGAAAAGATGACTTTCATCATGACTTCTAAAAAGAGCGTTTATCTCTTTCTTATTCATCTTTTCGACATTAATACCCCAGAAAGAATACAGCGGCATCATGCTACTATCCAATTAAGGTCATTAAGAGGTTTCCCGTAAAGCTCACTCATAGCTTTACGGCATTCTTCTATGACCATTCCGAAAACAGTCTTATGAAAGTTTCTTTTTAAAGAAACTTCCCAAGCCTCATCACCATAAAAATAGTAATCTGGGTTATCTATTGCCGTCCATCCTGATACGTAAGATCTCGCAAGTTTTCTGCCATACTCTTTACCGTACAAGAATGCCACTGCGCCATTGCTTCTTACCTCGATAACGCATTCCACAAGGGGAAAGCTACGTTCTCTTATGAAGAGATTCTTTCTTTTCTTTGTCGTCATGTAAGCAAGGCACTTAAGACTCATGATCAGGCAATCGTCTTTTGACGTTGCTACCACATCCTTGTCCCGCAAGTAGTCGAGTCCAATAAGATCTTGTAACATCTGGTTCTCTCCTTTTCGCTCTTAGCTTGTCAAACCCCTTCTTGCCCTTTCCAACAAAAGGCAGGAAGGTAACTTTTTTCTCTCCTATGCCAAGAGGAAAGAGGACTTGTCTTTTGCCCGGTCTATCGTCGCTTGTGTCCTACGATAGAGCTTCTTTCCTTTCGACAACTTCCTTATGCCCTCTTTCCCCTTTCCTGTCAACCCCTCCCCTTAACGTCAGGAGAAAGAAAAACGCTTGACGGGGATCGCCGCTTGTGGCATAAGGGACTCACGGCAAGGCACACAAGCCTTAGCCGTAGCTCTCTGACAAGCTAAAGCGAAACCAAAGAGGCAAAGGGAACAAGCTAACCTTCCTCCTAACGTAACGTTGGAAGGGAAGAAAGGCAAGCGAAAAAAGTTTCCTAAGGCGCAACAAAACGCTTGACCTCTTTGCTTAGCTAAGCTAAAAGGGAGGTGTCGGAAGCGTGACAGGCTCACGACACAACAAAAGCTCTTTGACAAGGGATAGGGAAAAAGCCTCTAGCAGGCGCAACGGCAACAACGAAAGTTTTTTCGTTGGAGCCAAAAAGCGATTGACAGAAAGAGAGTCAAAAGGTAAAAGGAACTCACCAAAGGCAAACGCAAGAGCTTAAAAGCTAAGCGCAAGCCACCAGAAAGTTTTTTCTGAAAAGTTCCAAAAGCTGATTGACAAGCTAGAGGCAAAAGCCTAAAACAGAGTCAAAGAGAAGTCCCAAAGGCTTAGCAGGACAAGCTTAGAAAAAAGTTTTAAAAAACTGATTGACAAGCTACTTGCAAAAAGCTAGAAAGGACTTCAAGAGAAAAGCTCTTTGAAAAACGAATAGCGAATAGGAAAGATGTTGCTTTATGTGGCATCCTTTCCGCAAGGGACTGTATCACTAACTTTTTAAAAGGAGAGAGGTGTACCGTGCCTTCGGATCTGGTTATCACTATGAGGCACTTAAGCGACAGAGATCTTGAAAGGATCTTTGGAGTAAGCGTCAATTTGACTGATACAAGCGGCGAAGTCCTTTTTAGGGACTTTGAGGCTTTTCAGTTCAAGGGTAACTCCGGTGACATAGTGAGATATTATCTTACTGTGCCATATTTCAAGCAAGAGGACAATTTGCAGCAATTAGCTTTCTTTCTTAGAAAGAAGCTCAAAGAAGCAAATATCTCTCCCTTGGATACTGTCCAAGGGACTCCGATATTTAGGTGTATTGCCTTCTCGTCTACTGAAATCCGGGCTTTGAAAAAAGCGGGTTTTGGATATGTCAAAAAGGGTGATTACTTTGGATTCGGAGTAAATGACGAACAAGGGGAAAAGATAGTATCTGATCCTATGTCCGTTGCTTGTGGAATTATCACTAACGTAACAAACATCCTTAAGGAGAATTCTATTATGTCGCCTAAGTCCCTCGCTGAATTGCGCAAGTGTGCTGAAAATCTTATGTCTATCCACTCTGCCATTGTTTCCGTGCTGGAAGCGGAAACAAAGGAAGAAAAGGAAAGTGTGACCGTGGACGTGGTTGCTTCTCCTGTGCAAAAGGAAAAGGCCAGTGCCGCACCTCTTAAGTCGAGGAACAGCCAGTTAAGGCCCGTTCCCGAAAAGGGGGAAGTTCTGGAACTTAAGGCGCGCCAGCGTTCCGCTCGTGTGCTTTATGTTGCAGAGGTCGATAGCCCTGCTGATTTGGGGGCTACGCTCCATCGTAGCGGGAACACAAAGGACGGAAGGAAAGAGTTCGTATCCGGTATCAAGGTTTTCTTTGAATATCTTGATAAGGACGTTCGAGCCAACAATCTGACTTCCAAAAGGCTTTATGCCTTTATGGAAGAAGTTATGACGGAATGTGAAGCTATTAAGGCTTCGCGTCCTCAAGCTTATGAGGCCATTTCCGGACTTGTCCAGAAGTACATGAAGATCGCAGATAAGCTGGTAAAGCTTGAAGCGAATCTCTAGTGTAGGGGGGGGGGAGTAAAACTCCCCTTCCTTTTTCTTTAACCCCTTTTTTCTGTGAGGATAGAGTTTATGAAGGCATTGCTTGCGCATCTCATTTTGTCGTCCCGTATGGCTACGGGATGTCATGACAAGGGCTTTTCGTGGTTTGGGCTTGATGAAAAAGGTCAAGTTCAAGAAAACGGAATCCAAGATCAGTTATTCACGTGGGATGGATTTGAAGAAGATGAGACTTTTACAGACATGATCTATTTTGATTGTGTCCTGAAACAGCCTCTTGGAAATCTTCCTGCGGGAACTCGTGTGGATCTCATTGAACTTGAATTGTCCACCGCGTCAATTCGAGTGTTTAACACTCGGAAAAAAAGGGGCGGAAAGGTTACACCGGACGAACTTCTTTTTGAGGGAAGTCTTACTCTCTCGGTACAACCCCGTGAGACTTCCGTAAAGATTACGGAAGAAGAAGTTATTCCTGATGAAGAGGAAATCATTCCCGCCAAACAGAAAAAGGCCCCTCAAACCCCGGTTAGTATTCCGGATGAAGAGGAAGAAGAAAATCTTCCTACCGAACAGATAGAAGTTGATGAAGACGATACCTTTTAAGTAAGTGTAAGGAAGGGGAGTTTTACTCCCCTTCCTTTTTAGCCTCTTTTTTCTTATGAGGTAGGGCTTTATGATCACTAGCGGTCGCCGCTTCGTTTTTGGTAACAATCTCTTTTCCTTTGAGAATTTTATCATTGATAAGACTGATTCGGTTAAGAGATTTTCCGGTTCTAAGATAAGAAAGCCTTTTGAGAGAATCAGTCTTAAGTTCCCCGATTGCTATACCTGCTATACGCAGGTAGCACTTAGGTTTAAAAGGCCATTGGCAAAGAGCAAAGAACGTTTTGCCCTTCTTTTTGTCGCTCAAAAAGAACCGGGGTTTATATCTGTTGTAGGCTTCAAAAGAGCCTTTGATGAAGAGCCTTCTCTTGAAGGCATTCTTAGAACTTTCTAGAAAAATACAAGGGAAGGCGTCCGAAAGGATACCTTCCCTTTTTTGTTTCGTTTAACTATAGTAAAGGAGACTTGTATTATGAGTAGTTCTTTGATAGAATCGTGGGTAAAAAATAATTCTTGGAATATAGATGAAACGGGTAAAAAAATAATGAAGGAAAACTTTAGAAAAACTATGTCATTCTATGACATGCTTCTAAGAAAAGATACCCGTTCCTTGGAGTTTTTAACGGAAATAAAAATACTCCCAAATGCTATATTACCTCATGAAGTAACTAAATTTCTTTGGTTAGCTAGAACCCTTTATAACCCCATAACCCCTAGCGTTGATTCCTTTTCTAAGGAAAAATTTCTTAGAGCCTACCTTGAAATGGCTTATCAGGCTAAAGATCTTATAGCGCAGTCAGTTTTTTATTTATTGGTTACTCAGGACTTAAGAGAAATTCCTGATTCTGATATTTATAAAAATAACATCAATGCTCTTTACTATAAATCGTTTAAGTCTCTTATACCTTGGCTAAATGCATGGGTTCCTATGGAAAAGTATGAAAAAACTACAGATATTTTTCCAGCAGTAGAGCATTTAAATACTTCGACTAATTCCTATTATGAAGTAAGTTCTACTTGGATTAAACTTATAGATTTTCCTAAAAATCCTGATTCTACAGCCGCTAAAAACATAGATAGGGGCATATTTGTTAATAATATGCTATGTAATGATGGTTTAGAAGCACAGATACTCAAAAAGTACTCATTTATTACTATTATTCCGGATAAGATAACTCCGTTTAATTGGATTATACCCCAAAAACATTTATGTGCCTTAATTCTTACCAAAACTAGGTATTTTATCTTCTCTTATGGGGATATAGCACAAGTTTACTCCCCAGATGTAGATAAAATACGAATCCGCGTTTATGGGTATCGTGGATATTTACAGTTTCTACGTAAAGGGGAGATTTACGCCAGTATAGTAAATACCCAAATTACGCCTTATATTTTATATTAAATAAAAGATATGATTGTATAATTTATTTTGCGAATAGTAAGCTAAAAATTAGGGTTCTCCCCTAGTATGATACAGATTCCCTATGAGGTTAGAATCGCAAATCTAATCTTAACGTATACAAATATGATAATAATCAGCTAATCCTATCTTCCCTTTTGTATCCTCTTAAGATGGGGTTTAATCGAGGTTATCATAAGTCTGATTGATGCTGATTAACAACGCTTTTTTGCTGATTAGAAAGCCTTGGCCTTAGGGTACGTAGTTTGGGTGCCTAAGATAATCAATCACCAAACTAAAAAAATCTTAATGACATTCGTTTAAATATATTATAGGGGAATGACATGTTATGGAAGTAACAGAAAAAGAATTACGTAAAATTCGGGACAAAAGAGTTTCCCGTGGTATTTCTCAAAAAGAGATTGCCGATATGATCGGAACTACTGAAAAGCAGTATCGAAAATGGGAAAAAGGATTGGACGACATGCCGCCAGCTATATATGATGATATCTGTGCTGCACTTGGATTGTAATAAAATCAACTATTTACAAATTCGTTTAAAATATTTGAGGGGAGGGGTTGACAACATTTCGAGAAATGTGTAGTTTCCCTCTCATGCAATGAGCACGTTTCTATATGCCCGGATGGTGGAATTGGTAGACACAAGGGACTTAAAATCCCTCGGTTGCGAGACTGTGCGGGTTCGATTCCCGCTTCGGGCACCAAAAAGTACATAAGGGAAGGTCGCATAGTTGGTCGAGTGCGCCAGTCTGTAAAACTGGAACCTAAAAAGTCAACGGTAGTTCAAATCTACCCCTTCCCACCATATTTTGCCGGGATAGCTCTAACGGTAGAGCACCTGATTTGTAATCAGATGGTTATCAGTTCAAATCTGATTCCCGGCTCCATTTAAATAAAAAAGGGTTGCCAATGTTTACTTCCTTTTTCTCGCTTCTTATTTCTTCCTTTGTAGCGGCGTTAATTTCTCTCATTCTTATGAATCTATCATATAGATTCTTTCTCACGAAGAAATTTACCAGTTTTGACAGTTTCTTTAGATCCCTATGGGGAAATATCTCATTTCTTTTTGGAATATCCTTTTTCTCGCAGTATTTGAGTTTCCTTTTTAAATAAAAAATGCGAAAGTAGTTTAGAGGTAAAACTAAAGATTTCCAATCTTTCGTCACGGGTTCGATTCCCGTCTTTCGCTCCATAAATTCGGCGGCATAGCCAAGTGGTAAGGCAGAGGTCTGCAAAACCTTTATCTCTGGTTCAATTCCAGATGCCGCCTCCAAAGAAGTGAGTGCAGAATTTTAGTTGAGCCTTATCAATACTTCCAGCTATTGACGGAGATGTATAGTCGCATGAAAAAGTTTACTCTCCTCTTTTTCCTGCACTAATTCCTAGATTCTGCACTCACTAAAAACAAGAATGTCAAAGGGTTTAGTAGTTTTACAGTATATAGAATTCCTAGGAAAACTACAATCGTTTTTGCAGTCCTGAGCTTTATACGGCTTTTGGTTCCGCGCTAAAACGGTTCCTCATATTCGCTTGACATACTGTAGACATTCTTGTTTTTATCTTTACGTGCCTGTAGCTTAGCTGGTTAAAGCACTTGCCTTTTAAGCAAGGGATCGAGGGTTCAAATCCCTCCGGGCGCACCAAATTTTTGTGTTTATTGTTATAAACTTTAACCTCTCTTAGGAGAATTTCATGCCTACGCCGCAGACAATTGAATCTTGCTTTATGGACACAGAAACTTATGATTTCGATGAAGAAAATGCTCTTTTCTGTTTTGAAGGATGTACCCTTACTAAAACCATTGATAAAGAAAAGGGCTTGATTAAGGGAGAAAAGTTTGAAATGGTGATTATTGATTGGGGTCAGAGCCTTGTAGAATTCTACAAGGAAGACACCCAGACTCCTACATATACTGTAAACATTCGTCTTAAATTCCTTAAGGAAGATGACGATGTTGAAGAGTCTCCCAAGGAAAAAACTAAGAAGTAGTAGTTCATGAAAGACGAAAGTTTTTTGATCGACGTTGACAAGTCGGCGTGTGATATTACTTGCGAAGTGTGTTCTACAAAATGTCCTAATGCTGTTTTTAAGAAACGTGTTTCTAAAGCTACCGGACAGACAGAAATTGTTATTGATGATTTTAAGTGTGATCTTTGCAACGGTGAAACACTTTGTCAATTTTTCTGTCCAAACTTCGCTATCTCAATATGTTAATTTAGGGGTGTGGTTTAAATCCTATTTTTGAGTTAGTCTACCTCTGAAAGATATAGATAAGGGAAGTAGTAGGAACTACTCAATCAGGACTTGAGTTAATCCGGCATTATCTTAACGCTTGATTGTTACCACGCCCCTACCTTATAAGTGTAGGAGAAATTGAATAATTACGGAATAAATCAATTTTGTTTTGACTACACACTAGTTACTCCCACATAGGTTTTTGCGTAGTGATTGTATACTGGTAACTAGGTACTATTCAATATTTTCCGTTAAAGTAATTATGTTGAAGAAGTCACTACGTTAGCCTATGTTGATTTATTATACGGAGTTATAGTCATGCTTATCGTGTTTCTTATTTGCTCTTTTCTAATTTTATTAGCCTATTCCATCTATGAATCTAGAAGATCTCGTAAATATACGGAGTTGGTTATTAAAAACATAGATCCCTTGCGTTTTAAGCATAGCTATAAAAATTATGAACGTGTGTATTTAGACCAACAACTATGTACGAAATGTGGCTCTAACCTCCCTGACTTTTATTATGACGAAAATTATGTTATTGTTTGTACATGCAACAAATGCGGTAAAGAGTATATTGCAGTATGGAAATAATTATGTTATTGTATAAAGAGGATATACGCATAAGTAATTAGTTACCTGTTGCGGGTTCTATTGTACTGACGTTCTTTTGTTTTAATTTATAAAAGTCTGTCTCGAAGCTGTAAAGACGATCTGCGGTGACTCCCGCGCACCGGATACAGCTAATTAACACCAAAGTTTCTCAGTACATAAAATAAACAGGCGGCGTATATCCATCTTTGTGCAGTAATCTTTTTACGGGGTGGCTGAAAGTTAAGCGGTAAAATTAGTTATAAAGAGTTGCTTATCTATTCTAGATAAAGAAAAGAAATTCTTTCTAATGATATTTTATCTTTGATCCTAGAAATGGTTATCTTTTAATTACAAAGATAACATCTAGATGTCAATGGGTAGCCAATAAGTGAAAATGCCTGATATATTTCTACCCCTAGAATATTTAGTTTTTATGATAATAATTTGGAAGGGTGGCAGAGTGGCTTATTGCGACAGTCTTGAAAACTGTTGGCGGTAAAACGTCCGGGGGTTCAAATCCCCCTCCTTCCTCCATTATGCTTGTTGTAAATTTCCCATCGCGTGAGTTGGAATAGCCAATAATGGCTATTTCTAATTCATTGCCCTTGAACTAGAGCAGGTAAGCTTTTATAATCTCGCTGACCTTTCATTGGGGATCTAGTTCGTGTCTGATTGATGCATAAAGACCAAGATTTAGCTTACCAAATCTTGCTCACCTCACATAGGCGTCTTTGGGTGTACGTCTCTAATCAATCAACACCCTTAAAATTTTTAAAAATTTGATTCATACTCATATGGCTTCATATGCATTGAGAAATGGAACGTGTGTCGTCATATGAATGACCGTTCGAGACTAAAAGCGAAGGAATGATTTGAAGCAAATATGCGCGGTCTAGGTGTGATTGATGCCGAAAGGTCTAGATATTTTTAGTCGTATCTACCCCTCCTTAGGGTACTTTTAAGGGTGTGTGCCTAATTGATAATCAATCAACACCCTTAGCTTTTAAAACTATATAACTTTGTGGGGTTCTAAATATGGATGATGCTTTTTATGAAACTCCTGACGGAAAAGTTTACAAGCTGTCAGAGCTTAAAAAAGTGAAAGTATTTAGGTCTGCTGATAATTTTGAGTTCAGATCTCAACAACAACTTAAGGAATGGAACGTTTTAGTAGAAAACTTCGATAGCTTACTTTCTAAATTTTATGATAAAGAACAAGATAAGTCATCTATAGAAAGTTTCTATGAATTTTTTAAACGTATATCAGGGGATACCGTAATTTACGGTAGAATTGATGCCTATTTTAAAGTGTATTCTGGACTTGATCGTAAGGCTACAACATTAGCACATAAACATGAAACTCTTTTCTTTTACGGTTTTATTAAAGATGCACTAACTGCATTAGTAGAACGTGCTTTTTCTATGCAACCATTCTTCTCTGCCTCTGCTGATATAGCTAATACTGTAGAGATTGATAAGTTTTCAATTACAAAAATTAGTCTTGCTCATCTTACAACAGATGAAGATATAGATACTTATTGGTTTGAGGAAGTAAACTAATAATGTGAGGTAGTGTTGTGGATTTTCCAACGGATAAAATCTCTGATTATGGCTCATATTATGAGGGTATCCTTAAAAAGGATTGGGAAGAAATCATAAGTATTTTCCCTGATAAAGAATTTTTGTTGACAAAGTTTAAGAATAAACATACGCTAGTAAAAATATTCAAGCGTACTCGTAAGGTCAATAAGAATTTTAGCCGCATTCGTTTTTCTGCTTCACTCCTGAAAATTAAACTCGTATATTGTGATCATTCTCAATATGGCTTGAACTTTAAGAAAACCTATCTCGTATTTGGTAACATTAGGTCGGTTCTTAATTTTATTTCTAAGAAATATCGCAAGGAATCCGCTAATAAAGAATTGATTAGTATTCATGTTAAGAATATGAAATTTAAATCTTTAAGTGGTGGTGAAAGTTGTTGTTAGAAACGACCTCCAAAATATTTCTATTATTTTTAATTGGTATATTATTGCGTACTATAACTGGAAGTTATGCATGTCTTTGCTTCTTTATTAGTTTAGCTTTAATTACATACATTATCGTGCTAGGTAATATGCTATAATAAGAATATAGCCCCGTAACTCAATTGGCAGAGTCTCCGGCTCATAACCGGGCGGTTTAGGGTTCGAGTCCCTACGGGGCTACCATATTTCTAAAAAAGAAAGAATATATGAATAATCAATCAGTATGTTCTCATAGAGAAGTTTGTATAAAAGTAAATGCCTATGTAGATGAAAAAATTGCTCCTGTTATAGAATCATTATCTAAGATACATGACGTAATAACCGAGTTTAGTTGTGAAGATAATAGGTCTGAGGTAGAAATAAACGCTGGATACATTCCCAGAGCGTATATTGTATTTCATGCTAAGAAAAAGTACGAGAATTGGCGAGAGTTAAGTGAAATATGCAATACTTTGTCAAAAGCAATATCTAATTATAGCCATGCCGAAGTATTCATTAAATGGCGTGAGGGAAAACCAGTAGGTATACTTGAGTTCAATACAGAAGATGCCTACTGGCTTACCCTTGCTATCAATGAGCTTACAAAAGATTAGTGTTTATCCTAAGTTCATATTTCTTGGTAGATTCTATTGGAAATCATTTCAGAAGTTAATGCTTGTGAAGAATAAAAATCAATAGAGATTAGAACTTTTATTGGGAGGACTTTAGCTATGTTTATCGAAGAAATTGACAATGGTTATATACTAAGGTGTGCTTCGTCGAATGAAAAACGTCTTCTTGACGCCATTATTGCGGCCTATAAAGCATTTGATCATACTTATTATGATGAAGATGAAGAATGTTCCAATCCTGATTAGGATTCTTTTGGACATTAATATCAACCAACATTTATGTTGAAGTTCTTTTTTGGGAACATGCAAGTCGTGAATTACAAAATGAATGTGATAACTTCATTAATCTAAATGAACGTATCAAGTTGATTGCACTATAGGCACTTGCAAGAAAAACAAATGGAATATTAAGATCAGTTTCAATATCGTTTAATGATATTAAGAGGAGAAGATACTTTATGAGAGGAATATTTAATTTTCATAATCTCCGACCTAGTAACCCTAAATCGGAGATTGTTTATGAAGCCTTATGTTTCTACTTCTTTTCTTACCGAAGTTCTTTTTGACCGTATTGATAGAAAACGTTGCCCCAGAAAAAAATCTCGGAAAAAGAGTCATTCTAAAAATATTCATGTGTACATGAAGAAGGCTTTGAGAAGAAAAGTTCGTGTTAGACTCCATGTTGGTGATTTCATTTACTTTTAAAAATTTGAAAAAAGTTCTTGACATTTGATTCAGACTCCTATAGTCTGTATCTATGCTGCTCATACGGAATATTCGGTAAAATATTCTGTAGGTTTAAGTACCCTACGGGCATAGGATGCTTAAATTGAGCAAGTTGTGAGTCCCTTTCTTTTTTGCTTGGAAAGGGTAGGCCAACTGGTTCCTACAAGGACTAATTAATATTCTTTGTAGGAACCAGTCTAAAAAGTTTCCTGTTTTAAGAGAATGCGCAAATTATGGTTTGGAATATAGTTATTTGGCAACCCCTCTATGCTCTGTACTATAATACTGCGCATTCTGCTTAAAGCAAGAAATTGCTTGTTAAACAAATTTAGGTAAGAAGTTATTCTCTATGCTTTCTCTACATCCTGCTAAGTGGAGATAGCATATTGTGAATGTCAAATGGGTTAGCGTTTGAACTTATTATAGCCAAAGCAGGTGTTCAAACGCTGTAAAAAGCTGCTGTGAGTATGCAAGCTCCTACTCTTCTTATCTAATCAAGTTCTTAGCTACGTGAGGGTATATCTTATCCTTATAAGAATAAGTACCGTTGCAATGTGGCGGATTCGTGCTAAACCCGAATAGCGCATTAAACTGTATACTTAAGCTAAGAACAGCCTCAAAGTACAGGACACAGTACATAGATCCCGTAGAGGCTTCTAGTGAAAACTCTTTAGTGTGTCTGGAGTTTTTGCAACGGGTTACTTAAACGCAACGAATTGTGGATCACAAATCGTTGCTCGGAGTTTGGTAGTATCTCCGGTTTCGGTTGATGAAGGGGGCTGCAAAATGTATAAGCGGTTCCTACTCGGCTGTAAAAACTATCTTAAGAACCCAATAAAAGCCCATGATCTTTTTGCGGTATATACCTGCGATTAGATTGTAGAAAACCCGTAGGGCGGTCTGACTTAAGCAGATAAGTCGTTAAAACTAATCGTTTGCGGCAACGGGTGTATTTTAAGGAACCGTGACTGAATCAGGTAAAGTATCGGATTGCTAATCCGTAGTCTAGGCTAGATCTAGTACAAGTTCAAATCTTGTCGGTTCCGCCAAAAAATATTTTAAAAAATGCTTGACTTCTTTTTTCTGTTTTGCTATCCTGCCTTTGTTGGTGAGGAACACCAACAAGTTCTATAACATACGAATAGAGGTAGGAGGCAAAAAGCATGAGGGAAAATATTCGAGTTGTCAGGTGCACACCTAATCAACCTAGGGAAGTTCTCATTATCAATGATGATTTAGAAACTCTTCAAGGTTTGGTTGGTGGATATATCGAAACCTATACGTTTTCCGATGGCCTGATAGCAATTGTTGATGAGGAAGGAATGCTTAAAGATCTCCCTTTACAATCCTTTAGGGATATGCCTTTTCTTGGGGTTATTATTCTTACTAGAGTTGATGAAGAGGGGATTATGATTTCCCTTACTGAGGAAGAAACAAAAGCTCTACTTTCCAAGTCAGACTAAGTAATATAAAGAGGGAGGATATTTTTCTTCCCTCTTTATAAAAAAGTTCTTGACAGCCTCTATCCTCTCTGATAATTTGTATTTGTCAGTAAATGACAAGTAGAAACAGTTCTTTGAAAACGTATAAATGCATCTAGCAATGGTTTGCGGTATACCACGCTGAATGAATTTTCAGTTACCTTGGAAACCGTATTATTCATATTGTACGAAACTCTGTGAATACCATAATCAAAGTGTGGTCATAGTGGTAGCTAGATGTATTTAAATTAACAGATAACGTAGGTTTTTGGTATACTACCCTTTGCATTTTCCCCTAGCCTAGCTGCAAAGAAACCTTGGAAACCATACCCCGGTAACGACATTGGCATAACACGAGGCTGAGCGTAGGAGTTATCTGTTAATAGTTTTCTAGTATTTAGATCTTTAATAAGTCAGTTCAGGGCAGTATCCTCCGTCTAATAGAATAGAAAAGTGGGTTTATTAAAGATCTAAAATGTAAAGCGGCGCGGGTTTGATAATGCACTACTCCTACCACATGTGGTAGGATACCAAGGAAATTATCTTTTATCTTTCATATCTATTCGTCTGTTTCTGTACTCCTTTTCTCCTATTAGGAGTATAGATTTGTAGATTGCCATAGTTACCTCCCGTTCCATGAAAGATAAAAACTTAGCGTAAAGTTAAAGTAGGAGCCGCTTTATTTATATTAAAATGCGTCCGTAGCTCAGTTGGACAGAGCAGGAGCCTTCTAAGCTCTTGGTCGGGAGTTCGAATCTCTCCGGGCGCACCATATTAAATAATTTAAGGTGAGTAGTTTACCTCTTTTATATAAAACTCCTCAATGCAGTTTATTATGATTGCATGAGGAGTTTTACTATTATATACTCCTCGCATTTCAATATAAGAGGAGGCCATTTATTATGCCTAATAAAGTAATAGATATTAAAGTATCTAATTCTGAGGTTACTTTATCTAATCCTGTTTGTTTTATGGAAGACCAATATACTACTACCTTTGACAGTATTGATGAATATAAACTTTATATGCTCAATCCTAATTGTAATTATTTTAAGTGGAAAAATGTAGATGACGATGAAATCTTGGATATTCCATTAAGAACCTCACATAGGTACATGCGAGGTATTAAGCCTTTCAAAAGCGATACCTTTTTAACTAAGTCTAGAGATAATATTATTACATTTTATGGAATTCCCTATTCCAATGGATTTAAGAGTATTTATCAAGAAGATAATCTCACCGTTTCTGTTATAAGAATAGAAGACGATAGTATAGATGCAGACGATGTTCTTAAAGCTCTTCTTAAAAAGAAGATAATTATGCCCGCAGTTGACAGAGATTTATTTAAAGCTATATTTTATGCTATGAGTTATTTTCAATGGGATACAACTGATAATTATGATTCCTATCGTGAATTATTTGAAGAACTAGAATTACCTGATGCATACTATCATTTTGATTTACCTCTCTATAGAGGTATGGCTTTTTCTAAAAATGCTATCGCACAGTTAAAAGCAGGTAAAGAAATTACTCTTAGAGATAGAGAGTTAACTTCTTGGTCGAAAACTAAAGCTAGACCTGTTGCAGTTGCAAGAGAACACCGTAAAAGATTATCTGATTCTCGTGTTCACGGTGATGATGCAATGTCTATGAATCAATCTTCTGTCATTATGCTCAAACTTGATACTAGTAATATAAATAAAAATGAAAAAACCAAAGCATTGATGAATTTCTATCAGTTCTTGAAAGATCCTGTTGCAAAATCAATTTTATATGATCGTAGAATGGCTACCGAAGTTCTTTTGATTGGAAATGGGGGCTTTAAAACTATCTCAAAAGATGATCTTATTGCAGTAAAATAAATTTATCCTTTTTTGATTTTGATTCGTTTATATTAAGTATAGGGAGTTAAAAATGTTCTCCTGTAAATTTAAAAAAGGAAAACAGTCTATGCTCGATTTGAATAGGTTGAATGCAAAAATGGAAACTAAAAAAGAAAATACCCCTATTTCTTCTCTTGATGCAGAAAAAGATAGAACTAATTGTGCTTTAGTTATAGTTCTGAATAAAACTAGTCTAACTCCTAAAAAGATATCTAGAAAAATTAAGAATAAAACAGGGATTAAAGTACCTAAAGGTATCATTAGAAAATATGCTAAAGATAGACATATTTATAATGATGAACATAGCAATCTTATTTGGAAAGTAATTAAATCCTCTTACGCTATACTTCTTCATAGGTAAGATTATGAAATTTAGCGAAGTCTTAGACCAGATGCTTAGTGAAGGTAGTAAGTCCTTCTATTATCGTAAAGGATGGTTTTCGCCTAGAAAAGAAATTTTTTTAGTGGATAATACTGATTATGAACTAAATAATTCTTCTTTAGGAAAAATTAGCAATTGTAAATGGATTGCCCTTACTGATAAAAATGAAGTTTTTCCTTATTTTCCCGATTCTAGAGACATGTTTGCTGATGATTGGGAAACGAACAATATTAATGACAAAAAAATATTAGATACACCAGAAAAAATAGTTCCAGTAGATGAACAAATTACTATCAAAAATGATAGTTTTATTGATCCCTCTCTTTTCTCAATTACTGAAATCTGATTCGTTTAATATGTATATGCGCTAGTGGCGGAACTGGTAGACGCACTGGACTTAGAATCCAGCGGATTTTTCCGTAAGAGTTCGATTCTCTTCTAGCGCACCACCCTTATAAAGGATACTTTTATGATCACTAAAAAGAAGAAGGAAGATAAAAAACCTCTGCCTATCGATCTTAAAAATATAGATTCTGTTCCATTAGAGATTTTATCTTCCTCAGAAGTACGCTTGGCCTTTACTCAGTATACTATGAGATTAGAAAAGGTTTCATTGAATTATGAACCTGAAATTACTTTTTCTTTATGGAAAAAGGTTAAAGATAATCAGGAAAAAGTTTGTTCGATTCGTATTTATTTTGAACGCAGTATAAAATATACCTCTATTCTTGCTGCTAATATGTTTTATAAATATCTCACGACTTCAAAAACTCTTAACTCTTAGGATGTTCATCATGGCTACTAAGAAAGTACTCCCCAAAAAGACTTTTGAGGATGAAAAGGTCGATACTGACATTGATCAGGTTAAGTTAGAATCTACTAACGAAATTGCTGATAATATTATAGATATTATGAACCTTTTCTTTAATCTTAATAAGATTAGTATTGACAATTTTAATTGTGCTGAATATGAACGCCTAAATTATCAAGATTCTATACAAGCAAAAGAATTGTTGTCTTACATACTTAGTGTTGTTCCTTATTTTAAGAAAAATCGTATTGGTCTGAATACTAATTCAAAAGGAATAATCACCTCTGTCTATCTTCTAGATAGAGAATCATCAATAAATGTAGTTGATAAATATCTTATTTAGGTTTTAAAAATGGAAAAGATGTAATTAACAGCTTAATTATATTGCAGAGAGACGTAGAGATGATACATAATATGGATTGTGAGTGTAATTGTATTGCCCCAAGTGTAGACATGGACAATAGAACCTATTCAGATCATAAAACTCGCAGTTGTAATAAAAAACATTCCATCATATCACCTAATGATGATAAACTTATTACTATTTTAACTGAATATTTTAAGGCTAACTCAGTTAGCTATAAAGATTTTTGTAATATAAGCATAAATACACGTTTTGATGAAAACGGTAATAAGATTGGTGATTCTTCATCTACTAAATCTTCTATCAGGTCTAATATCCTTTCACTTATTCAGGATATTATCTCAGTCTATTCAGATCACGGAAATATTTGCTACATTGTAGATTCCAATAATATAATTATTGGAGTAACTTGGATAGATAACATTCGTAATCCGTTAATTGAATAAGATAACACGGGACGTTAGCTCAGTTGGTAGAGCGTCGCTCTTACACAGCGAAAGTCATAGGTTCAAGTCCTATACGTCCCACCAAAAAATTTATAAGGATTATAAATGGAATATGTAACAATTACAGCAAAACAGGAGTACACTAGCGAAGATACTAGTAGAAAAATTATTCCTTTTCTATTTAAGAAAATAGACTGGCCTAAACTTGACATTAAATATAATTTTGATGTTGGTGGTGGAAGATACAATCTAGCTACAGATTATCTTGCTAAGTTTGGAATAACTAATCTTGTGTATGAGCCTTCTCGTGGGAAAGAACACAATATGAAGGTATTTAAAATACTCCGAGAAGTTGGTCTGTCAGATTCGGCTACTATTGCTAATGTCCTTAATGTTATTAAGGAACAAAGAATTAGAAAAAATGTTTTGCTTCTAGCTAAACGATGGGTTAAACCTAACGGAAAAGTATTTATCCAAGTTTATGAAGGTGATGGATCTGGTGTAGATAAGCAAACTACGCAGAATAGCTATCAACTTAATAGAAAAACAAAAGACTATTTTCAAGAGATTAAAGAAGTGTTTCCTAATGTTGTTTTAAAAAATAAAATATTTTATGCTACTAAGTAGGGGATTTAATATGAAAGCAATGTTATCACAGCCAACGGCAGGGAAAACGGAAGAAGAGATCGTGGCAACCCGTGAACGGGCAATCGCTGCTCTTGAAGCGCAAGGCTATGAAATTGTGAATACCCCATTCACAGATGAATGGTATTCGCAAGAATCCATGAAAGAACGAGGCGTCGTGCAAATCCCTCTGTGTTTTTTGGCGAAGTCTCTCGAAAACATGAGTCTGTGTCATGCTGCATATTTCTGTAAGGGATGGGAACAAGCCCGTGGTTGTAAAATTGAGCATGAAGCTGCAAAAGCGTATGGATTGAAAATTCTTTATGAAGAATAAAAGGTAATAAATACTTAAATGTCTGATTCAGCATTGTACAATGAAGTTATGAGAGAGTTAAAAGCCATTAATGGGTTACTTGCTGAGACTAACGGAATTTTGAATAAAATTCTTGCCACCACCGCTGAAAGTAATTCTAGTGCCGTGTGTGGGTCTGGTGATAATCTAAAACCCATAAATCCTTCCAGTCCTCCTATACCCAAATGTAAAAAATGTTTTGACTCTGATCTCGATATAGATTTCTAAACATATTATTTAAATAGGAGAGAATATTTTATGAGTCATCTATTTATTGCTTCTGTTGTGACTAATAGTAGTGGAACTATTTCATTGAATTCAAATGACTATGACTTCCATTCCTCCTTTGATGTTATAGTTAATTCTGACGAATTTCCTAATTTTAGAGAAGGATCGATTATAATTTGTAAATCTGCTAATACAGAGATGTGTTTTCCGGGATATGTTACAGGAATAACAGAAATACCGTTTAATTGCTCCTCCGACATTAAACCTCTCTGTAAAGTAATTGCTGTAGTTAAAGATTTTGTTGATCCTCCAAAAAATCCTATTTATGATAACCTTCTTTTTAAGTGCAAACTTGCAGATTTTATTAGTCAAGTTAAAGAGATTTATGCAAATACTCTTGATCGCAAGTTTGCTAATCTTACTAAGATAGAAGATATTAAAGAACTTATCCGTTTTCCTTTTATTTATTTTCAGGATCTATCCCCTTCTGATAAAAAAGAATTAATTAAATTACAAGAATCATTTCTTACCACATTGAATCATACTACATCCTCTACTATTGAGGATGGAGAAAATGAAGGTAAGAGTTCTAGAGTAGAAAATGAAGATGAAGATGAATTGGACTCCACTATCTTTGTAATTAAATTCTAATTTAATAAGGGGGGGGGCATAGCCAAGCGGTTAAGGCAACGGGTTTTGATCCCGTCATACAAAGGTTCGAATCCTTTTGCCCCTGCCATTTTATTTTTTCTCTGAAAAGCCCATAGCGAAGTATATCTTCCTATGGGCTTTTGTTTTTCTAACTGGAATGAATATACCAGATTTTGGTATCATAGTCGCAGTCGTTCTGGTTATTGTTGGCTTTGGTTTTATAGTGTATGTGGAAATTATGTAGGAAAAATTCTTCTCCTTTCGGGTATTGACGTGCTTTTCAAACTGTGCTAGTATCATTTCAAAAATAAAAAGCGAAAGGATAAATTACCGTGACCTTTCATATTTTCTATCAATCATATGAGGTTTTTCTCTGGAACGGGATCAAGGATGTTTGGTGGAATCCTTTCAAAAAACTTTGTCTTCCCTCTGAGAAAATTATTCTCCAAACAATGGAACAGGTGGAAGAACTGGTTAAAGATAGAAATGAATCAAGTTGGCAACTAGTTGGACTTCTATGGAACGGGGATAAGGTTTTGCTTAAACCGCGTTTTTATTTCTAAGATTATAAACTAAAGAATACTATTCAATGCAAGTATTTCTTCCCTTCCGTGATATTGATCGTTGTGTAAGAATTTTAGACTCGAAGCGTTTAAATAAACAAATAATAGAAGCATACCAAATCTACTCTGGTAGAGTGCCAAATCCTAACCATCCTGCTGTTTTGATGTGGACGCCTTTTAAAGGTCTTCTTTCATATTATATTAAAATGGCATGTAGTGAGTTTTATCATAGATTTCAAAAGCCTCATTCCATAGTGTTTCGTCTTGACGGAAATTCTGATATGACGATTCCTGATTGGATGAGACGATCTAATATAGATGCTATAAATCTTTCTCATAAAGTAAATCTTTTGAGAAAAGACTATACTCATTATTCTAAATATTTTTTTCCTGAAAATTCCCTTGACAAATACCCAAAAGGGTATTATTGGCCTATAGCAAGAGGTAAAACATCTATTTCGGACAGTACGGCATGGATAAATTTTATGAGAGGTTGGGGAAATGCAAGAAAAAATTAAAGTTACTCACCTAAACGGATTCTATGGTGTCCGTTACCTTAGAAAAATAGAGGGTGTCTGGCGTTTTCATGGTGGTTTGGAATATCGCTGTGAATATAAAATTGATCAGGCTTATTGCTGTAAGGAATTAGCTAGATGGCTTTCTAAGCTTGGCTATTCTTCTCCCTTGCTAGACAATGCGCGAGAAAGATTTGCAAATTGTCCTCTCAAGCCTATTGGAAAAGTTTGGAGTATAATGTATGCTTCCCAGAAGAACGCCGAACAAGTAGGAGAAAAAGATCATGTCTAATTCCAATCTTTCTGTTTTTAAAAAGGCTATCGATTCTTCAATTAAAAATAACCTCCCGCTTACTATTTCACATTGGTTTGATACGGATGAATGCGCTTGGGAAGAGCTTAATGATGACCCATATACTATTTATTTGTATCAATGTTCTGTAACTATCCCCTTTGGCCCCTTTAAAAAGGGAGACAAAGTTGATATTGCCGTTGGTTATGAGGAGGGAATTATTGAATTGTACAACTGCGATTCGAAAGACATTATCTATACTGGAAAACTTTTGATTGGATTTTATCCGAATGAAAATGAACAGGATTAATCTTTTATGAAAAAAGATCTGTTTATGATAGTTGAATTGAAAGATGGTACGTTAATTAACGTCTATGAGCTAGATTAATTTTGTTAATTGGATAAAAGAATGTGAACTAAGGGAAAATAAAAAAGGAGGGAGTCATGAATCTTGAAATTAACAATATTTTTACGTGTAGTAAAGTTTTTGATGCATCTAAAGATGCTAAGTATCAAGTGTACAGTGAAAGTAAATTTTGTAAAGACCCTTGGACATTTTTTATAGAGCAAGATAATTTTAAAATGCTTCTTCTCGATGAATTTGGAAGATGCGGATTTGAAACTAGACACATGGCAGAGCAACAACGAGATAACTTCCTTATACAACAACCTTTTAAAAAATGTGTTGCAGTAGTTCTTAAAAATAGTGATTTTACTGAGGGTAGAGGGCCGACTCTTTTTCATAAAATATTTCTTTCACCTTCTAGTGCTCATGAATATATTATTAGACAAGTAGGGATTTATTCAAGTGTACCACAAGGAAGCCCCTCTTATTATTTTGGAAGAAACATACACGATAACTTATATGGAGATATTAGGTATGATGGATATGAAATAAAATTGACAAACATTGAGGTAGATGTGTTGTGATAATACCGTTTAATAGTAATAAGAGGGCAAGGGAAGAGAAAGGTGACTTGATACGTAGTGATCACGTACATTCATTTATCGAGTCCCTAAATTTGGATGGTTTTGTAAAGGCTTATTCTGATTGGCTGAGAATGAGTGTTGATGAACAAATCAAACTGGAAAACAGCCTAAAAAAGGCCAGACTCAAAAACATACGCAAAGGAGAGTAAAACTATGTCTAAGTCTAAAAATTCTGCTGGCTCTGTTTCTTCTATCCCTTTCACTCTCAATAATTATTTTGAATTTGAGGGTTGGGATCAACATTTTGAATTTGAGGGTTGGGATCAACAGGATACAACGGAGTTTACTTTTTACGATTGTACCGTTTTGCATCCTTTTGGCCCCTTTAAAAAAGGTCAAGCTATTGACGCCATTGATGTAAATTTCAACTCTGGAACTATTCAGGCAGTTGAGGTTTATGACACAAAGCAAAAAGTGCTTTTTTGCGGTTATCTTGTAATGAATATCGTCAAGCGTGAAGATATTCCTGAGGATGATGAATATTCTATCTACGTTAGAGATTAATTCCATATTAAGAATCCGTTAGGCGGTTGATACTTTGCTGTTTTCAGCATACCGATAAACGGCGGTAAGAGTCCGCACATAGATAACGAATAGAAAACAGCCATTAAGAATGGAGAAAGGAAGTAATATGATTGATCCTTTTTATGTAAAATCTATTATAGAATCAATAGGGTCAGAAAATAATAATTTATTAGAATTTCCGCAAAATATGCAAGCAACTACCTGTGCCCGCCTATGTAAATGCAGGTATTGCTTTAGCATACTTGGGGTATAGGGGGGGGGCACATATCTTGATCTAGGATGTGGATTTTCTTTAATTAAATCATTTCTTCCCGATGATGTAAATTACATAGGAGTAGATAAAGTAGTATTTCCTACGGAAAATCTTATGCGCCATACTTTAAAATGTGATATGTTCTCTTATTTAAGAGATACAGATTTTGAATCAAATCCAGTAGATTTTGTGTTAAGCACGGGTGCTTTAAAACTTCTAACTCGTGAAGAACTGAAAGATTTTCAGTCTTTAATTTTAAATAGAGTTAAACCCTCTAAAGTTATCATACTAGGAAATTTATTCTCTGGGTATATTCAAGAAGACGACATAATTGATTCTCTTGAATATGAACATATTATTATTGATTCTTATCATTATATTCCTTTCATGTCGAATAGAATTCACCGTAGAGGAATATTATTTACACGCTTAGCGTAATTAAGTTACGAGAATAACATGATAGACTGGTTTTTACATGTAATGAATTATTATCCCTACTCACCACTTACACAACTATTAACAATTATTGGGTTTGGATTTTTAGGATTAGTTCTTTATTCCTATCTCATAGTAAAGATTAGAGAAGAAGATAGAGTAGAAATTTTTGATTTTTATGTTGCTCCTTTGTTCTCTGGTCTATTTATTTTAGTGTCTTGTTTCTTAATTAATTTTTGTAGAATTTACATACTTTAACAAGCTACACTCTTTTCTTCCGTATTATCGCGGCTGCTAACTAAGATAATTATAGGGAGAAAATAGGATTATGAGTTATAATTATACTAGAGATGGTGTTGGAAATCCATCTAAGATGCTTCATCTTCATTGGAAATATTCCTTTAACATAACAGCGTGGTTCTATCGCAATAAATACGATCTTTCTAGTAAAAGAAGTAAGAAAAGATATATAAAAGAACTATGGAAAAAACTCACCGCAAATTCTGCTAAATTTGAGAAGAGAGCACATAATAAAATAGCACGTATGTATTCTAAGAAAAAGGCTAAAATGGAGTTAGATGAATTTTATAGAGAAGTTAAATAGTGATAGTATGATTTATATGTTTTAACAAACTAGCTTATTTGAAGATATTGTAATAAGAGGGTGGATAACTCTATGGTTGAAATCAAAGACGATTTGTCTGTGTTTATTGTAGGAAGAATAGTCTTATCTACTAAAACAAATGAATTGGGATTTATCTCACAGGTTTCTATTTTTGATAGATTTCCAACATTTCGTGTTTGTTGGACTTCTGATATTGACAATAAAGATGATATGTTTATTTGTCGGGAATTTGATAAAGGATTATATCCTGCAATTAAATATTTTGATGTAACTTTAACTTACGCAGAATTAGAGCATATTTGTTTCAATCTTAATAACTCAGAACAAAGTAAAAATCAATTGAATGAATTACTCAAGACAAAGATTAAAAATCAAACATCTTTAGAATTTATAGTAATGGAGTAATTAAATGTTTAAACACATTTCTAATAAACTTAGAATAAAGAAGTCTCTTGTATTTGATGATGTCTCCCATAAGAACCTTTGGAATTTTATTCTTTCCTGCGCTAATGACGAGCGTAAACTTGATTCTTTACTTACTAGAAATGAAGACATTAAAGATTTATATGATCTGAAAGTTGTCTTCTTTAGAAGAAATAAGATTTATTCCCCCGTGGTAAATTTATGTTTTCCTTGTCAATATGCAAAATCTAGGGGAGATAATTTAAAGAGTCTGGGAGTCAATGTTAAAAAAATATGTGAACTATGTCCTTTCATTATGGATAGACGAGATGTTACTAAAGACTTTGATTGTTTAAACGGGCTATATGATTTAGCAGATAGATTATTTTCCACATTCGTTAGAATACGTAAGAAAATAATAAAATCAGAAGCTAAAGAGGATATTACAATTTATGAACTCAGTAGTAGGTATGTTCAGTCCGCTTTAATTAAATCTATTGAGAAAATAATAAGTCTACCTGTTCGTGAAGATATGGATATTAAACTTGCATCGAAGCGTATAAGACTATTTAAGTTCTTCTAAGGAATTTACAATTATGAGAAGACCTATTTTTGAGGATATCCGTAATAAAGAATACTGGAATGCTCTTATTAAAGATATTGATATTGAAGACGATTTTTCAGGCATTGAAGAATTCAATATTAGATTTTTTAGTAAAAAGGGAGTAGATATTCCTTATAATGGATTATACGCTTGCGATTATGCTAAAAAATACACTATTTACTTAAAGGAAGATCATAAAGAAGAAGAGCATAAATGTATTTACTGTCCTTACGTTGAAGCACCTTTTAGACTATGTGGACGTAATCCTGTAGGATTATTTCAAAATATGTATGGTCTTCTCGAATTTTTAAAATGGGATTCTTGTTTATTTTCTCTTCATTATTTTTACTCTAATGAGAGTTTTACTAAACTAGTAAAGACATGTGAAAATAATTTAAAAGGTCTGACCATGAAAACATTAGAAAATATTCGAGACTTGCCTATTCGTAATGAGGTTAAATGTAGATCAAAAATATCTATACTAAGGTTTTGGGAATAACATACATGAGCATATATCCATTATTTACTATGGGTGAAGATAATAAGGTTCCTTATTTTTCAGGAGTTGTCAACGAAGATGGTTTAGTAGGTGATACGGATCATATTAGTATATTAACTTCTTTATTAGAAGTTTTAGCTACAACTACAAACCCTAAACGCCCATGTTCCTATCAGTATGGAGCTTTTAGATTTGTTATAAATACAGAGTATGGTTTTGTCATAAAAATATCTAGAGTTCCCCATCATTTTGATAACATAATAGAATATAAAACATATGAGGGATTATTAGGTCTATGTTCTGAACATCCGGGAAAGAGATATAAATCTAATCATGTAAATCTACTTGATTATTTTGCGCGTCCTTTAAATATATCTTCTGACGGGCTAGTTTTATTACAGGAGAGTGCTATTCCTGTAACAGATGCAGCATCCTTAATCTCAAGTTTCCCAGATGTAAATTTTCCTGTTCCTGAAATATTCCTCAATAAAGACTTTGATTTCCATTTTCGTAATTTTGGGGTTATACCTCCTAATGAAAAATGTACGCACAATAGATTAGTTCTTATAGACTACGGAATGGTAGATTTTCAATTACATATAGGAAAAGACTATAAATTCGTACCTTTTTCAAAGTTTATAAAAGGACTTATGGATAAGTCGCATATGTAATAACTAGTTATTATTGTTTAATATTTACTCCTAAGCAGTTTTATATTGTTGGACTTTTTCCACTTTTTAAAACCTTTAGGAGTATATACGTTATGTATTGCGAGAATTGTTTTAAGTTGGCTAAGGTTATCCTTGAACTTGATAAGGAATTATGTCATGATGAACAAATTGATTTAGAATCTATGGAAAAACCTAAATGGTGTTATTTGATTAAAATAACTCAAGGTAATAATATACCTGAGGATGAGTGTTGTGGGGTATGTGGAGTCCTTAGTAGGGATACTATAGATATCCTTGATAGGATATTTACAAGTGAGAGTGGAACGTAATGATATTTTTCTTAAAATTTCTGGTATCTTGTTCCTTTTCATATTGTCTTTTCTGCTTTTATTATTGGGATCTTATATATTTAGGTGACTTATTTCCTATACATAGAATACTTTTTTTACTTATAAGTATAATTATATACCTTAGTCCCCGTCTTTTTAAGAAAGATGTTACAAAGTGTTTTTATGATTGTATAGGATACTATAAAAAGTAAGGAGGATTTAAATCATACTAATTAAGTAGGATTTCTTCTAAACATCCGGTAAAGTTAACGATTATCTTTACCGGATTTTCCTATATCGGAGGGGATCAAAGACAGTTTATCTACACAATTTCCCTTTCAAGGAGTGAGATAATGAATTTTTTGATCAGTCAAATTGAAGATCTTTCTACTGCCTATCCTCCATATTTGTTAAGCGACTATAAACTCTCTCAGGATGACATAAAATCATATCTTCAAAGATTGTCAAATCATGTTACTTCCGTAATTAAAATTTACAAATCAATTAGGTATGTCGAATTATACGATATTTCTCCTGATTTGTCTGGTAACATGTCCTTGTATTCGGATGTTCTAAGCCATGACTATAGTAAATTTTTTATCGAAAATTTAATAGGTCAAGTTTGGATAAATAAACATTATCAGGAAAAAATAGACTATCCTCCTGAAATAAAAAAGATAGCGGAAGAAGCGTGGGTACATCACTACTCCCTCGAAAACCACCATCCTGAATATTGGTCTATAAATGGTGGGGTAGATAAGATGCCGGATTATGCTATTGTACATATGTTCTGTGATTGGGAAGCTATGAGTAAGGAACTTGGCGGTTCTACTAAAGAATGGTTTAAAAAACAAGTAGATACAAATCAATTGTTTTCTAGTTTTACTCAAGATCAAATTGATTTCATGGAAAAGCTTTCTAATATTTTTTAATTAAGGAGATTATTCTGTGCCTAATCTTGTAATTAAGCAAATCCGTAAACGTGATGACCGTATTGAAGACTTCAATCTTTCTAAGGTTACTTCCGCCATTTTTAAGGCTGCATATTCTGTAGGAGGAACAAATCTTGAACAGGCTAGAGAACTTGCGCTTCTTGTTCAAGAAAAAATTAATTCTTCCTTTAAAGAAGGAGAGATTCCTTCTGTAGAACAAGTTCAAGATATTATTGAATCTGTCCTAATTAAGGCAGGTAAAGATAGTACTGCAAAAGCCTATATCCTTTTCAGGAATGAAAGAAATAGAGCTAGAGAAAAAAGAACGGATTTGATGCTTACTGTTAAGGATCTTGTATTTAAGGATAGTGGAGATTTAGATCTTAAGCGTGAAAATGGTAATATTGACGGCAACTCCACAATGGGTACAATGCTGCGTTGCGGCGGAGAAACATCTAAGATTTTCCATAAATCCTTTTTAATGTCATATGAATATGCTCTCGCTCATGATAGAGGAGATATCCATATTCATGATCTTGATTTTGGTTCTCTATGTTTGAATTGTTGTCAAATTGATGCAAGTAAGCTTTTGCATTATGGATTTGATAATGGTTCAGGATTTATAAGACCTCCATCAAATATTAGATCTGCGGCTAGCTTAATTTGCATTATTATTCAATCAAATCAAAATGATATGTTTGGTGGACAATCTATCCCAAAGTTTGATTATAATCTTGCGCCATTTGTTGCTAAAACTTTTATTAAAAAGTTGATTGACGTATGTAGTATTAAATACGAGGATTCGTTTACTAACGTACAAATAAATGATATTAAATCCGTCTGTAAAAAACATTATGATAAACATCATACATTAATTAATACTAATACTTGGGTTCTTGAAAAGAACAATGTATTTGGAGATGTATTATCAGTAATCACTGATTATAAGTATAAGGAATTTGATATTGTTGACGCCGAGGATCATAAAACAATCAATTCCATTTTTAGTATGGCATTAAAACGTACAGAGGATGAAGTTTATCAAGCTATGGAAGCCGTTGTCCATAACTTAAATACTATGCATTCTCGTGCTGGTGCTCAAGTTCCATTTTCTTCTATTAACTATGGAACGGATACTAGCGCAGAAGGGCGCATGGTAATCAAGAATATTCTACTTGCTTTGGATGCGGGAATGGGTAACGGAGAAACTCCCATTTTTCCGATTCATATTTTTAAAGTTAAAGATGGTATTAACGGTAATCCCGGTGATCCAAACTACGATCTTTATGAACTTAGTGTAGAAGTTAGTGCAAAACGTCTATTCCCGAATTGGGTTTTTATTGATGCTCCATTTAACCTTAAATATTATAAACCCGGAGATCCTGATACAGAAGCGGCAACTATGGGATGCCGTACTCGCGTAGTTGGAAATATTCATGATCCTTCTAAGGAGATTTTCACAGGAAGAGGAAATCTTTCATTTACTTCTATTAATCTTCCTCGTTTAGCTATTGAAAATAAAGGTAATATAGATGCTTTCTTTGTTGCTCTTAAAAACAGAGTTAATCTTGTGTTTGGGCAATTACTAGAACGTTTTGAATATCAAGCTATGCGTAAAGTCCTTAATTTCCCGTTCCTTATGGGAGAAGGAATTTGGATGGATTCTGAAAAGTTAGATTATAACGATTCTATTAAGGAAGTGATGAAACATGGAACTCTAGGAGTAGGATTTATAGGTCTTGCTGAATGTCTAGTTGCCTTGATCGGGAAACATCACGGGGAATCTAAGGAAGCACAAGAGCTAGGTTTAAAAATAGTTAGAACAATGCGTGAAATGTGCGACGAACAATCTAAAGAGACAAAGCTTAATTTTTCTCTTATTGGTTCACCTGCCGAAGGTTTATCGGGTAGATTTTTAAGAATTGATCGTAAGCTTTATGGTGTTATTCCCGGAGTTACTGATAGAGAATATTACACCAACTCTAACCATATTCCCGTTTACTATCCTATTAGTGTAGTTAATAAAATTAAGCTTGAAGCTCCTTATCATGAATATGAAAATGGGGGTCATATCACCTATGTAGAAGTAGACGGTGATCCTACTAATAACGTATCAGCTATGATGGATATTGTTCAATATATGAAAAAATCAGGAGTTGGATACGGAAGCATTAATCACCCTGTAGATAGAGATCCTGTTTGTGGATATACAGGCGTTATTAACGATGTGTGTCCGCGCTGTGGGCGGCGGGATGGAGAAGCCGTTAGTATTGAAGTTCTTAAAAAAGTAAGTAAATATGCCAGCCGTAATCTTCCTTCCGATGAAGAGTTATCAGAAAAGCTAGATACAGTTCCCAATGCTGATATTTCGTCATTAGGTAAATGGTGGTAAAAAATATATGGAGAAAGGAAGTACTTTCGTTAAAGTAGGTAGTAGCTATATTGAACTTGGTATATATCGTCATTTTAAAGGAAAGGATTATTATGTAGTTGGTGCGGTAAGAGATTCCTCTACTATGGAATATAAAGTTCTGTATATGTCCCTCTACAGTGACATAGAAAAAGGTATTAATTACGGTGACTATTTCTATCGTAGCATAGATGAGTTCTTTGGTGATGTAGATAGAAATAAATATCCTAATGCTACTCAAAATAAGAGATTCCTTAAAATCAGATTATAAATGTGGAGTTATTGCGCTTGAAAGTTAAAAAAATTCCTATTATTGTAGATGCCTTCCATTGGGAAGGAAGAAATTCCTTTGTACGTTTATGTAAGGAGTTTGGATTAGATTATGAAGATAGGCGTTTATATTGCACTAGAGATGAACTATTTATTACAACCTTAGAAGGAACTGTTACAGCAAATGTTGGAGATTGGATTCTTAAAGGTGTAGAGGGTGAACTCTATCCTTGTAAGGATTCCATTTTTGTAAAAACGTATGAAATAGTTTCAGAACAGGAGTAAGAATTTATGAGTCAGCTTAAAGTTAAGGATCAGATGGTAGGTGAAGGCGTTAAGTTTGAACGTATTCGTAGAATTACAGGGTATCTTGTTGGTACTGTAGATCGTTTTAATAACGCTAAACGTGCTGAACTTAGAGATCGCGTTAAGCACTGTTAATTGATTCTAGCCGGGGATAACTTGTTGTTATTTCCCGGCTATTTTTCTATGTAATAGTATGAGGTAAATCAGTATGGATAATATTAATTTCAGCATTGCTGGTTTTGCAGACGATTCTATAGTAGACGGGCCGGGTATGAGATTTACTATTTTTATGCAGGGATGTCCACATCATTGCCCTAATTGTCATAATCCAGAAACTCAACCCTTTACAAGGGATAATTTAGTTCCTATGGAATCTATTTTAAGTAAAATAGATAATAATCCTATTATTAGCGGAGTAACTTTTTCAGGTGGAGATCCTTTTGCGTCTGTGCATGTGCATGGTTTATGTTATTTAGTTCCTGAGCTTAGAAAAAGAGGATTGAACATTATAGCGTATACAGGTTATACTATAGAGGAGTTACTTCATAGAAATGGTACATATACAGATTTACTTATACACTCAATAGATTATATAATTGATGGGCCTTTTATTCAGTCTTTAAAGTCTCTAGAGTGCCCTTTTAGAGGGTCTACTAATCAAAGAATTTTACGCTGTCCAAAATGTCAGTATCCTTCTTTATTTCCGGAGAACTTAATAGACAAAACCTTAGAATCTTATGAAATTTTATATTAAATGGAGATTTATCTATGGCTAAAGTTAAATGGAGTATGATAGATGTAAAAGATAATGCAGTAGACTTAGAGGAAATACGGGCTAATATTGTTGATATTGCAGCAACCCAAACTAGCCAAGGAAATAGAATTACTGCATTAGAGACGGCTAAAATAGATGCAAGTGACCATAGTAATACAGAAACTCCCCCTGTAGATCCTACTATCTGAGGTGGATTACTATGTCACATACCCCACAAGAAAATATTGATAGAACATCTATATCTCTAAATATTATAACTACTAATGTAAGAACGCTAACTGACGATGTTTTAAATATTGTATCTAATGGAATTACTACTCATGAAAAATCAGTTATTCCTGATACTCCAGAATCTATTCCTTCTATTAGTTTAGGATCTCAACAAAGCGGACATTGTAGTTTCAATAGTATTGACTTTGATGTAGTTGGAGATGTAATAAATGTAAAAGCACCTTATACCGCTGTATCAAAGGTTACGGCTGAACTATACGATGCTAATACATATCGTCTGGATACTGATGATCCTGTAATAAAACTATCTGGACTTGCATTTGTAGATATAGATTCCCCAGATCCAATAAAGATACTCGTAAACGGAGAACAGATATCCCAAGATAATATTATTTTGATACGCAATTCTACCTCTTCAATCTTTAGATATAATGCATTATTTCCAGCCAACGGACTTAGTGGGGAAGTAGTACTTGATATTTACATTGAAACCAATACAGGATTTATTTCTCGTCAAAATGTTTCAGTTATTATTTAGGAGATTTTATGAAATATTATGTTCCCTTATTGGATTTGATTCTAGATGAGTCTAATTTAAGTGGATACGGACTAGATACTTCGTCGGCTTGGGTTTATATTCTAGTAGACGAGCCTCCTACTGATTTTAATAAATATGAGTATAAAGCTGTTCCTTCTGGAAGGCTAGAACCTGTTCTTGAAAATGGCAAAGTAGTTAAATACAAAGTTTTATACAATTTAAGTCCTTTAACTTCGGATCAAAAAGAAAATATTTTAACCGAACTTAAGGATAAAATCATTAGTGAAACTTTACCTCAGGTGACTAATAAAATTTATTCTGGTTTTTATTATGAAATAGATGGTGTTAGCTACCATTTTAGCTTTAATGAACATAACCAAACAAATTTAAATGCTAACTTAGCTATTTTAGAGCAAGATCCTGCTGCTATTATTTCTGTTCGTGGTTGGGATGCCCAGAACAACCCTACTATATTTAACATGAATAAAGAAGAATATACAACCTTGGGTAATGTTGCTCTAGAACTTAAGAAGACCACTTTAGGGGCTTTTTGGGATTTTGAAGAAAATCTTCTTAAGTGTACTACAGAACAAGAAGTTTTAACTTTAAAGAAAAGTTACTATGCAGAACAAGGATTTAATTAAGTAAAAGCCCCTAAGGAATTATCCTAGGGGCTTTTGTACATTATAAAAAGAGGTATTTATATGGCTACTGAACAAGATATAGTTACTAGAACTACAGCATTACAGAATGCCTTAGTTCAGCTAAAAGCTGCTGCGGATAAAGTAACGTCTAATAAAACACATTTAGATGACGTTCATAAAGTAAGTGGGTTACATTGGAAAATAGGGGAAGGATTTTCAATAAATCCTGAAACAAATGTTATTAACATAAATGTATCTAGTTCTTTTTATACTAAAATAAATGAAGTAGGGGTAGTTATAGGAGGATCTTTTTTTCCAATAAAATACAATTCTCTACCTACAGAAATTCCTATATATTTTAAACTTAAATATGACCTACCTTCTCCTGATTTTATTCCTAACATTATTTCTTTCCAGAAAAATGGATCTTCATTTGATACACAAAAAATCCATCCTGAAAATATTGAACAAGATCCAACAAAACCTCTAGTAACAGTTAAAACTACTTTGCCTAAAGATATAGCTGACGGAGAACCTTTTGATATTGTATCATATCTAATAGAGGATTCTCAAATTGTAGCCATGTCTGTTGTTTCTGTAGATCTAGAATTAGTTACCACAGGGACATTTACTCCAATTATAAATGTCAATGATGGTGATACCGTATATCTTCCTTTTATTTTAACTGCTTTATATATTAATCTTGAAGGGAAAGAACCTGAATATATGGAATTTTCTTACAAGAAAGTATCTGATACTGCGGTAAAAACAGTCAGAGAAACAAGCTATGATTCTGTTTCACAATGTTTTTTACATCATATAGACACTTCTTTTCTAGGAGATGCTCATGCAGATGATTATAGCATAAAAATAGGCATAAAAGGAAAGGAAGTTACTACTAAGTATACCCCGGATATGGAAATTTTTATCTCAGACAATACCCCTATCTAATAAGGATATTTATTATGGCTAATAATAGCAGAATATTCGCAGATGCGGCTAATACAAGTGTTGATGCACTTACTAAACATGAAAACAGTAGTGTTATTGGTATTGAAGCGTATAAAGATCTAATAGATCATAAAAATGTTTTTGCAAATAAAACAACGAAAGGGCATGTAGTTCCGGGATTTACTATCCTAATTAAGGATGGAGTAGCATATTCCCGTGTATCAAATTTAGCAATAAATATACTTGCTTTTCAGGGTAATGTTAGATTAGGATCTGGTAGTTCCTATAAAGCAGTATCAGGAGTCGGAAATACTATTCGTATATATGCTATAAGTGCAAGCGGAATAGTAGATTCCGGTACTGTAACATACAGAGGATTAAAATCCGATGGAACGGAAGTTTCTAAAACTTTTACAACCCCGATTCCAATTATTACTAGAGAAGATAACCTATCTTCTTATATTGATACAGATTATGATTTATCTCCATCTTTAGATAAAGATGATACTTTTGTTTCCTCTTATCTAGATATTCGCGTACTAGATGATTTAGGAAATGAGAATACTTTATCTATTGAGATAGAGTGGGTAGCAAATCAAGCTCCTGTTATTCAATACCCTAGTAATGTTTTGGTGTATAATAAATTTAAAGTATTTGCTACGGCAAGATCTATTGTTGATACTTCTATTGGGAAGTATTATATTAAAATACTTAATCCTGAGAATAATGACGAACTTGTTTCTCTTCCGTTTAGTACAACTAACGTAACAGGGGGAATTTTAGCAGATATTACTATTCCCAGTAATTATAATGGGGAGAAAATAAAGATAGTTGCGTCCTTTGTGCCTACCAGCGGAGATGTCTTAAATGATATTTCCATATGTTACTACTCTAAAACCGGATTGAATTTTATTGTAACTAACAATAAAGTAGGAGTTTCTTTTTCCATAACAGGGGAAGAAACGGTAAACCCTATTTTTAATTTTACAAAGATACCCACAACTCCTGTTTTATATGACGATAGAGATTATCATCGTTTTGCTGTAGATTATGATAACAAGAATATAATATATACTATAGTAGGAAAGTCTTTTTATAAAAGTATTGATTACGGGCAGTCTTTTACCTTTACTGAGAATTTATCTACTCCAAAAATTGATACGTTAACTTCTCCTATTATTGTAGGAAATTGCTACTATGTAAATGGCGTACTTATTGCTATAATTACGGGTGTTTCATCTTCAAATAATTATAAATTAGTTCAAGATGTACTTATTTCGAACGATGGAGCACTTACATGGACAAATATAACGGATACAATGGCTCCTAGTAAAACTATTCAAGGAACTGTATATAAACCAGTTATAGTAGATATAGAATTTATTGCTGGATATTATTACATTTTATGGGGATATAGTTATTTTATGGGCGAATTAAATGAATATCGTTTAGATGAACTTTATGCATCTAGATCACAGTCTTTAAATCCCTTTGGTAGCGCATATGATTCTCTAGTATTAGAGGGATTATTATCCGTAGATATTAGGTATTTTGTTGGTAGTATGAAGATTTCTATGTATATGAACAAAGGAGAAAACCAATCACTACCCTTAATGACAGTAGTTATTACTAAAAATGCGAATGCTGGATATATAACTGATAGTAGCGTAGTATATTATTCCGACTCAGGAAAAATACCTTATTTAACATCTACATATGGAGAAGGAATATGGCAACAGCCGGGAGTAAACGATAATCTTATTATGGATTGTTATTCCTTTCTAGGAAGAGCTATATTTTTAACAAAGATGTCCCAAAGTACAGGAAATGGGTATATTGTTTACGGATTAAGGTCGAATCAAGATATTATATATGATAAGGTAAAACTTACTAATTTTTCTAATGATTCTGTCTATAATTTTTATTTCAATCCCGATGATGAAAAGTTTTATTTAGCCTATATTGATTCAACTAAAAAAGTCTTACGTTTATTTGTATATTCTATAGATGAAGAAACTCTTCTTTTTAAAGGTTATGAAGTTGATTCTGGAATTACTCTTCCTGACGGATATTCTACTAGTTTGAGTGACTTTTATGTGTATGGATTTAATCCCGGAAAAATGGACTTAGATCATAAGATACTCAATTGTGGAGTATTAGTAGTAGAAAATGGAACTAGCATATACTATTATAACCATACTGCAAAAAACGAATGGACGAAAAGCGAAAAACTTTATGAACTACCTGTCATTTAAGCCTTATCTATAATGTATAACCACTTGATTTTATTATAATTAGCTTATATGTTAATGATTACGAATAGTTAAGTACTTTCAGATTTATATTGCAAATGTGGGAAAGATACACATTTTAAAACACCATTGCTTAGAGTGAAAACCAATTTGGTTTCACATATAAGGGAAGAGTAGAACCTGATCAACTCTATTCTTTTCTACAAATTCCATTGTACGGAGTACGTTATGTCTAAGTCTTCTGGTGTTGCGAAAGGTGGTTTAATTACTGGTATTATTGGTACGTCTCTTGCTGGTCTTCTTGCGGCTGGCGCAGGTGGAGACGGTGATGGTGGATTCTTGAGCGGCCTTTTTGGTGGCGGCAACGGAGCGCAGAAAGCGTATAATGCATCTCAGATGGATCGCGGGCATGAAGCGATTGCTGAACTGAACATTGTTAAAAACTATGTTCTTCCGATGCAGAACCAGATCTGTTGCTTAGGACAACAGGTTGCTGTAAATCAGGCTAACGAAGAAAAGAACCAGCTTATTAACGCTCTTCTCTTTAAGTCTGCTCAGGATAACACCGATGCTAAGTTTAAGCTAGCCGAAGCTACACAAATCGGTAGATTTGATCTTCTTGCCGCTATTACGGACGGAAAGTTCAAGCTTGCTAAGGCTGAATCTGATTGTTGCTGCGCTACAGCTAATCTTAAGAGTGAAGCTCGTGATGCTGCTCTTAATGAAAAGATTGATTGCTTGCAGAATACATCGGATCTTAAGGTTGGTGCTACGTTTGAACTTACTAAGGCCCAATTTGACGCTAAACTGTGTGAAGCTATGAAGGATGTTATTAAGGGAACTCCTTATTTACGCCCCTCACAGATGGCTGATCCGTATCAGGCGGCTAGCAACCAGATTGCTACTCGTCAGGTTCAGCCTGTTACTCTTACCACAGCTTGCGCTCCTGTGACGTATAATAATGGTTGCGGTTGCGGATATAGCGATTGGGCTTGGTAAAAACAATTTAGACTGTTGGCAGAGAACGCCTAATGTAGTCTAAATTTAATCTCGTATTCAGTGAATAGACAGGAAAATTTCGCTGAATACTTGAAAAATCAAACGGAGTTACAAAATGTATGATTTTGGTGGAGGGATGCCTTCTTTTGGTTCTCCCGGCATGTCTTCCGTAGATTTAACTACATTACAGGCTTTATTGCCTACTCTAGTTACTACTGCCAAACAGACAATTACACAAACTCAAGCTCCCCCTAAAACCCCGTTAGATGATCATCGTCAATACTTAAAAGAACTTCCTATGGAAGTTAGAGAAGGGATTGAAAACAATCCTGAATATAGACAGATCAAAGCGGGCATGATGGAAGACTTGCTTGTATGGATTATAGGTGGAACTGCTTTAGGGACTGAATATGTTTCTGGCCCCGGTGAAAGATATGTAGAAGCTCTTACTAAAAAGGCTAAAGAGCTAGAACCTACAGTAAAAACCGCGAAAGATCAGGAAGTTACAGAACTAAAACAGCAAGTAAATGTCTTAATTCAGGCATTGCAAGAAAGTAAAGAAGAACAAGCTAAATCACAAAATAAGCTTGATCTTTTATACCAAAAACTTGGTGAAGATCCCAAGGTTGTAATAACTAAGGAGAAGACCACTAATGGCTCTTAACTTTTCACGTATTTCTAAAGAATTAGAAGCTTTTGGAAATGAATTTATTGATGCTCTAATGACAGATATAAGTCATCCTAAATTTAGAAGTACAATTAGAGATATTGTGCGTAACAGAGTATCGAGTGCGACAGGATTTAATCTTAACTCTGCATTTCTAAGGCCAAGATTCGATAGTTTCTATGATGATATAGAAGAATACGTTTTGCAAAATATTGGGATCGTCATGAGTAATCCCCCTGAGTCTATAGACGCAAGTGCGGAAGTCATGAAAGAAGTTGTTACGGAAAAGATTGATTCCTTTGCGGACAGGATAAAAGCAAAGATGAAGAGTAAAGAAGTAAAAGACGCAACTGTAGATATTACTTCCGTTTCTGAGGAAAGAGGATACCAGAAACCTGTAATTTCTATACCTAGTTCGTCTCAATCTTCTTACTTCTTTTAAAGGAAGTATATAAGAATGACAACACTAGTTGTATCTCGTAATGCGTCTTGTCAGACGCCTAATCACATGTCAGTTAACCGTATGTCTTGCTGCAATTGTGCAGCTAACTCTTATTGCGAAATGCGCGGTACGGGTTGTTGCTATAATGGTGTTCCTTTAGTTAAATCCACTGCTCCTAACTATCTTAGTGATGAGACTGTATTTGCAGTAAGGAATATTCCTACTACTGGCGGATCTGATAGATTCATCTTGGAATTTCCTACTGATCTTTTACAGACTGGACAAGGAAATACTGAACCTGCTTTTCTTTCTTATGGAACGCCTAGTGCGACTGTTGAAATGTACACTCGTCACGGCGGTTATATAAGAACAGATATGCTAGTTCGTGCTATTACTCAACGTTTACACAGGCTTAGTCCTTGTGTCTACGGTAGTGCATTTAGGTTCCGTGCAGTTTATGCTTCTGATCCTAACAGAGTAAACATCATTGATTGTTTACCTTGTACTATTCTTACGGCACAGCCTACTCCCGTTCCTGATGAGGAAAGTACTCCTAAGTCCAATAGTGTAAATACCCCTGTTGCAGCTAACGCTGCGGCTAGCTCACCTAAGAAAGCCTAAGGAGATAGGTAGAAAATCATGAACATGCCTATGACAATGCAGGAAGAAATGGCTAAGTTTCAAGAGATTAAAGAAGTACTTTGCCTCGCGGAAGATATGGCTAAAGATAAGATTCGCCATATTTCTAAACACCCGGAAGGCGACGATGACGACATTATTGATGATGATCAGATTGATTCCGTTCGTGATGGAGTCGAGATTATCAAAATGTCTGTAGGTACTAAACTTAAGTATCTCCATTATTCAATTCTCCGTAAGGAAATTGAAGATGAAGCTACCGAAAAAATGCGTATGCTTCGTGAATTTGAATGTTCACCCGAAGGCCGCGCTTTTATGAAGGCACGTAGCTGTGATTGCAAGTAATCCGATCTGTACTATTGAAGCAATTAAGGCGTTCTATTTTAGTAAGGGTAAAGATTTACATAGAATGCTTTTTAGAGCACACAAAGGAACAGATGAAGTCATGCAGATGGAAGGATATGAACACCGTAACGGTATTTCTCCATCTAAAATGGTGCATGATTCAAATTCCGGCGTAAGTACCCATAAGGATATTAAGCATGAAGAATCTCAAAAGAAAGTTTCTGAGACAGCTAAAGATGCTATGGATACAAGTTCTAAGGATGATGTAAAAGAACATCCGGCTAAAGTAGAAAATACGGATCATCATGAGTCTACTGCTAAACCCAGTGGAACTCCCGCACCTGTTAGCCATGCTATTAATGGTGCTAGAAACTTCTAAATAAGGTTCTAACATAGATAATATCTTACATGATAGGTATTAGTTATGCTCGATTTAGTAGATTCTGTATACAGTTTAAGGTTGGAAAGGAGAGAAATCTCTTTTCCAACCTTTTTTATTATCTATTAAAAATACTAAAATATGTGGAGATAATTATATGGATATAGTTGATATGGCTCAAAAGCATATTCAAGGTGAAACTTTGGCGTTACTTTCCCGTTTAAATAATAAAAGACCTCTACCTTTAAAAGATTGGAAATTAGGGCCGTCTATTTGTGAAGAATGCGGGGATATTATCCCAGAAAGAAGAAGGCAAGCGGTTCCCGGTACTAGATACTGTAGAGAGTGCGCTGAGGAATTAGGTATTTAGGAGACATTATGGAATATACAAAATTTCCAGTTCAGTCTGCACGTAAAAACCCTGAATTAAATCCAAAAGTGTCAGTTATAGATGCATTGTTGCCGTATAAAGACGATTCTACCTTGTTTATATCCTTTACTGACATAAATAAGATAGGAATTAACCCGAAGTACTCTTATGATACTCCTATAGGCATATATGCGTATCCTTTGAAATGGGCATATAATAAAATAGTAGATAAAACTATTCCTTTTGCTATGAATAGGCCACTAATACATCTACTTAAAATAACTGCCAATCCTAGAGAAATTCTGAGTAATCGTACCTATAGTTCTTCAAAATTTAGAACAGATAGAAAAAAGCTAGAAAAAATATTCAATTTTGCTAGGGAAATGGATGATTCTGAATTAAATTCAGATGTTTCTACAAAGACTATTTCGTGGGAAGATTTTATAGAAAAAACGTATAAAGAATATAATCCGAAGCGAATAATAGATAAATTTTGGTCTTTATCTAGAGCAGTTTCTAAAGCTTTATCTAAAGCGGGATCTAGTGATTCTGCTAAGTCGCTAGTATGGAATACAGTTTTTCGTAAAGTAGGGTATACTGTAGCCATAGATTATGGAACAGGATATATACATCCAAATGAGCCAGTACAGGCAGTCTTTTTTATAAAAAGCTCATTCAAACAGTTAGAAGTATTTGATAATAAAAGGTATGAAATACCTGTAGAATTTATAGGAGAAAGAGGAAAATATCCAGCGTCTATTAAATTTGATAATAGAGTGGATATAGAAATAATCAAGAATATACTTAAACTTAATCCAGAAATTAAAAAATCAGCGTTTAAAGCTAGTTCTTTAGTAGCAAATATAGATACGCAAACTCGTATAACTAGGGGATATATCTATGGAGGGCAGCTAAATTCAACCGTTTTAGGTATTAAACTAACACTTGAAGATGAAAATCGTATCAATAAGCTACTTATTGTTGGAACAAAGGAGCAAAAAGTTGTTTTAACAGATTGTATTATTTATTCTGGTACATATCAAAACGTAGAATTTAAAAATTGTACTATTCTGGGCGGAAATTTCCAAGTCGATCAAATTCCCGGAGTTCCTAAGTTATTTACTGGTATTCCTTGTACTTTTACTAACACTAAATGGAATTTAGGTAGCTATGATATAGGATTTTTTAATAGTCCTAAAGATACTATAGTTAATTTATTAGAGATTGATTTAGCTACTTCTTCCCCGGATAAAGCTTTAAAGCTATTAAAAAAGTACAAGTATATCTATGAAATTAAATCAGATTTTGAACGAATTAAGGAAAAACTTGGAGCAACAAAAATGACAACTCTATTTTAGCATGGTGCTTAATATATGAAGTATGCAACGGTACGTTTGAAAAATATATTCAATTATGAAGTTGATGGAGCTAGAAGAAATCCAGAATTAAACAAGAAAATATCTATTATTGATCAATTATCTCCATATAAGGATGATCCTTCATACTTTATATCATTTACAGATATTAATAAGATTGGACTAAATCCTAGTACAACTTACGATACTCCGCTAGGAATTTATACCTATCCTTTAAAAGAGATCTGGAATGACTTTGTAAATAATGAAATTCCGTTCGCAGGTGATCGAACTTACGTCCAATTATTATGCATATCTACATCTAAAATCTTAGATGAGACGTATAGTGAATCTTCCTATCGTAAAGACATGATGAAGATTAAGAAACTTTACATGTCAGAAAATTATGAATTTAAAAATAATAACAATATTTCACCTAAAGATAAGAAGCATTCTTTTGCTGAATTTATAGATGAGGCAGAAGGGGATGCTTTTTCAGATAAACCGATAAGTTTACTTTGGAATGTTACCCGTTTACTTTCTAAATTATTAATTCCTCCAAGTTCCAACAAAGTAAAAGAAATTACTACGTGGAATAGAATCTTAAGAATGCTAGGATACAATTGTGCTTTAGATAGAAATGGTTTAGGTTTTATTCATAGAAACGAACCTATCCAAGCTGTTTTCTTTACACTTACTAGTGTTGAACACATTGCTACATTCTTGAATAAGAAATATTCAAGTATCCATCCGAAGAAAGCTGGTGAAATAAAAAATTCTAAACTTTTCGGAATGTTTGATTCCTCTCAAGACTTAGATGTAGTTAATAAAATAGTTCAAAAACGTCCTGATCTTATCCAAACTCTTAAAGGTATAGATCTCAAGGTTACTATAAATAACGATAGAATTATTTTCTATGGCGGAACTATATTATCTGATTTACGCGGAGTTACACTACGTAGTAGTAATACTTCCAATCTTAATGTAGCTCCAAAAGATGAAAATCCCATATATTTAGAAGACTGCATTATTGATAGCGGATTTATTTATAAAACTAGGATAAAGAGAGGAAGTATAACAGGAGGGGATTTTAAGTGCTCTAGTATCAGAGATGCTGATATTACTGGAGGTACTTTTAATCTTACTAACACGAGAAGGTGTTCTATAAAGAATGCTAGTTTTCTTTCTGTTCCTAAATTTATTGAATCCTGTATTTGGATATCCGGTAAATACTTTGATGCTGACTCTCATTTGTGGTTCTCTACAAGGAAACCTCTTTTACAGGCAGTAGAACTCATAGATGAATATAAGAAGAAAGGCGGAATTTCATATCTTATGAAAAATGCCAGATCAATTCAGAACGAGTTAATGAGAAGGTAGCAATGAAATATACTAAAATATCAGTTAATTCTGCTAGAAAAAATGCAGGTATGAATAAAAAATCGGATGCATTTAATTATATTAAGCAGAAATATGGTAATAGGGATAATCTTTATATAACCTTCACCGATATAAGTAAAGTAGGGATTAGACCTCTCCCCTTGGCTAAGGATACCCCTGTTGGAGTATATACCTTTCCACTATCATATTTATTTACCGAAGAATTTCAAACTCTTATATCATTGGATATAGCTAATAGACCTATATTAAACGTTCTTTCTATTAAAGAATCTCCTAGCAATATATTGGAAATACCTTCCTCTATTAACCTAGAGAATAAATTAAAGGATTTACAACAATTCATAGATAATAAGAAATGGAAATTGGAGGATGATATAGAATATTTAATACAGGATGTTAAAAATACTTTATCAAATAAATCAGACAGTGCAATTCTTTATAAGTTAGCTACAATTATTCCAGATAAAGTTGAAAAAGTAGAAAATTCTAGAAGTTACCTGTATAGAAAAGCTCCTATTATAATGAACATTATTCTTAGAAAAGCATTAGGTTATGAAGTTATTCAGGATAATGGAACATCAACAATTCATCCTAGAGAACCTACGCAAACACTATTTTTATCGTCCTCTTCTTTTAAGTTAATAGAAAGCATACCTTTTTATCGAGACAGGATTAGGTTTAACTTTATAGAGGAACTTATTCATGCTATCTCATCTAAAGATTATCTTAAAAACTCCAATAATTGGTATGATTACAATCTAGCATTAGATTATTTACGGTTTAGGGAAGGTTTGAAGCCTTATAATAAAAAGTTCGAATTTTCCATAAAAGATGATGATACCTTTTATGAAAGAATTAAGTCTCTAATTGGGTTGTATTCATCTAATGATCCTAGAAGTCTCAGTAAAGAGGAAAGAAGATTCAGGATATGTTTCTCTTCATATTTTAGGTCTAAAGATCTAGATACGAAAAACTCTATTATTATGAATGCTCTTCCTGATATGAAGAATCTTACTGTTAAGTCTCTAGCTTCATCAATTAGATCATTATGTGGTGATTTTCCAGTAGACATTACTTCTATTACAGATGAAGATATTGTAAAGGTAAATGATTCTCTAGAAAAACGAAAACTTTACGGTATATGGTAATTGCAATGAAATATACTAAAATAAATATTAATTCGGCTAGGAAAAACCCTAAGTTAAATCCTAAGGTAAGCGTAATAGATGAATTATTGCCATACAAAACTAATTCTAGGGCCTTTATTACGTATACAACAGTAAATAAAGTTGGAATAAATCCTTCTAGCACATTTAATACTCCACTAGGTATTTATGCATACCCTCTTAGATCTTTTTGGGAAAATATTGCAAATGATACAGTGCCTTTTGCTAGTGGTCGCCCATACGTATCACTTTTGTTAGTTAAGAAAAACGCTAAAATATTGAATAATAATTATTCGTGGAATGATAATGACCAAGATCAAGTCAAGTTATATAAATTTTGTGAAGAGAAAAAATTAGTTAAATCTAATAAAGGATTTGTAAGACTCAGAGATGATGCTTATGAAAAATATCCTTTTGAAAGTAGAAAACCCGTATTTTATATATGGGCTCTTACTAGGTATATAGCTTATCTCTTAAATCCTAATGAAGAAGATAGTATTAGCCATATAACGAAATGGTCTTCTATTTTCAATAAAGTACTCGGCTATGATGGTGCGATAGATTTTAGAGGGTGGGGATTCATTCATCCAAATGAACCTAAACAAGCCGTTTTCTTTACCATAAAAGCGTTTAGTGATACAAAAACTTTCTTAAATAAGAGATATGAAAAGCGGGAATCTTTTGATCCACAGAAATTTAAGTATTCTAAATTTAGTGTTAACCATAACTTGGTTGACAAAATAATAGAGGTTAATCCTTCTCTTGGTAGAAAAACTTTTTTCGCATCTGATATATTTGCTAGACCAGTCAGATATAGAGGAAAAGTCAAAGTAGCTATTGTTCAAGGTTCTATTGAAAAAGGAACAATTATTGATAATTGTATTTTAGGAGAACCATATACTGTTAATGAATTCCTCATCGAAAATGATACTAGTAATAAAGATTATCTGAAAGTTGGATTTACGGGTTCTACAGCCAAAAATGTTAAATTAATTAATTGCACGATCTTGTCTAGTCCCGGTACTTACTTAAATACCGAATTTTATAACTGTGTTATTAATGGCGGTTATATTGGAGTAGTTGGGGAATATCGTTGTACCTTTAATAAGTGTAGATTTAAAAAAACATCTTCTAGATTCACAGTGAATGGATATTCTTTTGTAGACGCTTGGGAATATAAAGTATCTCCCAATACAGTTCAGAAATTACTAAATAAATTATTTGAGGGTAAGAATAATTTAAATATAGAAGAAATACAAAAAATCTTAGATGATTTTAAAGAGAGAATAAAAGCAGTTAAAGTAGATTTAATTCCTAATGAAGAAGGGGTAAATAAAATACTCCGAAATGAACCTCCTTTAGCTAGTCGTTTTCAGAAAAGGAACCCTTAGATGAAATATGTTAAAATTCCCCTTAACGGTGCTAGACGTAATCCAGATAAAAATCCTAAATTGACTATAGTTGAGCAACTAAAGCCATTCTATTTAGAAGATAAAAATCCTAAAGATCCAAAATATTTTATTTCTTTTACAGACCTTCCTAAACTAGGAATTAATCCTAGCTTTAAATTTAATAACCCTTTAGGAGTTTACGCATATCCATTAAATAGAATTTGGTTATATTTAATTAAGAATAGTATACCTTTTGCCGGTAATCGCCCTTATGTACAACTTTTGAAAAGAACGACAAATAAGATATTAGATAATTCGTATACATGGAACGATTTCTCCGAAGATATAAAGAAACTCAAAAATTATATTAATAAATTAAACTTAAAAGAAAGTATAGATTTCAAGAAATTACAATCTGAAACTAGGGCGGGAGTAAGAAATAAAGAATCCGCCATATATAATATATGGTACTTTCTTTTATTACTTTCCAAAGATCTTGAGAGATTAACATCTAGAAAAGCTCCTAATATATGGACTACTTTATTAGTTAAAGCACTTAGCTATGAATGTGTCTTGGACTTAGAAGGAGAGGGATTTATCCATCCGAGTGAGCCCATTCAATCAGTATTTTTAACAAAAAATTCATATCAACACATCGGTATGTTTTTAAACAAAAGATATGATAATACTCGCAGTATTGAACTAAAAAAGCAATTGTTTAGCTATATACAGATAGGGTATCCTGATAATTTTCCAAAAAATAATAAAATTGAAATGTATGAATATATAACGTCTTTACACCCAACATTAAAAAATGTTATGGCGTATGATATTGTTACTGTTTATGATGAAGATAAAACTAAGATCTGTAGCGGTAATATATTTTCTGGCGTTAAAAATATTTACTTTGTTGGAAAAAATGGACAACCTAAATCTATTAATTGGAATGAAGATCCTTCTCCTACGACAATAGTAGGACGAAAAATAAAAAGCAAAGTCGTTTCATGTGATTTAAGTAATGTAATAGCTACTAATTGTAGTGTAATTAAATCCACAATTAGATCTGGAAGATTTATTGACTGTGATTTTAGTGGGTGTAATTGGATTAATGGGTCATATACTTATGATGTCTTCTTTTTCGAAAATAGTAAAATGTCTCCACAAGAAATAAAAAAGAAATATCCCGAAGATAAACTTACTGAATATCTTTTTGAAAAGGTGCTTGAAATGTTGGGAAAAAAGAAAAATGAACTAAAAGAAAAAGAATTAGAATCGCTTTATTCTTTGACTAAAGATAGAACGATTGTAAAGTCAGTAGACTTAACAGAATTAGCCAAGCTCACTTACTCAGACGAAGTTTATTATAATAAATAATAAGGAAAAGAGTATATGAAATATGTTAAATTTCCTGTTGTTAGTGCTAGGCGTAATCCAGATAAGAACATTAAAACATTTATTTTAAATGAGTTAGAACCTTATAGAGAAAATCCTAGAGTCTGCATCTCTTTTACTACAATAAATAAGATAGGTATTAATCCCTCCTCAGAGTTTACAAAAGAAACCCCTGCGGGTGTTTATGCCTATCCGTTAAGAGATATTTATGATGAATTAGAAGAAATATATAATAGGGACGAAGTAGAGTATGACGATTTATTTTTTGCAATGGATCGTCCTTATATTCAAGTGCTTTTGCTAACTACCTCAAAGGTAATTAATAATGCATATTCTTTCTATGATAGAGATTCAGAAAAGCTTTATTCAATTATTAATGAGATGGTACGATCAGATATTGATCGTGCAGTATATGAAGATCAAGTAGAACGTTGGAGAAAAAGATCTTATAATCAAGCGGAAGCACTGTTTAGATTAACAGGATATGCCTCAGAAATGTGGGTTGCTCCTAGTGAAAATAAAGTTGCTATATATTGGACAAAGCTTCTTTTAGCTCTTGGCTATCAAGCCGCTATTGATAGAAAAGGTATGAGATTTATTTATGATGGTGTAGAGTCTGATAGAGAAAACCGTCAGGTTGTGTTTTTTACTCCTAAATCGTATAAACACATAAAGACGGTTTATAACAAGTTACCTAAATTAGAGGATTAGCATGGAATATATTACAATACCTATTAACGGGGCTAGGCGGAATCCTGATAAAAATCCCAGAATATCTATTGTAGATCAACTAAAGCCCTATTATGAAAAAGAAAAGAGATCAGGACTCAGTAAATATTATTTTACTTTTACGACCATTAATAAGGTAGGGATAAAACCTAAATCCGCCTTCGATACTCCGCTTGGAGTGTATGCTTACCCGATGATTCAAATGTATTCTTTTTTAGAGGCGAATGAAATTCCTTTTGCAGGCGATAGAGAATTTATTAACCTTTTGGAATTAAATGTTCCTGATAACAAAGTTTTATCTCAATCTACAACTGAATCTCAAGCTGATTTGGCCTTGAAAAAACTGGAAGAGTTATTTAAAAGTGAAGCAAATAAAGAAGGCTCCTTCTTACGTAAGAACAATAAATATGTACGTGCAAGTGATTTTAACAAGTATGTTGGATTAGCGAAAGAAAGTTATCCCAGATCCTTCAATACTCCATATGGAAAAGTATGGAATGTTTCTCACTATTTAGCAGAGGAAATGTTTCCTCAAAATTTTGATTCAAAAACTTTACTTTATTGGAATATTTTGTTGCGTAAGATTGGGTTTGAAGCTGCTGTAGATTATGAAGGAACTGGATTTATTCATCCCAATGAAAGATTTCAAGCGGTGTTCTTTACCAAAAAAGCTATTAAACACGTAGCTACCTTTGATAATAAAAGATATGAAGAATATTCTAGGAATATATCAGGATTGTATTCTTCCGATACTTCAAAAGAAATACTAGATTTTTTTAAGAAAGAAGGTAATATTACTGTCGAAAAACTCCGAGGTAGTAATATAATTCTTTCGAAAGGAGAATTAAAAGGTAAGACAGTACCTCTATTTGTATCCGGAACTATACTGAGCAATATTTACAATTCTATTATAGGAGAAAAGAAAGAAAAAGATAAAATTAATTCATATAAAGATTATATGACTAAGTTAGAAAATAATCGTTCTTCCGAATACTCTTTGTTTATAAATCCAAGTAATAGCCATATAAGTAATGTAGTTAAGAATTGTCTTATTCAAGATGGTAATTTCGGAAGTACTTGTAAAATAAGTAATTGTATTATTGAGGGTGGATTTATTACAGGAGAATTTAAGAACTGTAAAATAACTAATTGTTCTCTTTATTATAATGAACTTGCATTTATCAACGTTTCCGGTGTGACAGATTCTTATTGGTTTATAGATAATTTAAATTATTATAGAAGAAAAGCGTATAACAAAGCAGAGCGAGAACTACCTTTTAATAAAATGGTTAAAAAACTAGGTGGTACTGAGTATGAAAAACAAAGAGCGAATATTATATATAATATTATTCTAGAGGAAATGAGGAAATATTTTTCCATTGAATCTATCATTTATACTACTGGAAGGGCTATTTTCAAATGAGATATGCACGAATACAAATTAATGCGATTAGATCGCACCCAGATCTAAATAAAAAGATTCCTGTTATACAGGCATTAGAAAAATATAGTAAAAGCCCTGCTTTCTTTATTCATTTTTCCAATGCTGAAAAGGTTGGTATTAATCCTAAATTTAATTATGAAAACGTTATCGGAGTATATTCTTATAACTTAAAAGAATTTTTTATGAATTTGTTAACTAAAGATGATGTTTTTGCGACAGATGCAAAGAATATCTTTGTACTAAAAAACAATACAGATAAAGTATTAGATGGTAGTCTTACACAGGCTCAATACGATTCTTATGTGCAGAATTTATCTGAATATGTCACACGTAGAAAAAATAAAGCTATTGCTGAAATGCTTTTAGACCCTTCTTTTTTCACTAAGTATAATGATAGAGCATTAGGAATTCAGTTAATGGCAAGGGTAAAAAGCATAGCTAAGAATTTTGCAAAAGGACGTGCTGCACTTATCCTTGAAAATAAAATCTTTAGAGAAATAGGGATAGATGCAATTATTACTTCTGTAAAGGAAAATAACAAATCTTTTTTCGCCGCTGACTATCATTTTACTCCATTAGGCATATTTTTATCCCCTTCTTCCTACAAAGTAATAGACAAATTTCCTAATGAAATATATAGAAGAAAATAGGTAAAGATGAAATACATAACTGTACCAATATTATCTGTTCGACGTAATCCAATTCAAAATCCTAAAACATCTCTAATTAGTGTATTAGAGGAATATTCAAAAAAGCCTGATTCCGAAAATTATTTTGTGACCTTTACTGAAATAGAAAAAGTTGGAGTAAATCCAAAATCTACGTTTAGTACTCCATTAGGTGTTTATTCTTATCCAATTAGCTATGCATATAAATTGATTAGTCAGGGAAGAGAAATACCCTATGCAGGAGATAGACCTTATGCATCAATATTAGAGGCTAAGAAATCATCTAATCCATTGATTGTAGATAAATATACTAGTAGCGATTTTAGTAAAGATATTAAAAAGTGCGAGAATATTTACAATGAAGTAAAAAGAAAAAATAAAAATTTTCATAGATTTCTTGAATCGGCAAAGACATCCTCTTACAGACCAGATAAAGATATTTTTGTACTATGGAATTTGACTAGATTACTGGCAAGGCTATCCTCCAAGAAAAAAGGAGGGGATAATATAGTCTTGTGGAATAAAATTTTACGAGAATTGGGATATGATTATGTAGTTGATTACAAAGGTTTAGGTGTTATACACACTAATGAACCAATACAGTGCGTATTTTTATCAAAAAATTCGTTTAATATTAGTAGGACAGTTCTCAATAAAAATTATGGAGAACTTCCCTCAGACAAAGAATACTTTAGTCAGTCATGGATTCATAAATATTTTTCTCCTAAACAAGATCTTGAAGCTTTAAAATTAGTAGATGAATATAATCCCTATTTCTTAGAAAATATAGCGGGTAAAAATTTACTACTTCATTACTATGGTGATAGTGTATATCTCATATCTGGAATACTTAATTCCGATATGCAGGATGTGGTTGTAGGTAGAAAACTTAAAAGTAAAAAGCTATCATCTATAAATGACATCTATAAAGATAACCAATATATTAAAGTTTATCCAAAGTCGAATCCTTTAAGCCTATCAATTTATGATAGTACATTGTGGGGAGGGTATTATTCTGAATGTTCTATTAATAGAACTATTATAAAAGGTGGATTATACTCTGGATGTAAAATATCTTCTTCTGTTTCATGGGAAAATGGATCTTATCTCTTAATGGATTTTGTATTTCAGAACTGTAAACTTTCTCCAAAAGACTTAGCTTATAAGTTAAGTGTTGCCTCTACTCCTGAGGATATGGAAGATATCCTGACTAATTCTTGCGAAGGATATTACCCTATAAATGAGTCATATTCTTTTTTAAAAGAAAATATTTAACAACAAGGAACTTATATGGAGATGCCTAAGATTGAGATATTAGGAATAAAATATTCTATAGGTGAATATATTTATCATGTAGGTCTTTTCTGGCTTTTAGTATTTCTATCTAGTATATTTCTATTTTTATGGTTTATTGTAGCTACTGTAATTTTTATATTAAAGTCATGTTTTAGGTACGTCTATAACGTTCTTTATAATTTTTTCTGGGGGAGATCTAGTGTTTAACGTAGAAGTGATCGTTACCACTGAATGTAATCTTCGATGCGTATACTGTCATATAAAAAAAGATAAATACCATATTACTGATGAGGAGATTAAATCTCTTCTAAATTACTTATCTCTTAGAACAGAACCTTATAGACTCTCTTTGTATGGTGGAGAGCCACTTCTTTATTGGGATGAGTGTAGAAAAATCATTGAGGGAATATATACACTTAGCAATTATTCTCTTTGTTCTAAGATAGAAGTATGTACAAACGGCGTTCTTCTTAAAGAGGAAATTATAGATTTCTGCGAATTTTATAATGTTGAGATTCAAGTAAGTTTTGATGCGTATCATACGGACAAGACACGTCCTCACGTAAGCGGTATAAAGCTTAGTTCTTTCTACAAAAAGTTATTTCATCTTTATGGAGATAGGATTAAATGGGCATACACTATTAACCCGTCTTATGCTAAAGACCTACACCATATAGTTAAATGGTTCATAAATGAAGGGATTCCTAATCCGCGCTTTTCCTTTGTAAAAAATCCTTCGGTAGACTCTCGCTATTTTTGGACGGAAGATACAGTAAATGATTTAATTACTTCCCATAAAAAATTATGCAATGACTACGCGGCTACTCTTCAAAATTATAATAAAAGCCTTATGACTTTTCCCATTTTGTATTATTTACAGCGGCTTATAGGTTTCAGCGGAGGATCTGATATTTCTTATAGAAATTGTACTGACAATAGAACCTCTTTCTATAAGGGAAAATTCTATCTTTGCTATTTATGGGCAAATGCAGGAATTCCCCTTTTCCATAAGTCGAATAGTCTCAAGAGTTTGTGTAAAAACTGTGAAATTGTTGGGATATGCGATAAAGGATGTCAGTTTACTTATACAGATGCTATAGAAGAGAAACTTCTTTTCTGCAAAATGCAGAAGGGTTTGTACAATAATGTTATTTCACTTAACGATAAATTAAAAGATGAACCCCAATGGCAAAGAATATTTGTAAATATAGTAAAAGGAGGGTTTGGTAATGGAGCATGTTAAAGATACAGACATTGGATTTTCACATATTGGAAATGCTGCAATAGCGGCTAACCATATATTCATTGCTTCTAATCTATTAAAAGAAGATAATCCTCAAATTAGTGATTTACTACTAACTCTCAGTAGTAGGATGCTAGCTAGTCTCCCAGAAGAAGACATTCAGGGTATTAATGACGCTAGAACGCATATTCTCTCCAAAATGAAAAGGGAGAATCCCACATGTTTGTAGATATTGCTAAGTTTCAGCAAGATACAAAGTATATCATTGACAAAGAACTAAATAGAGGAGTTTTCTGCTTTGAGGTTACTCCTACTCAGGGATGTAACTGTAAGTGTTCCTACTGCTTTGAAACAAATCATGAACTCGTAAATATGACTAATGAAGAACTTTATACGAGTATTGCATATATAAAACGTCTTCTAGAAGATAAATGGTTTATGTCTAATTTCAAAGGGATAAACTTAACATTTTGGGGAGGTGAGCCAACCCTATGTGAAGATATTATTCTTACCTATATTAAGTTCTTAGGATCTGATCCTAGAGTGTTCTGGCATATATACACTAATGGAACTAGAAAAAAACAGTTACAGCAAATAGTAGAACATTTGGAAGCTTTTGGAAGCCTAAGCCGTCTTTCTGTACAGATTAGCTATGACGGTTTCACCCATGACATGCATAGAGTATTTAAAAATGGAAACTCCCTTACCTCTTCCGTAGCTTTAGATACAGCTAGATACTTAAGAGGGAAAAAGGGATTACGTCTTTCTTTTAAGTCTACTATTCTCCCTCAGGATTTTAAATTACTTCACGAAACTTGGAAGTCATTTAAGGATATATGCGTAGAATTTAATAAAGGAAAAGACATTAATAAGGACACTTTAGCGCATTGGTGCCCTACGATTGATCAGGCGTATAATGATACAGTAGATTACAGTGAGGACTTGAAGGAAAGTTTATCTAGAATATTAGCAGATGAAGTTAATTTTATTTCAGAGCATAAATATCCGGTATTAACTTGGGTTGATTCTGCTATTCATTTATGCGGTCATGGTGGCAATATGTGTTGCATGGATGTTGATGGCAGCATTTACACTTGCCACGGGGTTATGTATTTTGATTCTAAGTTGAAAAAGGATGAATGCATAACTAGCATTCACAAGCCCTATTTAGAGTTCTTAAAGGATATTAGGTCTAAGATTGAGGAAAATCAAGGAAATAATGCCACAGATTTATTTCCAGAGGATTGTAAAAATTGTCTAGCTACGCATTGCGCTATTTGTAATGCATGTTCAGCCAGCCTTTCTAATAAAGAAACTCCCTTAGAAAGATGGTATGATAGGACGTTGCAGCCTAAACTATGCAAATACTATAAAATATACGGACTTTATAATATTGCTTTTCAAAGAATTTGTTTTGAAAATGCAAAAGGAAGGTAATTAAGAATGACATGTGATGGATATTGTGGTGGATTTATATTTGTCCCTCCAACCGGACAATGTACAAGTGTAAATTGTCATTCTCATTGTTATTCATATGGTTGCGGAGGAATGTATCGTGCTCCTAGACCTTCATACAATTACCCTTTCGCAAGTGAAGGGGATATACCTACAGCAAACTTTATCAATTCTATACGTAATGCTGTTATTTCAGAATTAGGTGCTAGAGGTATAGGTAGAGGAGTAGCAAATGCCGCTACTGCTAGAGCAAATCTTATTTCCAGAACAAATACAGAGCTAATGACTGATTTAAAAAATTGCATTAATGCAATGGGTGCAAACATTGGAACTGTATACAGCGGATTAGTAAGAAAATCACATGGAATTGAATTAAGAGATAATATACAAGCACTAATGCGAGATTGCGTATGCAATTCTGATTGTGGAGCTAATGCATGGTGCGCATGTTATGGTGATTGTGGATGTAACTACTAAGAAGGAAATACTCTAATGGCAGGTGATTACTCCTGTTCTCCTTTTTGCTATTCATATTCTCCATGTGAATCTTCCCATAGGTCGGCTAGACCTACCTATACGCATACTTTTGCAAATATGAATACGTTTGTTAATAAGGACTATATCGAATCCTTAAGATCTGCTATAAATTCTGAAATAGCAATTAGGAAACTAAACAATTTAACTATTGATTCCCCTTCCGGTATTTTGAAGTCATCCTATATGGATAAGTTTAGGACAGCCATTTCCTCTATGGGGGGGGGATATAAATCCTTTTGTTGGTAAGGTAACACGGTCACAAATGCTTAATCTACAAAATGGCATACAAGCACTAATGCGAGATTGCGTATGCAATTCTGATTGTGGAGCTAATGCATGGTGTACTAGTCATATTGGCCCGTGTTATACTCATAATTAAATTAATTAAAAGAGAGTATGAAAAATGATTAATGGTGAAGTAGCCTATTGTGTGGATGCTGGTAGACTTTATTCTGTTGTCCGTATTGATTCTTATATTAATACTATGGTGGAACCCGGTATCTATATTATTAAGTGTTCCTACTCAGCTATTGAAAAAATAAAGGAAGCATTAGAAGCGGGAGATAATATCTATATTCCTAAGAATCTCATTGACCGAGAAGTTATGCCCGGAGACTTGATACTCGAAGATGTAGATGACTTAACAAGGGCTAAAAAGATTGCTCTTATTGAAATAGATAAAAAAATCGGAAGTTTGTCTACCACTTTATCTTTTTATGATCTTTTTGGGTATTTATCTGAATATTCTTATTGGGCAACAAAAGGAATCTTTATCCATGATCTTCCTAGCCCTGTAGTATTGGAAGCTCTTAAAAAGATGGACATCCCTATTACCTCCACAGAAGAAGATAGAGATGAAGCATATTATCGCATTATTGAAAGAGAAAACGATGAAGAGTTGCAGAGATTACAGGACTTTTTAGTTAAACTTGAAAGAGTTAAAAGTTCTCACGATAAATACACCGAACTACAGGAAGCTAGGAGTATTATTGAAAATGCAACCTCTGTTGAAGAAATCAAAGAATATACAGGATCTCGCCAGTCATAAGAACTGTATTTACGTAATATATAAATGTTGGCGTAAAGGCACTATTAGCGGGTCTACAATAGATTGTATAGAGTATTTTCTTTATCTTTACAGTCTAACTCCGAGAGTAAGATTTATGCTTATTGATGGAACGGAAGACCATAAACAAATGGTTATTAACCTTGCTAACCAGAGGTTACGAACAGAAGATCTCCCTAAAGGTTGGGAGGATAACATAGTTTGTATTAGTCTCTATGACCTTCCTCTATGTCAAACACCTGCTATTCTAACTATAGATTGGTCTACAGTTGGAGCTATAAAAGGTTTTCTTTCAAAAACATATTGGGTTAATATAGTAGAAATTGATTCTCATAAAGTTTCCCCTCGTAAGGGCATAAACTATGCGGAAATGCCATTTATAAGAAATAGTTTTCCATACAAGATGAAGTTGATGTTAAACTATTATAGAACAGCTTCTCCAAATAAAGAAGTTACTTATGTGAATTGTCCCGCTTTAAGATACAAAGGTGTTGACATCTCTGAAATAATGTCTATACTACACTCCCATGTATCTCCTGAGGAGAAATTGATCTTTAGACTCAACCCTAATGAGTATGCATACAATCAATTTTCCAAACATATTTATGTAGGAACTCCTCTGTATATAGATACTCACCCAAGATGCTTTATTGAATGCGAGATGCAGGGGATACCTTCTGTTTATATACATAGTCAGGAGGATGGAGCTTATTATAGATATAAAGAATTATCTTCCTTTAATCCTAAGGATAGATTTTTCTGCGAAGACGATGAAGTTATAACCACTTTATTAGAAAGGTTATAGAATGGTAAAAATAACGTTTTTACATTGTCTAGATTATTTTTCTGGTGTTTTTACTTCTATTTATGATTCGTATCTTAACATTAGGGAAGATCCGCTGTTGCAAAATAGAGTTGAATGTAAGATATTCAATGCTTTTCCGGCGGCAGGTCTTGTAAACTATGTTTCTGACTTACCTACTAACGTATTTCCTAAGTTTTTTAGACTTCCGGATTCTACTATTCAAAATCCGCAAACTTTAGATTGCGACATTGTTGTTACCTCCGCAAACTTTTTTAGACAAAAGATTCTACACGTTCATAACATCAATTTTAATTGTAAGAATTTAATTATTCTTGATTCTACGTGTTATGCATATCTTCCTTTTGAATCTAGGGATTATGCTCTTACTCTTAAGAAATCTATGCGTACTACGAGAAAGAGTACAAAGATTACTTTGTTGTGTAATTCATATACCGGAAGTTTATGTCAAAAGTACTTAGATATGGACTATCTTGAATATTATCATAAGTTAAGTCCAATTCGAATAAATGCATTAAAGCATAAGAAAAGGAAACCTGAAATATTTGATACTGAGAAGTATAGACTTAAGTATTATCGTAAAGAAGGGGTTCCTTTGTTTGTCAATCCGCATTCCTATGAATCCTTTAGTTACGAACGTTACTTTGAATTGAATCCCGGTGTTTTTTATGAAAACATTGGAAAACTTATTTGGGAATACAAGCTTTTAGGTAAAAAAGTTTCTTATTCACCTCGCAATAAATCATTAGACGATGGATTACATTATTATTTTAAGAGACTTAATCTAGATGATACTCAAGAATACGACGATATTCCAGTATCGGAAGATCTTCTTAAAGAGAAGATGTATATGGGTTCAGATGATCTATTGAAGACGCTCCTTAAGAAGGGAATAGAGGAATTTTATGATTGATCCTAGAAAGGAAATGTCCATATTCCTAACAGAAGAATGTAATAGGTCTTGTAATTATTGCGATATACCGACTTTAAAAAAGCCTAAGAGAATAAGTTATACAGCTTTAACGGATATATTTATTCCTGTAGTCTCACATCCAAGTTTGGAAATATTCCATCTAACAGGTGGTGAGATTGGAACTCTGGATGAAGATAAGGTAGACTATATATTTTCTGCTATACGTAGCAGGGGCAAAAAACTCACTATTAGAACCAATGGATTGTTTTTAGAAAAGTACGGGGATAGATACGCTAGTCAATGTGAAACGATTTACGTTCATTCCCATAAAAGATATTCGTTTTCTAATGTTAAGTATATGTTTCCTCTAACAAGTACGTATGTATCATATATTAGAAGGAAATATGGTAATTCTCTTTTGCCTGATAATATATGCCCTTGTTTATTTTCTCCTAAAAAGAAAATTAATGAAGAAAAAATGATCCCTACACGAGATCAATTATTGAAACTTATACCTAATATACCTAAATTAGTGAGACTTAGAAGTGAGAAGTCACTAGATTTAGTACGTTTCTTCTGTCGTAAGTATAAGCCGACTGTTAGTATAGATTTAACTAATGGTGTTATTATTCCTTGTATTTGTTCTCATACAAGAGGACTAGAAAAAGGAATTGCTTTTTCAGAGGAAAATTTAGATTCTATTGTAATGCATAAAAATCAAGACTTGAGACATTGGGATATGCCTTTTTGTAAGTCATGTTATCAATGTATCTTTAGTGCAGAAGAAATTGTTAATAACTTTTTGAAAGGAGAACTTTCATGGTAACTGAAAATACAGAAACAACACCTACCGAAGAAAATATCCATGTTGAATTGGAATACTGGTCTGATACACCTTTTGTTGTAGGTGGATCTCAGTCAATTATTTATTTGCTTGGGATGACAGGAACAGGTAAACGTGCAGGTAGAGAACTTGCTAAACAACTTAATGCTAATTTTTTATGCTGTGAAGTTATAGACGACATCGCGGGAAATGATGCTAGTGTATTTCTTAAGTATCTGCGCAATCAAGTAGATAAGTATGATGCTAACAAAGATCCCTTTGTTATTGTAGATGAGGGAGTAGCAACACCTAAATATCTAATGCGTGATTCTTGGTTCGCTACACAATTCTATACTAAAGCCAATCTTTGTATTGTAAAGAAGCCTACAGTAGAAGAAGCTTACGCTATTCATATGGAACACCACGGCAATAAAGAAGTACTTAAGCCTACAGCGGCAGAAATTACCAACATTGTAAACACGTTTAAATCTCAATGGACTAGACCGGAAAATCCTATTGTTTATACCTTTGATTTTCCCAAAAAAGAGATTATGGATTTTTGGTATATTCGCCAGCAATAAAATATCATGATTACTAGAGGATATTCAACCTATTGTTTGGAAATTTGCAATCCCCGCCGCATAGCAGATGCTAAGAAAACATGGATATGCTGTTATTGTGGCGGGGGTAGAATGCGAATTATGTATTATTATTGTCAACTATATAACAAAGTCCCTATATTATTTGACGATTTCTGGGTTGCAGTTGGAAAAGATGAAAGTTCAATTAGAACTGCCGCACTCAATGAGTTAATGGAAGTAAAGGAAGAACTCGATTGGTTTATATCCAAAACAGATAACAACTTTGCTATCTGTGGGTATGATTTACCGAAGATCATTCATCCTAATGAGGAAGACGTAATTATAGTTAACTTGAGTAACGATGCTATTATGGAGTCTAGTAGATCTGTTGCGTCTTTAGACTTTATGAAGAAAGGAACTGATTTCATTGAAGAGTTTAAAGGAGTGTATACACGTAATTTGAATATAGCTCCTAGAATGCATGAATTGGCTAAAAAATCCACTCTTAAGGAATTAGTATCTATTCCGTATCTATATGCTATAAGGACTGAACATGGTAGACCTTGGCGTTGAACTTACTACGTTATGCATTAATTCATGTCCTTTCTGTGCAAAAAGTCAGAGACAAACTCAAGGTGTTATGTCTTTATCCTACTTTGATAAAATATGCTCACAACTAAAGAAAAAAAATATAAATAAAATTCGTCTTACTCCAATGACCGGAGAAATTGCTACTTTATATAACTTTAAAGAATATCAAGATATTCTTACTAAGAATGAAATGTATTATTCATTTTATACTTGTGGTATTCCTCAAATGAATCTTGTTGAGGTATTTAATAATAGTAATGGATTTCTTACTAAAGTTACATTATCAATTAATCATTTTGATGATTCTGGTATTAACTATCTCGTCCATCAATTAATGGCTAAAAGTACTCGTAACTCCGTGGATAAAAATCCTAGAGTATTCTTTGAAGTAAAGAAACTAAGCAATGGTAATTTATTCTTTACAGAAGATCAACACTTAGAAAATCTACAGGAAGAAACTCATCTAAACAATTGGATGGGTAAAATAAAATTTGACAGTTTAAATATCAGTAACCGTAATATTACCTACGAAGACCGAGTAGATATTTGTAAGGGCAAGAATAAGCCTATTATAACTTTTGACCATCGTTTTCTTCGTTGTGGATGTAGAGATATAGATTACATGACAGAGGTTTTTTCCCTAGATGAATTACTAGAAATTCCTATGACAAGCAAAGAATGCAGGGAGTTGGGATGTAATGGCATTTGAACTCAACCTAAATCGTTTCGAAACAATTACTCTTTTTTTAACTGAGAAGTGCAACAAAGACTGCCCCTACTGTGATTTAACATATAAATTAGATTCAGAGAAAAGTGGATATAATGGATTAGAGTATTGGGATATTATATCTCCCTTTTTAGATAAGTATAATGACAGGATAGGTAAACTTTCTTTTACTGGTGGAGAGCCCGGAACACTAGAAAAGAAGGATTTTGACCCTTTAGTTGAAGATATACATAATTTAGGATTTAAAATAAAAGTAAACTCTAACGGATTATTTATCCAAAAAGGATACTTTGATGATTACTTTGAAGATATTGATACTTTAGGTATTCATCCCTTCAAAGAACTACCTCATTGCTTTGTAGATGAACTTGAAAGTGTCGCTTCTACTTATAAGGAAGCTTTTTTATCTGGAAAAATTGTTCTTTATGTTTTACTTACTGAGAGAGACGTACCTATTTTTATTAACAGTTTAGATGATCTTGTACGTAAATTTCCTAAACTACTGATTAATCCCATACCTTATGTTGGATTTGGCAACAAAGAGATTGATAATAAGTATACTTTATCTGGAAGGTCTTGGTGTGATCTATATAGATGTACTTATCATCACCCCTCTATTACTTCATCATTCCGTATTATTTGTTCTTTCTTTGCGCGTGATTTTTTCTTCGCTAAAAATGGTCTGTATAAAAGAAGAAGTCTGTGCAAACAAATTCCTATTAAAGGCGTGTTGAATCTTTCTAGAGGCACTATACATCGTTGCCCTGAAATGATTACTACTACAGAAAATGTACCTTTAAATAAAGAGAATTTAACTAATTTCTTTTTAGGTAATCTATGGAAAACTCCTGATAAAGATCCCACTTGTACAAGATGCACCTATTTCCCTCATTATTTAAATAATTTTGTTAAAAATTTATATGAAAGGTATGACAATGAATGGAGATGAAATTTTTGAAGGTAAACCATTAAATAGCTTTGATGAATGGTCGCCTTTGAAGGAAGTTATCATAGGAGATCTGTTTGGTTTCTATCATAATATAGACATTACAAGTCGTCTCTTCTTTTATGATAATATCCTTGCCAATCTGGGTCGTGAAGGTATTCATGTTGAAGAACAGCATATTCACGAGATGCGAGAGGATGTAAATAATTTAGTTAAAGTTCTTGAAGACAAAGGTATTGCTGTTAAACGTCCTAACCCGTTAAGGACAATTACCCCTTTTAAAACCCCTTATTGGAAAGGTGCTGTAAATGCACCAATTAGTGCGCGTGATCTTGTTATGGTTTATGGAAATAAGATCATAGAAACTCCTGTATGTGTTAGAGATAGATATTTCGAAACAGATTGCTACAAGGCAGTATTTTATGATTATTTTTCAAGAGGGGCAGAGTGGATTTCCGCCCCTAAACCAATGCTATTAGATAATAGTATTGATACTTCTTATATTAAGAAAGAGCACGAGAAGTTTTTCAAGAAAGAAAAATCTCCTATGGATGTTGGCTATGAAATTAGCTTTGATGCAGCACAATGTATCAAAATAGGGAAAGAAATTATCATGAACGTAAGTAATGATAATCATCGTTTAGGAGCCAAATGGCTTCAACGAGTTCTCCCAGATGCTATTGTACATACTGCAAGACTAACAGATAATCATATAGATGCCTGTTTACTTCCTTTGCGACCGGGTATTTTCCTATGTTCTCCTTACAGACTTAAATCATTTGACGACCTTCCGGAAAAGTTTCGTAAATGGAAGATTATTAACATGGAATATACAGAATCAGGCATAGAATCACATTATCATGCCAGTAAAGAATTGGATATTGCAAGTCCTTTCATTGATTGCAATATTTTAAGTATTGGCCCTAATGAAGTTATGGTAAATAGTGCTAATACAAAACTTTGTGATAGACTATATAAAGAAGGCTTTGATGTTACGCCTGTACAGTTAAGATGGTCAAGACTTTTCGGGGCAGGTATTCATTGCCTTAGCTTAGATACTATTAGAGAAGGGAGTGAACCTCTTGTATACTAACACTCGTTTTATCCCGGATATTTTACTTACGTCTAGATGTTCTGAACAATGCGACTATTGCGATTTTCCTCTTTTAGAAAATCCTTCTGACGCAACAAAAGAAAACATTGATTACTTTTTTAAGAATATTGTCCCTAGAGACAGACTATTCAGATATACACGTTTAGGATTAGTAGGCGGGGAGATTGGCCTACTTGATATGGATACGTTGGACTATTTCTTTACTCCTTTTGTTGGTAAGGGAATTACGTTTAACATTATGACAAATGGACTCTTTCTTAAGAAAGACTACCATAAACGTTATAAAAATATGATTCACTCTATTACTTACCATATGATTCATGCAGGTAAGTATAATGAAACAACAAAGTATGTATTCAATTCTGACGTTCCTACAGAAATAGCTTTTGTAGCGCACCATTTCAATCTAGAAGAAATTCAAGGACTAGTGCGAAAAGGGATCAATATTCAACCCTATACAAATAGACCTCTCAGAAATCAGTTCTGTTTAACTGGTGAAGATAAGAAATTTATTGAATCCGTGACAAATATTCGTTTTCGTTCTGTTCCTGCAATGGCTAAATCTTGTATTGAAAGACACAGTAGATCAATGGCAGTATATGACTTAACTACTAACGTAAAAAGATTATGCTGTAGAACATATATACATAGTCCCTATATAACGTTTGGTGATTTAATGCGTATTAAAGAAGATACTCATATGTCTAACTGTTTTGGATATGCGCATAATATGGAAAATATCCAAAAAGTTTGCTTAAGCTGTAATAAATACAATGATTAAATACTATTATTATCCGTCTTCTTCTATTGAGAACTATATTTTAGTCTTAGGGCTGTTAAAAACAGGAAAAACTACTTTAAGCAAAGTACTCCTTAGTGGAAAAGACCGTACATGGCAATATCGTAATCTAGAGGATGATTGGTCAAACTACACAAATAACAACAAAGTTAAAGAAGTGTTTGACGTAGAAAATTTCTTCAACTTCTCCAATCTACCCGCACATACAATTTATGAGTTGTGGAGAGAACTAGATACCTATTATTTACTTCCTTTTTTCACGTCTTCTTCTATTTTTAAACAAACATCGTTTATTACTATTGAAGAGGAAAATAAAATTCTGTCCTTTGGAGATGCGGTTAAACGTTCTTTTGCAAATCCAGAAAGTTTTTTACAATTAGTAACCAATGAAAAGAATTTTATTCAAAAGCAAAAATTATATCTTGAAAAAATTCGTGCTATACTTCTTGACGAGAAAAGACCAAGAATAGAAAGATTTTGTTCCTTTGCAAAGATAATTCAAAATAAGTGGGGTTAGTTACTTGTTATGCAGGATGTAAACTTTATCCTTACAAAGGTGTGCAATGCTAAGTGTAGTTATTGCAATGTATGGAATAGTGGAGATACTATAGCTAAACCAGTTGATATTAACTTGATTAATTCTATTTTAGATACTCTCCCAAACTATTTTGGAAGAGTAAATGCTATTTTAAATGGTGGAGAGGTTGGGTTAGTTCCTAATATACAGGACGTTGTATTTAGTTTGGCAATGCATGACAGAGTAAAAAGAATCAGTATTTATTCTAATGGAACAATTAGACATAGAGGTCTTTTACCTAGTACTATAAATTATAAGCCTATTCAAATCTATGAACATGCTTTTGTTGATCTCATAGGTGAGGATACGATACAATACTTTAGTTATAAAATAATTAATTTTGATTTACTTAATCCAAGAGCAAGAAAAGAAAATGTTACTCCTATTGTAGTAGTAACTCCTAATTTCCTTAAATTTTCATCTGATTCATTTATAGAAAAATTATCTAAATCAGGTGTACAGTATAAAATGTTTGCCCCTAAAGTTAGAAGTGACGAGGAAATAGATATAAAGCAATATTATAATTTCTTTAAACATGCTTCTGACATGCGATATGATTTAGCTGGTGATAAAGATCCTATTTATCTAGCTTATAAAAATACTCTTCATAACTTGAAAGCTGGTAGATGTTCCGTATTTTGCAAAACTTTGCTTCATAATTTATACTATGATCTATCTTCTGACGTTCCTTATATAGGACAGTGTACAATGGATCTTAGCTTGTGGGATAATAAAATGGTATTTAATGTACCAGATCATCATAGTTTGCTTGAAAAGCTAAGATTAGCACCTAATAAATTCTGCAAATACTGTTTTTCAGGAATTCCAACACAGGATAATGTCATTTCAAAATGGATTGGAATGGAAAAGAATTCTTGATTTTAGTTATGCCTCTGTTATACTTTCTCTATAGATTATTCAACATAGTATTGTAAAGCAATTTGGAGAAGAGAAGATGAACATAGCAACTCAAAAATTAGAAGATGCACTTTGTAAAATTACAGGATCACAAGGGGTTGTCTGCACCTCTTCCGGCTCAGGTGCTCTTATGGCTACTATAAGTTTAGCAATAAATATGCAAAATAATTATAAAAATTATACAGAAGATTGTTATGAAACAATTATCGTGCCCAATTTCGGCCACCCTGCCGCATATAATGCGGCTAGTCTTTTGGGATATAATCCTATGCTGGTTGATGTTACTCCTGATTTCGTTTTAGATATAGATAAAATACCTTGGGATTATAATCCTGCCGCTGTAGTCTTTATTAATCATGGTGGGTATAATAATTTTGAGTATATTAGCAGATTGAAACGCGCTTGTGAAGAACATAATGCAATTCTTATTGAAGATTCAGCTACTTGTTTAGGATGTTATTACGATACCGTTCCAAATAAACATGTTGGTACTATAGGCGATTTTAGTATCCTTTCTTTCTCAGGAAAGAAAATTATTTCTTCTGGTCAAGGTGGAGCTATTATTATAAATAAAAATACGAATTCTAATGAAGAATATTTCTTTAGAAATTTTATAAATCAAGGCGGCTTTGAAAAAGGTTTCCTGTATAAAGGAACTTGCCTTGAAATGTCCCATCTTATTGCTGATTATATTCTAAATGAGCTTCCCTTCTTAGAAGAAAGAGTAGAGGACAGAATAAAATACCTAAAAATGTTTTCTTCTGTAGGAGTTCCGGTTAATCCCTCGTCTTCTATGTATATCATGAATCTCATGAACGTTTCTGATACAAAACGGAATGAAATTTTGCTCTTTATAGCAGAACAGAAGAAAAAAACGGAGGCTATTTTAAACAAGACATCTAGTGAAAGAGTGTTCCGGGGTATGAGATATAAATATTATACTCCTGTTAATCAGTTGATGGGTTTTTACGACGATAAATTTGAAATGTCTGCAAAATGCTTTGAAAGTCATTTTGAATTACCTAGAGGAATGAACAAATCTTTCGCAGAAAAATTAGGAAGTTTTTTTAAAATTGAAAATATGTAAAGTAGAGTCAGTTAATCGTAAAAAGGGAATAAACATTACTTGGGCTCTTACTAGACTATGCAATTTGAAATGTTCTTATTGCAGAGTCAATGATAAGTGGAGTAAGTTTATTCCCTTTCGTACACGGATAAATCAAATTAGAAATTATATAATATCCTATTCCAAAGAGGTAGAAACTAGCGTACTTATTTTTGGAGGGGAACCAACCTTTATACCGTATTGGCAAGAAATCTGTTTTTCTCTAGTGGAGTCTAACGTAAATACCTCTATATTCACTAATCTAACCGCATCCATTAATAAATATAGGGAAATACAACAAAAACAGATTTATATTAATACTACATATCATTACGGTATTTCTAGTACTGAATATTTAGATAAAGTTATGTCTTTGGATAAAGATCTAACAAGTATATATGTTATGTTTGATCCTAGAGACATACAATCATGCAAAATCGTATACGAGAAGTTAATTAAAGAAGGTTATAACGTAGAATTAAATAATATTCTTTCAGAGGACTTAATTCTGTCTTCATCTGATAAAGAGTACCTAATAAAGAACAGTATTCATGATTGCTCTACGGAGAGAATACTTATAACTTTTGAGGATGGGCATTCCAGACGCTATAGCTTTTCTGCATTAACACGGTTTGAACTAAATTCTTTTAAAGGCTGGAAGTGTAATGCAGGTAAAGAATCTTTGTTTATTGAATGTCAAGGGGATATTTTCCCATGTCAGAGTTACATATTTAGCCAGCCTCCCTTAGATAATGTATTCAAGAATCCATCTTTCCGAGTAAAAGAACCTATTATCTGTAATTTAGATAAATGCCTATGTGATTTTGATGTCACAAAAATAAAAGGATAGTATAAAAATGGAAGAGCCTAGGGAAATTGCTATTGTTGCGGGAGGGGCAGGTTTTATTGGTCAGCATTTATGTAAATCTTTATTAGGTTCAGGAAAAATTGTCGCTTGCTTAGATAATTTTATGTGTGGAAATAAGAATGTAAAAGAAGACCTAGGCAATCCAGATGATTTATACGTTTTTGATGTAGATATTAACTACTTGGATGAAGTATTTAATGTTGCATTAAAAGAAATGTCTTTTTTAGGAAATATTTCTGAATTCTATAATTTAGCTTGTCCTGCCTCCCCTGTACAGTATAAAGAAAATCCTATTAACACTCTTTATACCAATGTACACGGAACTAAGGTGCTACTTAATTTTGCTTATTATTATAATGCAGCATTCTTTCAAGCGTCTACTTCTGAAATTTATGGAGATCCTTTAGAGTATCCTCAGAAAGAGACATACAACGGTAATGTTTCCACTATCGGAGAACGAGCGTGTTATGATGAAGGAAAAAGATGTGCAGAAACATTCTGTGATTTATATCATAAAAGAACAGGTATTCCAGTTCGTATTGGTAGAATTTTCAATACTTATGGCCCTTTGATGCAAGTTAATGATGGTAGAGTAATATCTAATTTTATTGTAAATGCTTTACGTGGGGATGATATAGTTATCTATGGAGATGGAACCAGAACTAGGTCTTTCTGCTACATTGATGATTTGATTGATGGAATCAATGGTTTAATGTCTGTAGAAGATAAATTTGTTCTTGCAAATGTTGGTAATGACCAATATGAATTTACTATATATAGTCTTGCTTTTCTTATTAGAGAGATGACCAATTCAGAGTCCAAAATAATCTTTTCAAACGAGACTCCAGATGATCCGCACATTCGTAAACCTGATCTAACTAGAATTAAGTCTTTATGTAATTTCAATCCTAAAGTTTCCATTGAAGAGGGTCTTATGAAGACTATTGAATACTTTAGAGGTATTATTAATGAGTAAAAGACTTATAATGATTCATGAAATAGATGAGAAAACAGCTAATTCTATATTACAAATAACTTCTCCTGATACAGACGTTCTTTTTTGGGACGATGCTCTTTTCAGTCAGTACATTCATATACCTAAATTTAGAAATTTCCTAAATATTGTTGGTGTATCTTCTGGTATTACTAATGAAGCAACTGAACAACGTAAAAAGAAAAAACCTACAATAGATATAAATTGTGTAGAAGCTAGAAAAAATTATAATATGTTTAATGATGCTACTTCTTATATGACATGGGAAGAAATAAGGAATTTACAGAGACATAAAGTAATTATTGCGGCTCATGGTCATTATCATCGTGATCTAAGAAAAATAGAGTCTACTGCACCCTTACTAAGGGCCGTTCTAAAAAAAATAAATTATATGCGCACAGCATTTAATACTAAACTAGGGTATTATCCTAAAGTATATGTATTCCCTTACAACTACGAAAATCCTGTAATGAAATCATTGTTATCCACAAGTGGAATAAGTAAATTTTATGGAAATGAAAGAATTCCAATAGAGAATCTATTATCTTAGTTAAATGCAGCTTATAGTATAGCATATTATCCATAAATAATCAATTAAAAGGTAATGTATTATGAAAGAAATCCATGCTCTTGAGATCGGCTTAACTAATAGGACGTTTAATAACGAAGAGAGATCTAAAATTTGTAAGTTTATAACAGATGCCAGCTACGTTGCTTCCGAAATTGATGTAAATAATATAATTGATGTAATTAAGAAAAGCGATTACAGATTCAGGTATCTTATCCTTAAAGGTTTTGGAGATCCTATTCTAAATCCTTGTTTCTTTGAACACTTAAAGACTATCTATGATGCAAATATTGCTAGTGAAATAGCTGTTGTATCCAAGGTTCAGATTAGTCAGTTTAACAAAATACAAAAGAATATACTTAAGACGTATACTAGTTTTTATATCCGTCCTCAAGTTGAGGATAGAGAAGAGAAGTTTGAGGAAGAAATCTTCGTAGGAGGATTAGACTACTTAAATTCACGTATTAAGTATGGTAGATATCCATTCATTAATATGAATTTTTGTTATCTACAGAATACTTTCGCCATTGTTGATAGGAATGAAGACTTTATCAAAAGAAGGCTGGAAATAGGCTTTCTTGATAGTCTCATCTAGTGTTAAGGGAGACTTATTTATGCTAAATACAGAAATAGGAGACTATACACATCTATTTTTGGCATGTGCGATACTTATATTAATAATTTTATTCTTTAGGTTACTTTTAGTAAGTGGAAAGAGAGATTCCATTATGACTGGTGTACGTTCATCCCCGGCTGGATTCTATATTAAATTATCAGAACCATATAATTTCTTGTTTACTAATCAGAAGTATCAGGAGATTAAATCTCTATTTAATATAGATGACTCAAGCCTATCTAAGGAAGAGGAAAAGGCATTAAGTACAAATGAATTACAGTGTTTTACAAGATCTGTTGTAAAAGAAGGTCAATTAAAAACTATTGAAATTCAGGTACAGAAAATAGTAACCCCAATGGGAGAAAATGGTATCGTAGGTATAGTTATTGAGCCTAAAGGTATATATAACTCATCATACAACATAGATAACCCTCTTTTTCTCACAAATAAAAGAAATGTATTTAAGGAAATAATTGAATCCAGCGATGATGTTATTATCCATCTAGGATCAGATTTTAAGGTTATGTATATTAGTCCATGTACTAGAAATACTAAGTGTTCAAGTATACTTAATTGTAGCTGTGTAGGGGAGAGTTTAGACAAGTTTGTAATAGACGAAGATTTACCCAAACTATTTGAGAAATTAGCTCTAAAAAAGCCTTTTATTATTACGTTAGGAATCAGATTATATAGAGTAGAAAGACTTGTGGAATTTAACATGACTCCTATCTTTGATAACCAAACTTTTATTGGATATTATGGAATAGGAAGAGATATAACAGAGTTAGCAGAAGAGAAGAAATCTCTTGAGATAAAGAACTCTATTATATCAAGTATGAGATTTATTCTACAGGACTTACTTTTCTCAGATATGCAGTCAACTATTTCTCGTTTTCTGGAAACTTTAGGTAGAGCTACAAAAGTAGATAGAGTTCTGTTACTTAGAACAGAGAGGTACTTCAATGCTGATACCCATTCTTTCCATCAAGAAGAAGACCCTGTATTACAAGTAAATAATATGTGGGACATAAATAATACAGGAGTTCATGGTATTCCAGATACTCCTATGTTACATTTATCCGAATTTATGGGTAGACATGTAAATGTCATAGAACATCACATCTGCACCAAAGAAGATAAATGTGTCAATAATTATTTATGTGAAGGTATTAAGGTAAGACTTATCATCCCGTTGAAAAACGTAAAAACCTCAGAAGTTCTAGGATTTTTATGTTTGGATTCTATTGATAACAGAAAATGGAAAATAGAAGAAGTAGACTCAGTGAAAATTGCAGTATTTAATTTAGACGCGGCTCTTACTTTAGAAGAGAATCGTATCAGTATGGAGGAACTGAACAAGCAATGTATAAGGGCTCTTCAAATAATATCTGCTTAGTACTTACTTTAATAGGAGGGTATAATAAAAGCAGATAAAAAGGAATAGGGGGGGGATATAAAAAGCCATGTCCACCGAAAATATACAAGTAGAAGCTAACGCTACTTTGCAATCTCTTTTGCTTGCTACAGAAAAGAAAGTAAAATTAGAGGCAGAGAGGCTAGAGGCGGAGAAAAGAAAAGAGCGTGAAGCTAAAGCCCTAAGGGAGGCTCAAGTAGAACTGAATAAAAGTCTACAAGAGATCAAAGAATCCCTAAAGGAGATTAGTAAAAAAATAGACACGCTAGGGGGTGAAAGAGTAAGTCAGAGCTTAATATCCCTCATTGAAATAAACAAAATTACCTTACAATTCCTTATGCAGGAATGTAAAACAAATAATCGTAACGATGAAATGTTAACCATCAAGAATATTCTTAAAAGACTTGATTCAATACCCTATAAAAATAATATTCCTGATATTAAAATCATAGGTGCCGTTACTGCTAATCAAGATGCTAATATAACTGGATAGTTTAAAGAGGTTAAACTATGCTAATTGGTAGCAATAAAAATACCCCAATAGACTAATAATCTATTGGGGTATTTTTGTATCTACTGTATTACTTACTTTTAGCTGGATTCTTTGCTTGCTTCAATGTGTGCTTTTACCAATTCTGACACGCCTCCCCAAGGTACATTAAAAATACCTAAATAGAGTGCAGCATAATCCTTAACCGTTTTTCTGGGATCTACATTCTTTACTTTAAGATCCTCTGCTGTAATTATTCCATCTTCTTTCATTTTCTGACGTGCAGCGGTTGCGATTTCCTCTAAAGTAGCCGTTCCCATATCAGGCTCTTCGGGTGCAGGAGAATCTACTTCCGGGGTAATAGTAACTACAATCGTATCCGATGCTGTTTTAGGATCTACCTCTCCTGCGGAGGTAGCCGTAACAGCAACACTATCTGTTGTTTCTTTACCCTTTGCAGTATCTAGGGTATAGGTATATCCAAGTACAGAAGTAATACCTTCATCGGAAGACTGACATGAATTAATCTTTAAACTTCCGTTTGTGGTGGTAACATTCGCATTTGTTGCGTCTGTACTTGATCCGTCAGTTTCGATATTTACTACTGTTCCTTCAATATCTACAGTTCCACCTTCCTGATCTAAGGTAACTGTAATAGTTCCATTGGCTTTAGCCAAGTTTTCTTCCGTTTCATTCTTGCTTCCATTAGGAAGTTTTCCACCGTCTACAGCAACATCCGTAACAACAACTGAAACAGCCATAATCATATCTCCTAGATTTTAATTTTAAAGGTTTGAGCGGCAGTCTTACGGAGAGTGTCTATATTACTTATAGTAAACTTTCTCTGTATTTTCTTAACTACAAGAGCCAAGCTAGAGGCATTTACTCCCATATAGCACCAGAAACCTTCGACTAAATCAAATCTATAAGGTCGTAAAGATATAGTCGGGTGAGAAGATGCATCTACCACAAAATAGAGCTTCTTATTAATCACTAGAGGGTATATCTTTAAACTTCCGGGAGCCGCTTTCTTAAGTCTAAGTCTCATGAAGTTACGCGCATCTCTAGGGAATTTAGTAGGATAACGCCCAGATGTCACACCATCTAAAAACTTTCTGCATTCTTCCAAGTTAATTGGATTAATGGTAAACTTATTGTTTAGAATGGATAGACACTTCATACCGTATTGTTTACTTTCCACGGGGAACATCCACATTTTACCCATAAGTTGGAAATTAAACTCGGTAAGATCTTCACTATCGGGATCGCTAGGATTAGCTATGAGACAGGGAATGTCATTATACACAGCAATGGAAATATCCAACTGTGAATCTTTCCCTGTAAAGCTAACATCCTCATTCTCTTCTTGCGCCTTCTTTTCCTTTTTAGCAATTTTGATAGCCGTCTTCTTAATAAGAGTAGAAACTTGTTCTTTTACCTGTACGGGAATTTCAGGTGCAGGAACCGCTCTTCCTCTCTTAATGAAGACAGAAGCCCTATTAAGACTTTCAATCCACCAATCTTTAGTATGTTCACTAACACGCTTCATAATAATGTCAGGGCCTAGTACCTTTTCTTTGATACTATACCAATTATAGGTATTAGATAGTTCCCCGCGTGTTACTTTGAGTTTATATCCATACTTTTCACCTAAAGCATTCAGTAGTGCAAGAGTTACTTTCTGCTCTTTTACATCCTGAGGATCTATACCCTTGCTAAGAGGAGCCGTCTTAGGTACAGAAACGTTAACTCTAGGTTTAGTTTCAGTGGGAGGCGTTTCTTTAGCAACTTTCTTATCTTCTTCAACAACTTTAGGAAGGTCTTCTTTAGAAGAATCTAGGCGAATAACTGTAACATCTACATTATTGCTCCATTTATCGCCCTTTTCATTTTCAACACGCACGGAGTTTCTACGCACACCAATAATTACTCCGCGTCCAAATTGTGTATTTACTACTTTGCCCATGAGTTCTGATTTAAATTCAGTAAGATCTGAATTTCCCTTTGAATCATTATCTCTTAGCCATTCAGATAGCGGCATCTCATTAGGTTCACAGGGTAAATCCATGCCTCTTTCCCAAGGCAAATTATCCATAATGCTGGAAGACTTGAAGACCTTTCCAATTTCGGGTTTCTGGAAATCAATAACACCCTTATTACGTTGATCTTCAATAAGTTCTGTTTCCCAAGTTTCAAATTCTTTAAGAGCTTCTACAGTCTTTGTTCCTCCTACAAGAGGGGAACCATATCTTGCACATAATCCCTCTTCGCTAAAATCAGGAGGTGATACGGTATCTACAGGACAATTCTCCATAATCTTAGCATTAAGAATTTTCTTATATGCTTGAAACGAGTATTTTGCAATGTCGGCACTACCATTACACAAGATAGTATTAACGTAGATGGTTTTGTTGAGATTTTTGTTAATTATTTTTCCGTCTCTCCATTCCAAATTAGGACGGAGAATACGTGCAATTAATTGTTCCAAACTTCCCGGAGTCCAGTCTACGTCCATTACCAGAATTCTATCAGCTACCTGTAAATTGAATCCTTCTTTGAGACTTTGTTGTACTGCAAAGAGTACTTTTATTTTATCGTCATTAAGAAATGAACGAATAGCATTTTTATGGGATGCGTCATAGTACACACCGTAAGACTTAAACTTTGAATGGTTCATTAGATGCAAAGCACTAATTTTATAGTGACATGCAACAATTACTTTGCTATTATTTTTAATGGACTGAGCAATATACTCATCCATCTTTCCCACTTTGGGACTAATAATAGCATCTCCACCAAGTTGCTTAAGTACAGGGCTGATTTCAGGTGCAGTTAAATACTGTTCCAATCGAGCGAGTTTACCTAACAAAATAACAGGAATTTCTAAGTCTTCTCCACCACTGTTAATTAAAGATTCCCATGCTCTTGATAATTCAGCATCGTTCTGAATTTCTTCTAATATTTCTAGTACAAGTTTTCTATAGGGAGAAGCCTGTGCATTAGGCATATCTACAAAGTCATAGCTGTATTTAAACTTTGGCAAACATGCCGCCCAATCCTTCTTTCTATAGATAATGTAGTTAATATTCTCTCTTAAATCACGTCTGATTAAGCTTACAAAGTTTTTCTTGTAAACTCCATCCTCCATGTATTTCTGTTTGAATTTTCTTTCATTACCAATGACGTTAGGATTAAGAAAACCAATCTGACCAACTAGATCAATAGGTTTGTTATTAATTAATGTACCAGTAGCAATGCGTTTTACTTTAACGTCAGATCCTAATTTAGCCACAGCATTGTATACATGAGTTTTCTGTGACTTAATCTTATGGGATTCGTCAATCCATATATAGTCAGGCTTGACAGTTTCACGCAACCATTCTGCACGAGGATATGCAAATATCCCCTTTGAAATCTCTAATGCACTACTAGATAAATAAGACATGCTAGTAATAAATAGAGTATTCGGGGGTGCAGATTGGCACATTGATTCGATTCTATCTTCACCAAAGGAATTGACAGAATCAGTAGTAATAGGAATTACATTTACCTGTCCCTGTGTGAAGAATCTAATTTGAGATATCCACTGCCCAATGAGGGAAAGAGGAACAATAAACAAACATCTAGAAACATTTCCCTTAGCTATCTGAATCAATGCATCGTAAATACCAAAAGGAGTTTTACCACCTCCTGTACTTACGTCTACTACAGCCGATTCTGGACTAGCTGCAAGTTTTGCTAATCCTTCTGCTTGGTGAGGAAATAAGTTAATTCCCTCATTTACATATGGAATAGGAGGCAGATCTTGTGCTGTTGCAGATTCAAATTGTTTTCTTCTTTCGTAACTCTGTATACGTAAAGTTTTTACTTCCTTACCTACAAGAGTTTGTAGCATATGTATAGTTCCCATAAACCGTAAATAATTTATAGGAACTATCTTTCCGTATCTTGATTTTCCAATCATTTCTAGTGCATCTAAAGCACTTTTGGTATATTCAGGATACAAGAAGAAAGCATCACCTAATGTCATTTCCTCAGTATCCTTAGGCATACTCTTGGCCTCAGGATTCTTATCAAAAGCCCCTTCAACATTCTTTTCATCTAATATTTTTTGAAAATACGTCAGAAGCATCAATCCGGTTTTCTGGATTTTAGGATCTTCATGGTATCTCAAAGAGTTTAATAGACTGTTGAAGTCGTAGATATTAGCCAATCCATCTTTTTTAGGATTGATTAATATATCAAGAGGGGCATTAATCCAGCGCATCTTATCGCTATTTTCTATTTTAGAAGCACCAGCAAAAGAAAAGCTATCTACATCGTCGCCAGAGTTTATAAAATATATTGCTGAACTTTCGTAGTCAATACCAATGATTCTATTTCTGTTCTGTGCAGATCTACCTGTGGAAATATTATTCTTGAATATAGCTCTTGCTTTATCAGTAACATTGTTAAGTTCAATTACTGATCCATCCAACAGTCTATATAATCCGGTTAAATTTTCTGGAATAGGAGAAAAATCATAATTTACGTCCATTCCAACAGGTATCTTTTGAGATCTAATCCATCCATATACTAGATTTCCAAAAAATGCTCCTAATTCTGAATATCTAGTTAAGGCTCCTGTATCATCTGTACTATCAGTAAAGTTAAATTCTTCCTTGACATGATGAACAAAAGAGTCTTCTTTAGGAATCATCATACTAAAATATAACATAAAATAAACACTATCATAATTTCCAACATAGGATATTGCTATACTAAAATGCGGAGTTGTAATGATAGTTTTTACATACGTTCTAAAATTAGGACTTGATTCCATCCTTGATCTAGCATCAGGAGCAGAAAAATCAAAATCCAATAATTCGTCACTATAATTCTTAGGAAGAGACTTTATTTTATAAACTTTTTCTACATACTTCCTTAAGGTATTTACTTCCTTATCCGTAGTCTTCTTAAGACGAATGTAAGCAGTGTTCCCTAGCAAATAAGGACTTCTTCTGATTTGTTTATCAGAATATCTATTAGCACTAGGCAATTCCGGGGATTCAGGAGAAAAGTCTTGAGGATAAGGATCTACAATAAATTTACTAAGAGATACCTTAAAAGGGTTTAATAAAGGAAGAATGTATTTTTCATATTCAGCATATAGTGTTTCTTGATATTTTTTAAATTCGGGAGAGTAACCTTTGCTTGAGACTTGAGCAGTTACTACTTCTACCTTTCTTTCAGTAATAGTCACGTTTTACATCCTCACTGTTCATCGCTATTTTCATCGTTAGAATCTACAATAGGTATCTCTACGTTCTCTTCGGTATCTTCTCTAATAAACTCGTTGTTAACTCCCTCTACTACGTAATCAGGATCAAAATATACTTCGGGACGATTTAATGCATCTTGCATCTGAGATGAAACTGTTATCCCTTCTTGCTTGTTGAAGGCTACAAATCTTTTCAATACTTCATAAGCATATCTAGGATCTTCCATTGATGCAATATATTCGACAGTTACAAAACCGGGAAGTTCTTTGCTTTGTTGCTTTAATTTCTCTACTGTTTTATTAATTTCCTCTTCCATTTCAATACTAAGTTCTGAATTGAAATCATAATCAGTAGGATAATTAGGCATATTTAACCCAATTTTTACAGCCACGCTTATAAGGCGAGTTAGCTTATTTCTATCTACAATAAGCTTTCTGGGTTCAATGGTTTCTCCAAGTATTCTTGATCTTGAAGCAACATCTTTATTAGAGTTCAACTCTTGAAGAGAACGAACGAATTTGAAGTCAGAGAATGAATAATTTTTTTCTTCCCCAACATTTGAACGCAAGGTTACTGTTATATCTAAACGATTTTCTTTAACTGATTTAATCAGAGGAGTTCCTTTGAATGTAGATTTCGCATGTGCTATAATAGTATCAAATACATTCATCTTCCTATCCTCTATTCTTTTACTTTTTTATAGTATGTTAAAGGAGATTCCTTAATCATGGATTTAATTAGCTTTCCTACAATAGACGTAAAATTCTCAGGTAAACGTTCAGATCTGATTCCTGTAGCTAAGCGCATATGCTGTTCACTAAAAGACATGTACGTAGTCAAATATAAATTACCAAAAGAATTTTGAAGTACTTTTAGTTTAGTTCCATTTTCCCCGTCTTTAGTAAAAACTGAATGCGAATCTACGTTAAATCCTTGCTTCTTTAAGAAGATACGTAAATTAGGGTCTTTAATACTGTCGGTATCCGTTCTAAATCGTATACCTGTTATTAAATAATACATTCCCCTTTCAACTTTTACCCCTAGGGAAATTTCTTTGTATACCTTCTTTATGACAGGATCTTTCTCTCTCTTATTTACTTCTAGTATCCGCTGTACTGCGGCTACGTTGTATTTTCTTGCTTTATAGAAACGAGAAAGCATATATTCTTGTGTTTTATTATCAGCGTTGTTCGTGTTTGTCAATGCATTAAATGGAATAAATTTCTTTTTTGAGGAAAATTGAATCCATGCAGCTATTGCAAAAGCCCATTGATCTTCAACTCTAGGATACTTTTTCCAAACTGGTTTATATTTTTTACAGAATATATTCCACCACTTTTCTAATCCAGTAGTGGAGATACCTAATGGAGGATTTTTAGCGTCAGGAGGCTGTATTTTATTACGTTTCTCTCGCGTTTTCGTAACAAGAGATTTAGCTGATTGAACCCATGTAAGTCCATGTAAATCTGTACCTAGAGTGCTACACGCTATTTCTTGAACAGGTGAAACTCTATGTAAAAGAGGAAGTGTATTCACGTTTTGCACCCCTTTAATATTATGAAAAAAGGGAGAGTATAACTTTTATTATACCCTCCCCTATTATCTAAATTATTATTTAATATTATTTTACTTATCGAGATACGCCTTTAGAACAGAGGCAACATACTTGTTTACAACGTTTGTTCTCGTAGTAAAATCTCCCCCTCCGATTTCTTCAATAAGTTCATCCGGCATGGACAGAGTGATAGCCATTGTAACGCGGGGTTCAGCAATAGTAGGCATAATCATTCTATACTGGATAAACTGGCTATATTTATCCCTCATGGGGATACTGGAAAATGCTGATCCAATTCCTTCTGTAGATGCCCCGTCTGCAACAGCAAATGGCTTTACGACTTTAATAATAGCACCACTTTCAGGAAAACGAATATCTGTAATTTCAGACTTTTGGGGAATAAGCACATTATCCAATTCAAAGTTTGCATCTTCAACGATAGTTGATAATGCCTGAACACCACGTTCAAAATAATATTTAAGGCGCGTTCCATCCATAGGCCCAGAGGCTAAGATACATGCTTTAACATTAGCCGCAATTTTAGCACTAATGTTATCATTAACCTTCTTAGGAAGACCATTTAAATCGTAAGCGTCATAAGAAGCTTGAATGTTAACTCCGGTCTTTTGATTCGAATTTTTAGTTTTCATTTATTTCCTCTACTTTGTAGAATTAAAGATACTTTCTTTAGACTTTTGAATTAAATCATTGTAGTCAGTAGCCGTAATACCTGAAAATCTATTTAATACTTCTTTCATCTCTACTTTTAGAAATTCTTTTTTCTTGGGATCTCTCTGAGCTTCTATACGAGATGTAATTGTAGATCCTAACTTGAGAAGTAACTTTTCAAAATGTGGTTTCAATACGTCCTCACTGAGCGCATCACAAACAGTCTGAGGATCTATTGTGTCACATATTTGTTTAGTTAAATCTCTAATAGCCGCTACTAAATTTGAGAGTGCATAAGCATTTCCCTGAGTAGGTCTTGTGTTATATGCACCCTCACATACTTTAGTAGCTCTAATAAGCATTATTCTAAGTTTGATTAGTAGTTCTATATTAGATGAGAAAGTTAAATCGGTCTTACTACACTCCGCTAGAGATTCACTAGCTTTAGTAGTAAGCTTTTCTATATTCTCTCCAAGTTCTTTTATTTGTTCAGATACTTCGTCATCTTCTGAACAAACTTCTTCTACTATCGAAACTTTAGGTATTTCTTTGCTTACTTTTTTCTTTTTCTTTTGTTTAGTCTCGGTATCATCTAAAACGCTTTTCTTAGGCTTACCGTTCTTATTTAGAATATGTCCTGTACGAATAAGCATGAAAAAATATTACCTTCCATAGGTTTCTTTAACCACGTTTACATACGGTTCAGGATACACTTTGCTAAGATAATCAATAACATCTTTGCGTGTAGTGTCCATAGCATCGCCAGCGGATTCAACCTTGATTAGATTTGTACATGCATGAGCACTGATCTTAGCTTTTGACTCAAACCCATCTTCTTTAATGCAAATGCTAAGTACATTATTTTCATTTGCTTCAACCTGCGCAACTTCCATAAAGGGTGTAAATTCACGACTACCCTCCTGAGTTGATGCATTTAATCCAAAGAAACGTACATAGTCCCCCGGCTGAGCATCACGGGTAATAATGAATTTATCAGGCTGAACCCTAAAACGAGTGTCCGTACTGGCTAACATAGTAGCCTGTAGAATATCTTCCGGATTTTCATCATTGGCGCGAACATAAAATTGCTGTCCACCAATATCTCTACGTTCCCATACTTTATTAAGCTGAGTATCCATAAATGTTGTAGCGGTGATCATTGACATAATATCATCCGTTTCGCCATTTACAGGTAGAGTAATGAGATTAGTGGAACTAGCACATACACTAGCATAATAAATATCTTTATCAGAAGTATCTACGGGAGTAAAAGAAGCAAGGAAAGGCTGTAACTTAAACTGTGTAGAATGCTCGACACATGATTTAGCAACCATAGGAGAAATAGGACGTGTACTTCCTAGGATAACCCTAGCACTGTGTTCCCCTAAAGGATAGAAGGCGGCAATCCATGTATATTTTGTACCTGCACTTTTGTAGGCACTGGATTCAATCCGTTCCATTTTAGTGTTAATGCGGTCAAAAATATTTTGTCCATGTGAAGATTTACGCTTAATCATAATATAATTATCTCCATTTAAAAAAGTTAATACCATTTAAAGTTCATGAACCAGTTTCTACCAAGAATTGCACTAGTCCTCTTAGAGAGTCCGGGATAATACCCTCCAATTGAAGGTAAGGTAATATTTAAATATCCCATTGATTGACTATTCTTAACTATCTGATTTTTTACATTTACAAAACTTCCAGTTAATCCATCCCAAATCCTTCCTAATTCGGATTCAATAAATCCTGTTCTATCCACTTCTAGCGTAACGGGTTGAGACGAGAAGTTAAATGTAGAATCAGCCTCAGCTAGAAACTGCGCACGTAGAGCACTGTATTTTGCAGCTTCCAATAACCAATAGGTGAGATTAGCAATAGGATTCATGACTGTTTGAAAATCCTTTAGTGTATAGCTTGTCAACAGTCCAATTCCGTTGATAATCTCTATTCCTCTTTTAATGTGGAAGCATAAATCAGAATCCCTATAGCCTTGATAGGTATCTACTCGCTTGGCTACTTTATCCAGATACATTCTTAGATCAGAAATACGCTGCATTTCCCAAAGAGTAGCACAATGTATAACTTGAGCTAAAATAATTTCATGAGTATCTTCATATCTCCATAATAAGATATATTCGCTACCTCCTGAAAGTATTCCAACCGGAATAGTATAGGAATAGATAAAGTAATCATTATAAATACTACTTTTTTTAGCCGTTGCAGTAAATAATGACTCTTCACTATTTTCTGCAAAAATACCCAATTGAACAGATTCTACATTTCTGTTGACAGGTATACTAACAAAAGTAGGAATTTGAGGAAGCGTTAACTTCTGTAATTCCTTTGCGTCTGTTATATCATAATCTGGATTCGCTACATCAAAAGTTTCCTGTAAAACATACTTATTTTCAAGAGAATCCACCATTTCCCATGAAATACGGTACTGTCTATCTCCATCACTTAAAACCGCATGTACAGGCATAGTAAAAGAGGCTTTATATACTTTATGTTGCTCATCATAAGTACCTACACCGCCTGTAATGAAGTCTTGATTAGGGTCTAATATCTGAAATTGGGGATATAAACTATTATCCCCGGATATAATAGGTTCGCCTAAATCATTTAGGAAGGATGCAGTAACTTCCACTTCTTGACCTTGAAAAATCAGTCTAGGAATCATTTTTTACGAAATCCTCCCTTTTAAATTCTTTATTGGACGATACCTGTAATTCGGGAGGAATTGCAGCTAATCCAGTTAGAGTATCTACATAAATAATGTCCATTATAGCAATATCTTTTCCTTTAGGGAAACGTGCTATATATGTAAATACTTCTATTCCAAGTTTTCCACTTGGAACCCCCTCTTTTAATTTAATCTGTTTTCTTTTAGTACTATCATCGCTTATTTTCATAAGTTTTTGTATTTTTCCACTACTAATAGTACATATAATTTCACCAATATAGAAACGTTTATCTTTAGGTACAAATACTACTCTGCTATCAGCATTAGTAAGCATGTATCCAGATACGATAGCATTGCCTAATTTAAGGCTACCATAGGGAACTCCCGTTTCCGTTACGCCTTTTCTTTTCCAATTAGGGTATTTAGAATAATCTGGTTCCTTACTAGAAAGGCGTTGTTCCTGTGTAGAAATTATTCTTTTTTCTTCTTCATCACTTAATGATTTATTTACGGATACCGAGTTTTTATCCTCAGAATCTACATTTATTCTTTTGAGAAAAGATGGATAAATATCACCATCTAAACTCTCTTCTTTTGTCCTTGCTATTTTTAAGCCAGTATCTCTTAATTTTTTATCTAGTATTTTAGCCTTTTCTTTTTGTCTATTTTCGTTAGGCCATTCTTTCTTTTCTAGAGTATCAGAGTCATAAATAGTTGTACTATCCGCTTGAATATAAATAGGTTGGGTAGTTACTAACATCTACATCCATTCTCCTATTGATTTTCTTAACTCTTCCATAAATTTAGAATTATCTATTTCCGTAGGGGCATCATTACTAATATTAGTATTATTAGATAATGAAATCTCTTCTGTAGTTGCGCTATCTTCGGCCTCGGGTAATTCTTTTACTTTGGAAGGCATTACTTTGAACGTTACAAATACATAAGCCCCTTTAGGCTGTATTTTTTCTATTGTTAAAGAAGAAGGAATAGTACCAGCTATAAGAGCCATTTCCTTAATCATTATTCTAGATACACTAGAATTTATTTCCCCGTTGGGAGAGAATTTTAACTTCTTTAAGGGAATTTTTGCTGTAATTAAGGAACCGTCACTAGTTATAGTTATATTCTTATCTTTGAAAAAGATTAGTTTTTGATACAGCTTTTTTCTTCTAGTTTCAGGATCTCCATGAGGAACTCCTGTAAATAAAGTAATATTGTATCTTCTGGCTAAAAAGGATAATACATTCTTAATATCTTTGCCATTTTTAATGGCATACATTTTAGGGGCTGATTGAGGCCGTATAATATCCTCTACAAAGGTTATCATGGTTTCCCCAAAACGTTCAGTATTATCTATTTTATCAGTAGATCCAATATTTTTTACATCCTTTAAATCAATTCCTACCATTAAGTAAATGTCTATTGTATTTCCATCAATGGTAGGAATATTATCCATAGGAGTAAAAGAAGCAAATCTTATATTTCCGTCAGGTAAAATGTCCATCATGTATTTAACTTCTTTAACAGCTAGTTCTGGTGCTGTTTCTGCATTTGCAGATACCATAGCACTACGAATTAACTTATGTAAAGTAACGATAATGGGATTTCCCTTTGGGGTGAGATATACAGGACGTTGATCTTTAGCTACTTTGGTAATCAATTCCTTAGCCGAATTCTGTGATTCTTTACATGATTCTACCAAGGACGCAGTATCATTTATAAGCTTTTTCGCTGATTTATGATCTCCAAATCTAGACTTTACCTGTAAATGTAGATCCTGTGCATCTTTAGTTAGCTCGGATGCCTTTTGTAAGGCACCTAGCTTTTCTTCTAAGGAAGAAACTACACTATTTAAAGATTTTTCATCTTGAATAGGAGCCAACAATGCATTATTTGCATTTCTCTTCTTCTTTTTGGAATTTTCTGCGTCTTGATTAAAACTATACTGTGAAAAGGTACTTGAATTTTCCTCTGGATCATCCTCAGAGTTTCTTTTCCTCTGTCCCTTATACATTGTCCACAGGTTGTTTAGATATGATTTAAAAGATGAATCTTCCCTCCGCAGTTCCTTTAATCTCTTTTGAAAATTGCTCATAGCACTTATTAAGTCAGATCGGTTTGCTGCGGAAATTGTTGATCGTCGTTTAGATATTACCTCATAAACAGAGAATGCTTTGTTTATATTTGAGATAACTTCTTCTTTTATATTAAACATAATCCTGTTCCGTTATGTTAATATTTTACAGAAAGAGAAGTAATTATAGGTCATAGTAATGCAATCCGGGTAAAATATATTCCTTAGCAGTAGCGCGACTAGGGAGCATATAATAATTTTCAAAAGTACGAACTAGTCGTGCTTCACAATCTAAGCTAACCGGAACTTCAAGAGGCTTATTTACTACAACGCTATTGATTCTCCAAATAATTCCATCCTTCGTTACAAAAACTGTAGTCGCGTCTACTCCTGAATCAGCGGCGAAGTTTGCTGAAACAGTCGAGTTGCGTTCATTTTGAACGCTTAGTTCACCAGTATAATTATAGGTATAATTAGGTAAGTCTACTGGTATTAGCGTTTCTGCAACTATAAAATATAGATTTAAACAAAAGAAAGTAGGAATATTTATATCTTCTTTTATACCCGCGTCAGTAGCATCACTCTCATCACTACGCGGATCAAAAGTATACATCTTAGATGAATCAACATTTAAATGCATTGTAATAAGTATTCTTTTACCTGCATAGTTTCTAATAGATTCGCGTGTGAGGGGTTCTTTATTAGTTCCTATATATAAACTATATTCAGGAACTCCGTTTCCCCACTTGGTAGTTAGAGAATAGACTTCATCGTAGTATTTAGGAATAGTTAAGAACCACGAAATATCACCAGAAGCAATGCAAGGTATACTCCAAGGGCTTCCTTTTTTAACAGGATTTTCCTTAGAAGATACGATATTTCCCGCATGTAAACTTTGAAGAAAAGTACCTTTTAATCCGAACCCACCTATAAATCCAGAACCAGAGCAAAGAGGACAGAACTCTTCATTACTCAAAACTTGTAGATTTCCAGTCATAAGGAAAGAACGTAGGTCTAATATGGCATTCTTTTCTTTTGAAAGTTCTTGAGAATTTCTAGATTTAGAACAAGTACATTTAGATCCGCTCTTTAACTCTTTCCATACTTCAACTAAATTATTCCTTTCTACACTAACTGCGTTAGCCATTTCCTGTGATGCAACCTGTATCATATCTTGGCTTCTCTTGTAGATCTCAGGCAAAAGATGCGCGTTTCTGGCGTTAGGTTTTCCCACAGGAAACGCACTTATGTTAGCTGTTGCTAATGTTTTTGTTTGAACTGTCATGAGAAAACCTCTAAATAATATACATAGAAAATACAAAAAAGGGGAAGATGGAAAAACTCCCACCTTCCCGCCTTTACGTGAAATAGCAACAAACTAATTATTTTACTTAGAGCCGGGTTTATTTTTGTAACCCTTTTTTCCGTAGAATTTACGTCTAGTTTTCCACGCTTCTTTAAGAATTTTTTTACGTTCCGCTTTCGTCAATGCTTTCTTCATTGCTAGAGAACGCTTTCTACTCTCGGAAGCTGGAATCTTTTTAGCACGTCTAGCGCGAGTAATGTTCTCTTTTTCTAGAACTCTCGCACTCTTTGCTTTTGATTTAGCTGTTGCCTTCTTTTTTGGAGTAGCCATAAGCTACCTCCTTAATAATAAATTGTTATCTCCTGTTGTCTTGCAAATTAATAACAACAGGAGATAACATAATTATTTATTACTTCTTCTTTCTAGGTCTTCCGCGTTTCTTAGCACGCTTTTTGCCGGGCTTCTTCGGGCCGACAAAATCTACGCTACTTTTATAGCGTCTGGAACGTACCTTATCTGACGGACGACCTCTTTTACCCTTCGGGCCGGGCTTATTCTTATAGCCTTTATATCCGTAGCGTTCTCTACGTGTAGCCCAAGCTTTCTTAGCCGCCTTTTTACGTCTAGCTCTTGTATATCCAGCCATGATGAAAACTCCTTATAGGGAATATTAAGCGGTCTTAGCGCGACGACGATTAGCCGCTTTAGCCTTAGCTGTACGCTTAGCACCAGTCTTAATACCCTTAAGCTTAGGAGCGGCCTTCTTACGAGGCCCCTTCGGGCCGGGCTTATTCTTATAACCCTTTTCACCATATGCAGCGCGTCTAGTCTTCCACGCCTTCTTAGCAGCCTTCTTACGCTTTTCAGTCGTATATCCGGCTTGCTTCATTTTCTGCCCACGCGCCTTAGTTGTACTTTCCGGAGTCTTAGCGGCCTTCTTAGCACGGGTCTTATTGGCCTTCTTAAGTTCAGAAGCACTCTTTTTCTTAGCCATATTATTTCTCCATTATAAAGAGGAATAAAGGTATTCAAAATCTTTATTAAGCCCAAATAAAGAAGCCTTGCCGATAAAATAACTGCCTATATGTTAGGTAGTTAATTTTTTAGCTAATGATTGTAATCGGGCCGCTTGTGCAGAGTTCAAAATTGGGCTTAAACTCATTGCATTCAAGCTAGCTGCGATACTTAATTTAGATAACAGGGCTGGATTTTCTTCTCCTATAGCAACCGCTTGAGAAGCTATTACTTGTGAATACATAATAGAACGCTGTGCCCGATTATCTAATAATCCACCATTAGCCGATTTTATAAAGGTACTATCTGTGGAAGCTCTAAACGCCTTTTTATTCCTTCCAATTACCTGATATTTGGTATTAGCAGGAATTACATAAACCTCATCAAGAATATCCTTTACCTGCATTTTATTGTTATTCTCGTCTATAGATAGAACGGTAACAACACTATACTGAGGTAAGAGTATTTCTCTCTGATTAGGTGCTTTTATATCGTTTAGAACTTTAATATAAAAACCCGGTTTAACCATCTTGGTTCTCCTCTACCTTTATACATAAAGCTGTATGTATACTAGCAAAAGGGAACCTTTTTTCACTCCCTATTCGCTGTATATTATTAGCGAGTGATTAACGGAAACAGAGTTCTACAACCACTAAATCTAGCGTTTCTGCACCATTATTCGTAACTCTTAAATATAGAGGATATTCGTTACTTGGAAAATCATCCTCGTATACAAATGGCATATCTTCAATATGAAGAAAACGCTTATCTGTTACGTGAACATCACAAATAACGCTAGCAGGGTGTAAATCTGCTACATCCCCAGATTCTTGAGCTAAGGAAACGTCTAAATCCGTACCTTTAGAAAAAACCCTCATAGACCAAAATATACCTGATCTATTGTTAGGAATACCTACTTCAATTGTTTCATTTGCATCTACTTTAGGAATACGTACCTTGATAAATCCGTAACGAGTATCCCAAGAAACCATCCCTAATGATTGCAAAGAACAGCCATTTTCTAGAGGTATAATATGTTTAGGTGTTAAATTTACACCTACAGGACTTGCTAACCCTGAAATAGACATTTATTCACCCTCTGTTGTATTCTTCTTTACATTCTTTATCCTAGTATGCTTTGGATTCAAGTTAACCTCACCGCTTCTTCCATTAACATTATTTACATAAGATGCACGTTCAACCTTGATTTTTTCAAATGAATTTGATGAAATCATTTGGTTATCATCCACACTAATAAGTGTAATAAAATATCTACTAGGTGTAAACTCTACAACCTTGGGAAATACTTTTACATCTCCATCCTTGAATCGGATAGTTACACTCTTAGTTTGGACGCTCTTATCTTCAAAAATCATATTTTTTTGCATCTTTTAAGATCTCCTCAATAGGGTCAGGAACATAGGGTTCATATTTTGTCTTTTTCTCAAACATCACTGAACGGACATAGCCACGATTAATGTCAAAGAAACTCCTAGAATATCCTTTTACAGGTTTTTTAGACTTAAAGGAGTACTTTTCAATATTATTAAACCATTTAGTGTTATCACACCTTTTTTTAGGTGTACATAATCCTCTATCTTTTAACACTGAACCAGCACCGCCGTTATATGCAGCGAGCATCATAGCAGTACGTTCTTTTTCATTGGAAGCAAATTTGAAATAAGCCCAATTTTGTTTTTGTAGAAGAACTAAAAATTTCAACTGGCATACAGGATCAAATCTATTTTCCCAAGTCCAGTCTTTAAGTTCAGTCTTGTACTTATTTCTCATTTCCCTCCACATATTCATAGTCTCTTTACCATTTTTATAAGTAATGGTAGTTTGACCTAATCCAAATCCATACTCTCTGTATGTTTTTAGTTCTGTTTTTGGATTCCAACAACGTTTATCCTTTAGTCCATAACATGTCTCTATTTCAACTTGTCCCGCTAGCACAGAGGGATCTGGAAATGTAGGCCAAATAGAAGCAATAGCTATCCATAGGGCTGGCATGTATTTTATGGCTAAAGTTGGTATAAATGCGGAGGCCGCCATTTTAAATATTCCTTAGTTCATCCAAGAAAGAACAACACCCATAGAAACGGACATGATAACAATCATGCTAACATATACAGCCGCCGCTCCATATGATGTCTCTACTGCTTTGTTGTAGACTTCACTTAAATCTACATGAGGACAAAGAACTCTACGAATCAAAGTAGCAAATCCACAGATAATAAACACAATTCCAAGCCCCGACCACAGAGCTTTAATTGTATCCATATCTTGAGCAATAAAGAATAGAATGGAGCCAGTTATACAGGGAAGAACTACACGACCATCAAATACGGATTTAACATAGTTAACAAAGGCATCCAAATACTTTTTAAAATTCATTTTACTTTCCTTCTTTTTCTTTTGTAGTTAAGGATGTTTCGTAACAAGAGACAATAGATTCTAAAGTAGAGGAATAAGTGATAAGAGCATCTAGGTTAAACTGATTCCTATCTATGTCAGAAATGGAAATAAATGGAGAATTAATAGTATATAATTTAGGTCGTTCAGGTTTTTCTGCACAGAGTATCTCAGGTAATGTTTCTACTGGAACATATTTTATTACCTCATTGTTTTTCTGACACCCGCTTATCAGAAATACTACTATTCCAATAACTAATACTGTTATTGTAGATTTGCTGATACTTTTGCTGCGTTGTGTTAAACTTAGTAGATTCATTACTACTACCCTTATTTTCCTTATTATCTGTATTTACAGCATTAGTATTACTATTATTTTCGTAACTGCTTAATAAATCCAATAAAACTTCATGCCTCTCTTTAAAAGAATCTATGGACTTATTACATAATTCTCTTTCATTAAGAAGAAGTTTATTAGCTTCTTTAATTCTATCTTCGTAAGATACTTTATTTTTCGCAATAGTATCTGAAAGAAGAACATTATTATCTTCACTAGTTTTTAATGATGTCGATAATCTTTCTATTTCTGCTTTATACTCTTTTATATCTAATCTAAGGTTATAATTAACTAAAACAAGTATAATTATCCCCACTAAAATAATTATATTTACTACCTTTTTAACTTCTTCCATAATAATCCTTTTATAGCCCGGAACTTAGGGGCTTGAAAACAAAATATGCAACTAATTGAGTTAAAATACTAGGGGCCGCTTTTTCTAGAAGACTTAAAGATTTATCAATAAGAGATTTATCTTTTTTCTCCATTCCTTTACTTAAATCTGCAACGGCAGCATTCTCTTCTGGACTTGCATTCTTCAATTCAAATCCTTTCAGAGCCCCTTCTTGGATAATAAACATAGTAGTTGTATTATTATCACCTTCTTGGATGTTAACATCACGCCCTGCGGATACAATTCCTACGGTAATGGACATATGTATATTTTCCTTATTTAATAAAAGCTAAAATAAGTCCAGTTCCCTCATCCAAATGATCTTCCATAGCAATTCCAAGAATATGCACAGCCAAGGGATTAGAGGAGTCACAAGATATAGCATATCCCATGCTTGAAGGAACTAAAATATCCCCTTTATGTACAATTCCCTTTACTCTAGTTCTTACTCGTCCCTTAACGCCTATTGGTTGCCATTTTTTGTCTTTACTTTTTTCAGAGTTAATGCAAACTCCGGGATTTTCGGAAACTACACCTAAAGGAATATCATTAATGCTTTCGGTATGAGAAACTTCTACATCTGAGCTACTACAAATCTTAACTACTGTTCCAATAGGAAGTTCTCCACCTGTTTCAAAATATTCAGCATAGTCAGCATAATAGGTCTGTAGAGTAGTACCCTGAATAGTATTTGTAACAGAGAGATTAGTAAAGCCAGCACTTGTATAGTTAATGTTAGTTCCACTTAAACTGGCAATAACACCAGTATTATTCACATTCAAGGTAGCAGTAGTTACATTACCTGCTGCGGAAATATTTCTAGTTGCTTTTACATCTAACCCTTGAACAATATTTGTGGAAACAATATTTGAAGTAGCAGATATACTACTACAGCTAATTGCTTGAACTACTGTAGATCCAGTAACGACAATAGATGCAGGAATAGTTAGAGCATTGATCGTACAGTTACCGGATACAGTCAGTTCATTTGTATCTATAGTAGAGGTTGAAGATAAACTTTTTGTAGAAATTTTATTTGTATTCGTTAAATTAGTCGTTGTAAGAGTCGTAATATTACCTATTCCAGAATATACACCAGCCCAACGTCTATTAGATTGTCCGATATTTCCCTGATTATTTCCACGAGGAACTATATTACGAGTTCCAGATACCCAACCATTTAGGCCGGGCATAATGAGATCACCGTCATATGCCCACATATTAACGGTTTCAATGTACCCTAATCCAGCATCTAGAATCCAGTTATTTTTACCATCATCGAAACGGAAAGTATAGGTGATAGCTTTTAATTGAAGTCTGAATCTTTCAGTAGATCCATTTACATTATTTCCATTACCGTCAACTAAGCAGTTCGCCAAGTCAAAATGATATGCAGCGTCAACAATAGTAACAGGCATACCATTAGTAGGATTTTTAGGCAGGTAAATGACTACTTGCCCTAACGTAGTATCTACATAGATAACTTCCCCACCCTGACTATAATAGGGACTTTTGCTAGGATCTATGTTAATAACCTGACTACCCGTTCTGAATACTTTAGAAGGGTCTAAATACGCGCTTAATCTAGTAGACATGAATTACATACCTCCAATATTGGCAGTTCCGCCCTCAGAAGCATTCGGAATCGGGCCTTCAAAAGAACCGTAGAATCTACCACCAATGTTTAGCATCCAAGTTTTCCTTGTAGGATTGTAGAAAAAATCTACATGAGCACCGGGCATATCAATTTGAAAATCATCTGCAATATTATCTATTGTTGCTTCCCCGTTACGTCTAACAACAATTTCTTTTCCTACATAGTTACATGCTTTTCCCACGTCCATAACTGTTACACGGGTTCCTAGCTGTAATTTAGTGTTAGGCAGATCTATATAAACAGCGTTTGTTCTAGAATCTACAAAAATAGTATCACCCATATTAGCATAATAGTTATTATTGATTGTGACGGACTGTACCGCTCCAGTAACTAATTTACGTATATCTTGGTGAGCATTAGGATCAACGTTGTGATCAGCTACTTCTTGGGCTTGTGTATATTTAAATACGTATAAATCAGTCATATTCAAGTTCTGAATACTAATCTGTACGCGGAATTTTGTACTACCCGCAGGGTCATATTGCGCGTCGCCGTCAATAGCACAAAAGGCTAAGAGAAATTCTACTCCATTATTATCTTCGGCAATAACATATAATTCACGAATATATTTTTCACTGGCTGTTTGTTGAGGAGGAATTTCACAGATAAATTCAATAGTATTAATAGATTTTACAATACGTGAAGAAATAGGTGCTCTATACCATGTTGCTTCCATGCTAGCATAATCTCTAGTAACATCGTATAAACCTACATTTTCACTTACTGCAAACGCTTTAGGATAGATATGCCATCCTTCATTATGGGCAGCTTCAATACTTTTAGACAGCCCTTCGTTAGTAATTACGCCTTTTAAAACACTCATATTATCCTTCCTTTTAAAACAATAATATATTTACCCTATAGATAGTCCTTACACTAAGTTATATCATAATCTGTCTTCTAGAGTATCGTTTTTAGTAAGTTATTATATAATCTGCATATAAAAATACCACATAGAAACGTTAATTCCTATGTGGTATCTTATTATAAACTAGTATTCATTACATGATAATCTTATTAGGATTATCCCATTTCGGGTCATCCCATTGAGGATTATATGCACCATCGTAATACGGATATACATTATTTCCGTATATTTCCTGTATAGATCTAACGTTTGTCTTATCTACAGTAAACTTACTAAGTAACTCCGTACTTGATAAGTGATCCAATGCAGGTAAAGCATAGTTGGATTGGTCATCTACCGATGCTTCCATAATAGCAATCTCGGTCTGTAAATTTACAGGCAGAGACTCCTTAATACTTGGATTTTGGTCAAGTATTGCTTTAAGTATCTTAGTAGTTACATCAAGCTGAATATCCATATAATCAAGCTTGTCTTCTGGATGAATGGAATCACGCATCCACATACGTCTATCTAGCTTATCAGCTACTTCCATATACTTATTAAAGGCGGTATCACCCAGAACAGAAGTCGCTTTAACGATTTTACTAAAGTTCGTACTATTATGCGTAAATTGCATATTAGAAGTGGGAGTATAGCGAGAAAGAATGTAATATTCATCGGCATCTGTTCTCCACAAAACCACTTCTTCATTAGGTCTGCACATAGTACTATGGAAGTAATTATTTACAAAAGAGTTATCGTAAACATTACCATCTTCATCAAAATTCGCAAACATTGTCATGTTATCCGTACCTACTACAGTATAACGTACATGTTTTTGAATTTTATCTAGACCAATAGTAACATCGTATCGGAAGAAATCCTTTCCAGTATTACCATATCTCGCAATATGCAAAGAATTTCCATCGTCAGATAAGTTAATTGTATAAGGGGTAGAACTTCCTGACGATATTTGAGAACGATAGAACGGTTTAATATTATAAGACATAACTTTAATATCCTCCTAGCGGATATTATCGGTTATTCATCCTCTTCCTTGGCGTCTCTAATAGAGAACGAATAATCCATGTGGTTAAACATGATTTTTTTACCATTCATATTCCAATCACGCTCAAGTAGCATATTAATAACTTCCTGAGCCTGAAATCCCCCTTGAATAAAAATGGTAGCAGGATTAGGACTTGGGCTAAAACTACCTGAGAAGTTTTCTTTATATCCCCAAATATCTCTTCCTACTATCTCCTCATTGTCGATAGGTGCAGTAAACCATGAATATCCACCACAACCGCCAGTTACATAAGGCATAGATAAATCTTTGCAAATATCTGCAACTAAGAGTTTACTATCCCCGTCTGTAGTATCACAAACAATATCTGTTTTATTAGAGCAAATAATCTGTACACAATTATCTTTACTAATAGCTTCTTTGTAAGTGACAACGCTAGCATCTGGGTTAATATCTTTAAGACGTTCGGCTATAACGTCTACTTTATATTTTCCCAAAGTAGAGTCTAGAGCACAAATCTGGCGATTCTTATTAGATTCTTCAATTACATCTCCGTCAACTAAAATAAATTTCCTGACGCCAGTTCTAGCAAGAATTTCGGCTACTACGCAACCTCCGCCGCCAAGACCTAAAATACATACAGTCTTTTTAGATAGTCTATAAAGAGAATCGAGATTATACGTATTTTCAAGACGCTCAAACATTGACATAGTAGTTTTCCTTCCTTGCATAGAATATTTCGGTAAATTTACAGAAATGCGGTTTGTAATCAATAGAATCTAATACCGTTTTACAGAAGTGCGGAAACATATTACATGCATGGCACTTCATAAAGAAATTACAGGAAATACATTTAGAAGATACAGGCACCTCTTTAAGCACATATCTCTTTTTCCAGTCCTTAATATGACAGATATTATAATGTCCTGTCATATCTCTAGTAACTGTACCATCTAATAAAATTCTAAGTTTTGGTTGAACATTTAGAATTCCACAAGGATGGTAGTCGTCAAATTCTGGTAAATATTCCTGTTCTTTCTCCGGCGTTATCATTAAATACCAATCTATAGGTATACTACTATAAGCAGGATTTAACGATACAAGATTTTCATAGAAATGAGGTTCATTGCTATGCGGATAAATATTATGGGTTACTACTATTTTGGAAGTATAGGAACCTAGTGTTTTCATTAGGTTTTCATACTGCCTAAATGAAACTGTCTTGTTCTTCTTAAGGTAAGAAAAGTCAATAGTGTCAAGGGTTAAGGCAATAGTAGCAATCCTGTCGAAAATTGAGGTATCGTAGGTAACTCCATTTGTATGGAGTACATAATTTATATCAGGATATACATCCATAATAGTATGTAAATAATCAGGCTTAAGAATAGCCTCTCCTCCAAAAAATACCACATTTCGAGGTTCTAGCTTATCTATAGCCATTTTAACATAATCAAAAGGTATTACTTCATTCTTTCTCTCTGTACCTAAATAGCAACCATTACACCTAATACTACAGCTATCCGTAATATGTATTGAAATGGTATCATTATTAGAATATCCCTGCATGATCCTCCACCTCAATATTGAGAGTAAGATTACTACTAAAGGATAAGTTCTGTAAAAAGTACAGAAAATCTTTTATTTTATCTTTGTTTACATCCTCTTTTATCAAGAGATGCAAGTTAACTATTGCTTTATTTTCTTCATCTGCTTTAGCTAAATCCGTAATTACTTTATACAACGAATCAGTACTTTCTGATAAGTTTAAGGTGACTTCTTCCTGCAAGGCATCCTTCATAAATGTTCTAAATTCATAAATGGTCTTATTAAGATATTCATTGCACTTATTATCAAAGAAGAAGCACGTTGTAGGAGTTACCTCAAAATCGTCAGGAATACCTGCCTTATCATAATCTACACCTTCAATAATATTCCCAATAGAATTTACTTTCTTATCAAGGGAATGTTCACACATATAACATGTTCCGTCTGTATCAATAGCAATACTAGGATTACCATCTTCAACATATCCAGAACAATATTGCTGGTCTAAATGAATTTCAGGAATAAATACAGACAGATTAGTTAATCTTTTAAAATAAGTAATACGAGGATCTTTGAAGTCATTAAATATTCTAGTGCAAATATCCTTGCATTTGTCAATATCCGAATTGGAATCAAATTGCTTACAACCACAGGTGTAACGTAAAATAATATTAGACGCTGGATACTTAATAAATTCTTTCACTGAATCGTATAAAGAATCCAAAGTATCTGAGGTAGTCATTGTTTGAATAGCAAAATTGATACCGTAATCGACTAGTAATTGCAGTTGATTCTGAATTTTATCCAAGGATTTAGGATATCCAGTTAAACCGTCTACACTAACAACTACACAGTTATAATACTTACGATACCTATACAGCATTTTAGCTATTTCAGGAGTAAGTAACTGTAAATTGGTCATAATCTGACCACTGTAACAGTTGTTTATTCTCTTATGGTGTTTAAAAATTTCTTCCATAAGATCGGGACGTAAAAGAGGTTCTCCACCGTAGATAACAAGTTCCTGAGTTGAATTTCTCTGATAAATAAAATCCAAAGATTGCTGTAGAATAGCGGGAGTGATGTCATTGCCTTCAAATTGTTCAAAACAATAAGGACAACGTAGATTGCATTTGTGAGTCAGGTAAATACTTGCCATTCTGAAATTCATAATATCTTCCTTTTAAATATTTTCTAAGTAGCCTTTGCACAAAAGCTTTTCTTCATTAGAGAATGAATTATAGTAATCAATTCCTCTTTCTCTAAGAATCTCAATTGAATCTGTATCTAGATTACCTAGAACATGAGTGTTATTCCATGCGCAAGGAACTACATCTTTATTGGAAAGAACAACTAATCTATATTTACCTGCACTACAGGGATGACTTGGAGGTATAATGCAGTCTTTTATTTTACCAACAGTTCTAATATTAAGATTGCGGTGATTCTTATAACAGGACTCTATGATAGGTATCATATTATTATAATCAACTTCTTGTTTCTTATTATAAATCATGGGAGAAACTAAGAAGTTACGTATACCATAATCCTGATAAAATATCATCATATCGTCTACAAAAGAACTCATTGTATAGGAATTAACAACTAAAGCAACACAGGTATTATCAGGATTAACAAATTCTAGATTTCTCTTAATATTTTTAAAAGATTCAAGAGTTGACTTAGTTACCTGATTATGAATTTTATATCTTAAGGATGGAATATTAGCAGTAATAGAAACATTCTTATTTACTAAATAATATAAATCTTCCTTTGTCCAGTTGGATAAATTCGTGTTTAGTGAAATGGGGCAAGTTTCTCTATCTATGTAATAGAAAACTTTTTCCTTTGCTAAACTAGGCTCTCCACCCGAAATTTTCCCGTGTGTTTTAGGTATAGATAGTATCTTATCTAGATCTGAATAAGATAACGAGTGTTCTCCATAACTTCTCCATGTTTTACAACAGAAAGAACACCTCTGATTACATTCATCTGTTATCTCGAAAAACAGGGATAGTTCATACATTATGCGTTTTTCTCCAATAAACTATACTGGTCATCATATTTAGCTTGTATATTACGGATTCTATTCTTGTCACTAAGCATGAACTTAATATTTTCTAACTTACCCCTTGTTAATATATTATCCACCTGCATTGTTTCCAATAGAGGCAAAACGTTGGGAGAATTAGCCTGTATATCAGCTTTAACGTCAGGAAGTGCATTGAGTAGATGCTTAATTACTTCTAATAGAACATCAACTTCAATGTCCAGCATAGGCAATGCTCTGAACATCAAGTCCTTTCTATAATTAGCTGTCAATTTCAACAAATCCCAAGAATGGAGCCATCTAGCTTCACATTCAGGATCAGCGGAATTTTCTTTTAACCATTTTGAGTGGGGATCATCCCCTTGCTTAATAACATCAAAGTTATCAGTGAGGGGGTGAATATTTGTACCTTGTCCTAAAATAAATACTTCTTCCGCCTCTGTTTTCCAAACAGTAATATATATTTTCCAAGTAAACAGTAAGCTAAGAGTAAAAATATCTTGGAAACTACCTCCATAGGGAATATCTAATTCTTCGGTATTAGATACCATAGTTTGATTTCTCACGTTTGAGAAATAGACAAAATACCTAACATAGGATTTAAGTTTAGTTGCATCAATAACAACTTCACTAGATATATAATCATCTGCATCAAAAGGAGAACTAAAAGTTAGGACATTATTTATTAGAGATATATGATATCTATTATTTATATCTTCATAATTCTTATTTTTATCATAAATACAAAATTTCATTTTAATAATCCTACTATAATTAATGAGAATAACTAAGACAGTTCTGACACCCTTGACACTTCTGACAACCACACTGAGAACATTCTGTTTGACACCCTTGACAAGACTGACAAGATTGACATGAATATGATTGACATGTTTGGGTTTGACATGCTTGGCAGGTTTGACATGTCTGACAGGACTGACAAATTTGTGATTGACAGGACTGACAGCAATCAGCATTTACTGATTGACAGCAATTATTAGAAAAGGAAGTTTCTAGTTTATTAATTGCTGTTCTTATAGTTGTTATTGTAACCTTTTGTACTTTTGTTCCTTTAGCAGGTACACTAGCATTAGTAATGCTAACTTTAGATTTGGAAGATAATGTACTTAGGCTAGAAATAGCTCCAGATACATCACCCGGTACTACTTTACCCATTTTATTTATCCTATATAGGTAGTATTAATGAGATCTCGAACAGTCACATACCGTACACTCACCTGAGCATTGAGTACAATTACTACATTGTAGTTGGATTTCGCAAGTCTGGCATGTTTGGGTTTGACAGGTTTGAGTTTGGCATGTTTGACAAGACTGACAAGATTGACATGAATAGGACTGACAAGATGATGATTGACAGGTAGTGGTCTGACAAGATTGACAGCAATTTGAAGGGTCACAATTACCGCAGTTATCTACATTGGTAACATAAGTATTTAACTTAGTAATTGCGGCATTAATTTCATTAATATGAATTTGTTTTACAATATTGGATGAATCCCATGTGGTTGCAGTTATAGGCCCATTTGCCATTTATTTAACCTCCCTTCCATCTGTCTTTTTATCTTTCTTATATTTCAGATAAGTTTCAATTACGGGAGTGAAGAATGCTTTTTTAAGAGGGCAATATGTTTCTTGGCGTATTTTAGGAGTCATCATAGGACAACCTCCATAGCAAATGGCATATGCAGGGCATTTCATGCAGGTTTCTTTATTACTTCTAGTAGAATCAAAAGAAAGTATTTTGTCTAAATAATCAAAGTAATCGCTATAGATTGTTCCTACTTTTATCTCTGTATTATGGCAAGCATAGAGATTACCTTGTAAGTCTAAGTTTAGAGTGGAATACCCATTTCCACAGTAAGGATAATTAGTTCCTTCCTGTAAGATTCCGTCTCCACTCCTGTAATTAATTATGTCTATTAGAGAACCAATATATACGTCATACAAACAATTATCTAAAGTAGGGTCTTTCTTTATTCCTAAATAGTTTTCTGTCATTGTTTTCATTTGATTAGCTATTTTATCGCAATCAAAATCAAATAAACTCCTATCACGAATCCCCATATCAAATAACTGATCCATGTTTAAATAAACATTGTTCCCATGAATTGCACTATATTCATTAGAGAAGGGAATACATGCTTCAATAAAATCTCGGGGATAGCTGTAAGCACTAGCTACTCCAGTAATACTAAATCTTTTTAATTTCAAGAATCGTTTCCTTAAAATGGGATCGTTTAGAACATCGCACGTTCTAGTAAATGACGTATTATATCCATCCCATGATAAAGAGAACTGGAAGTCATACAAATTAAAAAATCTTACCATCTTATCAGTAAGAGCTTTACCATTTGAAATAACACTATAATTAAATTTCTTATTCCGTTTTTCCAACTCTTTAACTATTTTCTCAATAGCTTCAAAGTAAATTAAAGGCTCACCACCAAAAAATTGCAAATGTAATGATGTTTCTTGATTATCATTTATTTCTACTAGAAAATCTAAAATATCAGGATTAATATCTGTATTAACTTGCTTAGTGATAATAGCATGTTGCATACAATATACACACTGATTGTTACAAGCATGACCTAAAACAATAAACACTGTCTTAATTCGCCTATTTAGATACTTACTCACAGAATCTATCCCTATGTTAATTGTGATCGTTAAACGTAAATTTATCTCTAGAGAAAAACATTATACTGTCTAAAGAAGAATATTTCTTACATGAGACATTGAGAAGCAACCCTTTTTTCTACGGGTGAGTAATCATATAATATATAACAGCACAAGAATAAGTAAACAAGGCAAGCATTACTTTATTTCTTAAAGATCTTCTTTCCCTAAGTTGCGTATCTGAAATTACACAATTAATTTTTTCTATTTCTTGTACTTGTTTTCTAGGCATGTCAATATTACCTAATCACTTTAGTTTAAGTTTTAACTTCCTAATAGTTATGCTATCCTCTATTGAATCTGATTCTACAAGAAAGCCAACTACTGATTCTAAAGAATCTACAGTGGCATCATAAGCCCTACCTACTCCGGGAATATGAGAAGGAACAATTTTACATCCCTTCATAACAGGGCCTATTACCTTTGTTTTAACACGTCCGGCCAATCCAACAGGAATAAAACGAGGCAAGTTATATTCTACATGATCTTGCCCTTCTGGGGCTCTATCTCCACCAATAATATGTGCAAACTCATTACTTTCTACACCAACTACGCAAGTACTGCCTTCAATAGCTTTTACGTAAAGTTCTTCATTTTCTGAATCTAAGGAAAGCATAATCAGATCGCCCGGTGTAGTTTCTTCTCCACGGGGGAACATTTCCGCATAGTCATTCCAAATAGCATTAGCTACTGTATTTCCTGAAATTGTACCCGTAGCAGTAATATTTCCAATAACAGATATAGGTTTGCTAAAGCTAGTTTGTACAGCACTTATAGCTATAGTATTATCAGGCGAATTTGTTGTATTATCATCCAAAAAGTAAATAAGATTTAATCCAGTCGTGTATGTTCCTAATGCTGCACGACCATTTGAGGACTTCATGTTAATGATAGGAAACCAACCCGTATAAGCTTCTTGATATAAGACTGATTTAGCAGGATCAGTTAGAACAGTACTCCAATTACCCGACCTAGCAGCAAACCTCATAGTACCATTAAAGTTATTTGCTTGGCTGTATTTAAAAGTTAAACTATTGTTAATGTTAACGGCACCATTAAAAGTTGCAGTACTAGTTACTTGAATTGTACTACTAAATAGTACGGCATGAGCGAATGTACAATTACCTGTGTCTAATGCTACTTTGAGAGGTCTTTTACTATTAATAGTAGTACCACCAACGTCAGATAAACCAATAAAAAGCTCAGTTGCGCTTTTATATAAAAAAGCTCTATATCCTGTAGTGGTAGTAGTTTCAGCGGCAAACGTTAATCCATATTTATCAGTAGTAATCAATTTTCCGTTAAAAGTAAATTCTTTAGGATAAGTTGTAACAACTTCATAAAAATCGGTCACTCCATCAGGATCAACACTTCTGAATTTTATACCACGAGCCATATGATCGGGGAATAGAAACTGCGTATAATACGTGTTACTGGAAGCTACTATTAATTCATGTCCATTAATATTAGCTCCTGCGGCTACAGCAGCGGAATCTGAATATAAATTAGTCCTGTATAAGTATATTCCAGCTTTTCCAGTAGCAAGAGCCGGACTGATTAAACTGGCATAAGTATTTATTTCAGGAGACTGGATTATATTTTCAATTTTAAGTACATTCTTAGTAGTTACGCTTCTATAGAAAACCGAATTTCCGTTTACCGCAAGGTCATTGCAAAACGTATTATTAGGAATAAGCTCAACTACATCAGTTAAGGAACTGTCATCTGTAAGAGTTGATATTGTCCAACCATCACGAATAAAAGTATTTGCCCCAGAATAATAAGCACGTACTTTATCTATATTTACATGAGGCCAAGACCACGAAGTAGTAGTTTCGCCTATAACAATACAACATTTATTTCCTTCATAAGCTAGTCTAACTTTAGGGAGTGTTGTATCCCCTCCACCTACAATATTTAAAGTAGGATATTTCCATCCAGAGGCGACAGAACCAGAGCCGCCATAAAAATTATACCCTCTAATAAAAAACTTCATTCCCCCGTCAAGCTTATATTGGTATAGAGAAACATCTATATCCAACATAGTTGTATTCCAACCAACAGGAAGATTAATTTTTAATGCCCCAGTAAGAGTACTTCCTGAATTATATCTAGCCAAATCATAATACATTACAGCGGGTCTTGGATCATTTAAATTAGTATCTTTTACACCAATCTTAGTAGAATCAATAAAACTCGTTGTACCAGTAGTTGTTACCTTACCTACAAAAGAAGTATCTTTTGTTGTATTATTATACACAAAACCTTTTAATCTCTCATTCCATATTTTACGCAATTCCGCAAGAAGCTGAGTTTTATTCATTGCATTTACTTCCTAGTATAAAGAGAACGGAGCTTTGCTTTAGCCGCATTTAATCTTTTCTTATCAGAAGCCGAAAGGTTTTTACCAGCACGGTTGATATAGAAGTTAAGCCTAGACATTGCTTGTTTCAAATCTTTTGAGTTTTTCTTAAGTGTAGACGCAATTTTTCCTGCGCTAGACTTAAATAGTCCCGCAGGAGATTTCCACTTAGTCTTTACTTTAGAAGACCACTTCTTACTTGAAGCAACACTCTTTTTCTTAGCTACGCTCTTTAATGTAGTAGAAGACTTTCTTTTTGGGCGTATTGATGTAGATTTTGCTTTATTTCTGGGTTTAATACTTGTTGTTCTTGCCATGATATTTTCTCCTAGTCTAAACTTTGTTATGTTAGTATTTAACTATGCCCAAACCCGTAACGGAGTTTTTGCGTCTTTAACATAACTAGACTTCTCTATTTTTTCATTAAATTCTTTATTATTAGAGCGCACATTGCATAGCAATCCATCATAGTATACAGGAGTCAAACTAGGATCAATAGCTTCTTCCGTATCCATAGCTTCAAGTAGCTTTTTATAATATTCAGTATTGGGGTCTAACATCTTGCCAATATAATCAATGTTAACCCCTTCAATATATACTTCGGAAATAAGATTTACATCATCTATTCCAAAAAATGTTTTTACATCCTCTACTGTAGGAAAGGACAAGTAATAATCTTTATATTCGTTTTCGTATTCATTCATATAGTTACCCGTTTATAACCTTAAATTTTTCATCGTCAGTTAAGTATCTAGGAAATAGAGCTACTTGTCTATAATATCCTCTTTTAGAGAGCTGATAACCGTCTGTAAATGTTCCATCAATGCAAGTACGTACCCCATCTACATCTAATAAAAGAGTGCCTGTAACAGAAGTTACACCATCTAATTCACTAATTGCTAAGCTTAGAAAATCCTTAGCTCTAGTCGTAGCTGCGGACTCAGATAACGCAATATATGAAGAACCTTTATTATTAGAAAATCCGGTAGTCGCCGTTTCTAATTGAGGCATTAGCAAGTGTATTTTGGATACTCCATCACCAGTAATAGAATTTGAATCAGCTAAGTTACCTGTATTACGGAAATACACTCTAGGCCCGGAATATCTAATATTTTCTGCTACATCAGCAAAAGATTCTACTGTAAAAAAACTTCGGGCAATATAAACATATCCATCATTCCAAAATTCTATGTAGAATATTTTTTTATCCTCACCACTTAAAGAAGATTCATATGTTACTTCTTTAGTCTTATAATTTATTGCAAGAGTGCCCCTTCCCTTTGCAGTGTGCACTACATAGTTTCCGATATCAAATCCCATCCATTCAAACGTATCAGATTCCATCTTTGCTACACAAGAAACTACATACTTTGTATTAGGATTTATACTACCTGCATAGGAAACACTTTGTACTCCACAAGTGCCAGTTGATCCACTTGTTTGTAATGTAGTTCCTCTAGGTACATTAAACACAGGATCTGTATTCTTTGTTAAAGAACCTGTTCCACTATTTCCCATAGCTAGACCAAAGTTATTTGAATAAATTAAGTTAGTTGCTTGATTTTCTATTACAAACCCTCTTTTCTCTTTAGTAAGAGGATTATAATCTATCCGCATTTGTTTATTATTTGTATAATGTAACTTGCCAGTACTGGATAAGTAGCTTGCTTTAGATGCTCTATCATAAGATACTAGAGCAGGATTTTGTACTAGCCACAAATATGTATCTGAATAATCAGGAGCAAAAATATTAATAATAGGATCTACATCCAAATAAGGAAATTCCCCATTATCCATCCTAATATCATGAGTTTCTTTTAGAGGTTTAGGATAATTTCCCATTATTATGATCTCCTAGTGAGAGTTATTAATTCCTCATCCGGCAATACTTGTTTATAAACATCCAATTTATACAAATATCCGTATAAATAAACAGAAGAACCACCTGCGGAACTAAGAATTAATTCTTGAGGTATAAAGTCTTTTTCAACATTTACCATCGGAGTAGGAGCGGTAGCTAATATGCCATTAACCGCAGTAATAAATTCTTTATTTTCAAAGTCAAAAACACCAGCATTCTTAAATGCTAAGTTATCTGGCAATGTACCAAAGGTAACTACGTTATAATCACCCTTGTTTGTAACTTGACTTTCAAATCCCGCATTAGATTGAGTTAAATTTCTCAACGAAGTAGTAAAAGTTCTGTTTGATACATTAGCGGTATTTCTAGTTCTAATCTGCCAAGGTCTACCATTTCCCCAAATGTAAGGAAAGGTAACATCTGATATAATAGTATACTGCATCCAATTAGTTGGATCTAGATAGTTTGGATCTATAGCAACCGCAGTAGAATTAACCGTCTTTTGCGTACCTTCATCACCTGCAATTAAAGGTGTAGAATGTGGTGATTTCTCTACCTGCCACCAGTCCATTTCCAATGTGTCATTTACATTATAAGTATTTGCTGCATCGGTAAACACGCTAATATACATAGTAGCGGCATCTGTTAGAGTTGGTACAGTTAAAGTTGTTGTATATGTTTTCCATTCAGGAGAAAGGTTAAATAAAGTTATTCCCGTAAATTCAGGTACGTATTGAAGAGTAGTTCCATCTTCTTTTACTATACGCATAGAAATACAGAATTTTTTCAATTTCGAAGATCTAGCTCTAACAGAAACGGAATAAGTACTTGCTGCATATGTAATACTCTGCATTATAGCACAGCCATTTCTGAGAGTATTAACTAAAAACGTTATTGTAGTTTTCTTTCCCGATTGAGTAGTTGCATCGTCTACAGATCTCCAAGTATAGTTTGTACTAGTTATATCTTCTTTAGACTTATAGAAAGTATTCAATCTAGTTCTATTATTACCGAATAAACTAGCCCCGAATTGTTGTCTTGCTTCATTCCAGCTAAAACCAAGAATATTCTTAGGAACAGCTACCCATTTATTATCTTTACTTAAGACATAATCTTCTGTACTTCTAACAACTTTAAATCTAGGATCTACAATACCGGAAGTAAAGTTAAAACTATAATCGGGTACGTATCTTTGATCTGTAGATACTACCATAGTAATATAATCACCAGCATTTACAGGGAAGTTTATTTGAACAAGTGTAGAATCTTCCCCTAAGGCACCTACTTCCTCATAGTGTTCATGTAATATGAGTTGTAATCCTTCGTAAGAAATGGAGTAATAATCATATACGTTGTTATTCTCCATTGATCCTACTTTGTAGGGAGTAGGTAATACTAAATATTCTCCTGCGGATACATTGGCAGGTATTTTATAGTTTCTACGTAAATCGTAATAAGAAGTTCCGCCTTGTTTTTCCCAATAAGTAGAAGAATTAGCCGATGTTACGGGGTCAATACCTATGCAGTCCTGTATACAATCATAAACTACACCATTAGAACCTAAGCAACGTGCATATCGTTGATATTGTACAACAGGAGAATAAGGTAGAATGCCCCATCTTTCAACGTCTCTAACTACAGAAGATACTCTATAAAGTACTTCATTGTAGAATGTAGAGTCAACCTTATCTTTATAAGGCTGTCCTAGCTTAACATCTGCATCTAATACGTCAGTATTTCTATAAGATTCCCCTAAAATAGGGTCGTTTGGAATAGTAGTTTTAGCATCTTCACCCCATATAGCAGGGTAAATGCTAATTCCTTTATCTCTCTGAGGTGCGCCCATTAAAACTACCTGCCTGTATTATAATATTATATTACTATTTTTACTATTTATTTTAGACTAGTCTTCTTCGTTATCGTTAACTTCTCTTAAATCCAATATTTTGTAAATAACTTTAGTATCTTCAAAAGTTTTATTGGATATAGAGAATTGTTCGTTATTAAATCCTGTACCTGTTCCTTCCGGTTCCGATACTACAGGCAATATAAAAGGTACTCTGCCATGATAAGGATCAATAATAACGGAGTTTAACTGTACCCATGTAAATCCGGTATCGTAATAAATGGCGGAAGTATCTGTTGCATAATACATCCTTCCCTTGTATTGATCTGTTGGTTTATCAGCATCTACGCCTTCAAGTACTGATACCATTGGCAAATAACTGATTACTGTACCACCGCCGGAATTTACTGTATTATACCCTAGCTGTAAACTAAGTTTATCTGTTAAATAAATCAGTTCATGAGCTTTCTTATTTGCATATGCGTTAAATTCAGTAGAAGTACCTGATTTTATCAGAATAGCTTGAATATTATCCCATCCAACAGGGGGAGATACAGGTACACCATCTACTAATATAATCTGATTTCCCTCTGGTACTGGTTTGAAAACTGAATCCGGCAAATACTTGTCACTGAACTTACCACCGTTTAAAATCATACCCCCAAGTTCTACAGAGTTTTTCATGTGGGTATGGGTCTGTAAAGCTTCTACTTTTACTACGTTTTCCTGTATAATAGGTAGTAATTTATCTGCATCTACCTTAGAAGCGTTCACTTCATCCTTAATTTCATCTATAATAGCCGCAAAGTTTACTTTATAGGTAACGCCATTAATTGAGCATGGTACATATCCGTCATCATCTGGAATAAGTTCTGTAGCTACCAGTTCTTGAATTTTAACTAAATCAGCGGAAGAAATACTTGTTATTCTAGCCATTTATTTATTCTCCATAGAAAACGCCAATTTCAGCCCATTTAGAAGAAAAAGTCTGGCTTAAATAGCGTATGTAAATTTGAATAACTGATCCACTAGGTAGATGTTCAAGACTTTCCTTTGGAACAGTATAGGAACTAACATAAGGAATTAATCCACTATCAAAAAGCAAAGCACCTCTTGAGTTAGTAACCTTAACTTCTGTAAAAGTAGGAATTAAATCATCTTCTACAGCATTAAAGGGAGTAGCTACTACGTTAATATCCTCTTCATATGGTAAATTAATACCCTTGATAGGATAAAGAAAAGACGGTGTATCTATTGTGACTATAGGTAATTTTTCTACATCAATAAACCTACCACCTTCTGTATTAATAAATGTATTATCCGTCTGATCAGTACCAAGCAAGGAAGGAACGTAAGTATCCAATTCTATCTCGTATGTTCTTTCAATAAATCCACCGCTTATAATAATAGCGGTTAAGTCTGGTCTGTACATGCATAAGTATTTATAGTGCTGTTCTCTAAATCCTCCTACACTACCTAATACAAAAATGCCTGTATCTAAATCCCAATCATAGAATTTATCAATAAATCCACCGCTAAGTATTGCCATTTCAGCCATGTTTACAAAGAAAGTAATCTGTAGATTCTTTAAAACAGGATATACATAATTTCTAGTAAAGTTAACTATTCTTTGCAATAAATGTGCAGTAGCAGCACCTAAATCTAGCTCTAAATATAGATTCCAAGTATCAGGTTCACCCTTATCTTCATCTTTTTCAGGTTGCCACCATTCCTCATGTCTATATGACATGCCTAGTAATTCAAGGCACATTTCCAACCCATTTTTAGAGCCTTTAAGAGCAGATATTAAGCTTAAATATCCAGCTAAATAACGTATTTCATTTCTATCCATATTCATGGTATTGGATACGTAAGCATAACCATATTCACCAATTACTTGCTTTACTGCAACATCTCTAATATCGTATCTATTACCATACTTTTCTCTAATGTCAGCAAAGTGTAGTTCTTCATGTAGCTGTAAATAATCTAAGCATTTAATCAATTCAATAAAGACTTCTTCTTTACGCCTTTCTTTAGGTAGTAATTTACCAATAGATACGCAACATCTCCATTTAACTGTTCCGTCAAGTACCTCATTTCCGGGAGTCTTAGGTAAATCAGGATAAGGAACTGTATTTGTATATCTAAAAGCGTATTTTATACCATCAAATTCAAAGGCACCTGTTGTAGGATATACATAATTTCCTACTGCATAAGAAGTTCTTCTACGCCAATATCTTATACTGTTCGGATTAGGTATATCACTTAAAGGAACGGCTTCCCAAACTATACGTTCATCATATATTGGACGCATAAAATTCCAAGCTGGTTCATAAAATCCAGATTTGGAATGAGTAAGGGAAGCCGTTGTTCCAGCTTTTACACATTTATAGTAATATTCATAATTTTTATTAAAATAGAAATAATCGCCAACGTTAAATTGTGTATCTGGCTTCCAATTACTACAATATGTTACTTTACTGCTATGAGTTGAACCAGTTTTAACTACTTTTGTAGGAATTGGATAAGACTTCCTTGGCATAGGAGGTAGCATATTGCTGTAATTATCTGCCATTTGTATATTAACCTCTTACAATAGTAATCGTTCTGCCGAACATGTAATATTCATTCCATCCTAGAGGAGTTATTTGCTCCTCTGGATTAAGAGCAACCCAAAATATCTTTCCATCCAGTACAGAACCATCTACACGTAAAGGCCAGACAGGTTCTCCGGATTTAATGCTTTTAACTTTCGCATATACCTTAGTGTTTTCAACATTAGGTAATACGTTATTATCCTTATAATATATAGTATCGGGACTCCAAAAGAGTAGAGAAGGTGCTGTTAATTCGCTTAAGTTTCGCATTTCCCATACTATATTATTATCTTCAATAGTAGAACCCGCTTTTGTAGGCCAGTTAGGTTCTGACAAACCAGAATAAGCCCTATCTGTCCATTGAGTATATGCATAAGAAGCCCCGCCAACTATTACGTTAGCAATATATACATATCCATTAGGTACACTAGGCTCTACTACATCTTTAATACGTATTAACTTTCCCGGAGCCCATGTTTGAACTTTTGATGAATTTATACTAGTAATACGGGCTACTTTTACATATTCCCACAGCTTTGATTCTATTTCGTTTTCTAAATCGTGAGTAGTTAAGTTGATTCCTAATACTCGTTGATATTGGGTAAGAATCTCATCAATGTCTTTATAAATAGTATCCAAGTCTTTTGTTTTACTAATACGTAACTCAATATTCAAGTTAACAAAAACAAGAGAAGGATCTACTATTTCAGGAGGCATTACACCATAAGGACGATAAGACTCTATATTCTCTAATACGTGATTCTTTACATATTTTTCCGCATCTGTTCTATCGTAACATTCCCAAACTACTGATCCATCAGGTACGGTAAAACAAATAGTTGTAGGCCAGTTAGGTTCATATACACCAGTAGTTCCCGCTGTTTTACATCTATAATAATATCCATTAGGAACTACAGGTACTACAAAATCACCTACAGAATACTGTCTTTCCTGTACTCTATAAGTAGCATCATATCCCCCTAAATATATAGAATCAGTACATTGCCAAGTTACTTCATTATCTACTACAGTAGAACCTAATTCAGTAGGCCAGTTAGGTTCAGAATATACAACTACTAGTTCATACATCAACCCATTAGCCGCAGTAGGTTGAATAATATCACCTAAAGAATAATATGTATTAGCTTGCCATTGTGGAGGTGTACCAGTTCTATTATAAGCCAGCCATTTTAGCTGGTTATCATAAGTAAAAGCATCTGTAGGATGGTTAGTTATATCTGTATTCCAAATAGGTTCTTCGACTCCCGATAATCCCCTATTAGAAGTTCCTCCGCGTCCTGCATTTAAAGCCGTGTAAATCATACCATTAGCATTAGAAGATAATACTTTATCCCCTTTAGAAAAGATTTGATTCATACGCCATAAATTAGTAGTGTGGTTCTTAACATAAGATAGTTGAACAACTGCGGGAGATTTATCAAAAGAGCTAACGTCAAGTACAGAGGGAGTTAGTTCTTTAAGTATTTTAGCATAGTCATTTCTTCCACGAATTACATACTTTGTTTCATGGTAGAGAGGGGCATTTGTACGTATACTTTCAATACTTTCAGAATCTTCATAGGAAGAAGATAGAGTAACTACCGTTATTTTACCTTTATCTAGCTTAACGGAAGTGCTGTCATAACTTACATTAGCAAGTTCTATATAATCTAGAGTTAGAATATCCCCGGTATTGTAAGGATACTGGCTTACTCCATAGCTATCTGTACATAACCATGTCATATCCCCGTCATTATATACTTTTTCGCTAACTTCAATAGGCCAGACAGGTTCTAAGTTACCTGATTTACCAACTCCGGGAGTAATAGCTTTAAAATATACAGGTTTGGGAAGAGTTCCTATACATTCCCATGTTAAATCACCATCGGATACAATAGATCCTACTATTTCCTGCCATTGAGGTTCATTAATACTAGAATATCCTCCGTTGTCACTAATACACTTAAACAAAACGGGGTTAAATTCTGTATTTCCTACTCTACAACAGCATTGCCCTTGTTTATATTGCCAGTTAGCCCGCCAAGAATAGTTTGGATTGACATATGACCAGAAAGTATATCTAGTCATAGGCAACCAATTCTGGGGAGGGTATCTATTCAAGTATTTTACATCAACACCACCTACGGAGTTACTTAAAACAAGGAATTTATCCCTCATTAAGTCATAAATATCTCTACTAGTAGGAACTACCGTAGTATTAAGCTTTAGTTGATAATCTTCACTGATATTAGAATTAATAAACCTAAATTCATACGTTTTGGCATCGGAAATATCTACATTTTCACTCTTTACATTTCCTAATGCTACTTCAATATCTGCACTTTCACCATAGCGGAAAGTCTTTTCTTGAAGAGATACTACACTATAAGAACCGTTTGTTCCAATAACATCGAAAGGCTGAACTGTAAAATCTTCACTAGGGGTAAAAGTAAGAACTAAATGTACATTTTTACCACGATAAGCACTATATCCTAGAGTACTCGCTATGCCAATAGCAGAGCTTTTTTGCTGGCATTCAAATAAGTAGGCTTCTCTTCTAGCTGTAATAGCCATGTAAGCATCATATTCTCCCTGCCCAGATAATAGCTCTAGAATAGTTTCCCCTACTCCACCTTCATAAAAGTCTTTAAAGGATCTATCCTCACTCCTGTTTTTTATATAGTTTTGCAATAACCCTAGAATAGAAAGAAAGGAAGTATTTTCCCTATCTAACAAGTACAATCCTGTATCTACATGGTCATAGGCTCTAGGGTTTTTATTAGGATCTTGTTCGAGTAAATAAGAAAGAGCCATAATATTAATTTCCTAATGTAAGTAAGTTTGCTATAATACCTGATAGTTTAAACTCGCTATCAGGTATATTTTTTACAGTAAATACTAAAGTAACATCAAAAGCTTTTTCTTCCGGTAGAGGTATTACAGTAGATTTCTGTATATTCATCTCTACTCTAGGTTCCCAATACGTTATTTCGTAGAATAATTTATTCTTTAAAGCCCATGCGGTATCTTCATCCACAATTTCCCACAAATAATCGTCCATAGACAAGCCATACTGAGGTAAATTAAGCCTTTCGCCTTTCTCCGTAGTTAGTAGATTATTCAAACTAACCATAATAGCGTCAATATTAATAGCTAGTCTAGGCTCTTTCGATATAATTGGGGATATATCCGAGTATATTATTTTAGTAGTATTTTTAGCCATGATAGTATTATTATTTTACCCCGCAATTACATTAGGAGATCCAGCGGCTTGGGTATCTCCACAGGAAATAGGATCTCCTACGGTTTGAATAGAAGATCCATTTACAAATACAGTATGTGAACCTACGTAAGTACCACCATGACAAGGGCCGTCCGGACAACAATGTACAACTATGCCATCCCCTTGTCTAACTACAGGCAATCCGTTAGCAAATACATCTGAGGAATAACTACTAGGTACTGTAGGAGGAAAACAACTATGTCCTGTAGTTAAATCGCCTTGTCTAGCTACTGCGGGCATTGTTTTTTAACTCCTCTAATCGTGTATTTATTAGCTCTACTTTAGTTTTAGCGGCTTCAATTAAGCCCGTTTCTTCTAAAATAGACGTAATTCTGGATTCTTTTCTAGTAGATAATAAAGCCACCTTAATTTCAAACATGGAAGATAGAATAGCGGGCAACAATTTATCCTGAATAGCCGAATTATATATTTCCGTAAAAGATGGTTCTATATCCAATCCATCCAAGAAATTAGAATAATTCCTTCTAATATTGCCACCGTATACTCTATTAGCTTTACTAAGAGGATATGCATCTAATAGGTTAATTAGCCTATTGAAATGGTATTTTATAGTAGCATATTCATTATTAGTGTTATTAGTACTATCACCATTTCTAATAATTCTATTATAGATTTGATACGCTTCTGCATAATAGAGTAATTCGTCATTAGAAGTAGTATTAGTACTATTACTACTATTTGCTAGTGCTGAAATCAATTCAGGCGGTAAATCTCCGTATTTTATATCAACTAGCTCAATTTGGGATATTCTAGTAGCAATATCACATAGTCCAACTAAATGTGAACTTAACAAGCTATCAGAAGTATTTACAATGGCGGTATAAGCCTTTAGAAAGAGAGATTTTACATCTTTTAAAGATACGCATCTTTCCAGTGTAGAAATTGCTGATCTCCATTCCAACACTACTTTATCATTTACAAGCTTTTGTACCGGATCAACCATGATAATAATTTCCCTATTTTAGCTAAGTTCAGAATTACGTTGAGATATCCCTATATTACAAGCTGTGTCCAACTTTTCTATAATTTCGGTTTCTTCTCGCTTAGGTTGTTCTTTTTCAAGAGTATTTACTATAGTATCAAGAGTAGAATCTATTTCTTTCTGTATATCTTCGTTTTCTTCTATTAAATCTTTGGATAAATCATCCAAATCCTTTATAATAGTATCTACTATATCCTTAATAGTATCTTCATAATCCTTAATAGTAGCATCTTTATCTTTAGTTACTTCTTCAATAAGGTCTTCTACAGCATCTATTGCGTCTTGAGTAGCTTTAGATCCTTCTTCATTACCTTCTTCTCCCCCGAGAGAACCGCCCGGTTCAAATTCCTTCTTTATATCCTCTAATTCCTTCTTTACCTCTGCTAGATTATCTAAAGCCGTATCAAATTCTTTTCCTATGTTATCCTTATAATAGTTATTAGTGCTCCATTCTTGCCCTTTATTGCTAAGGTCTTCGCTTAAATCATCCTTTGTTTTATTTATATTATGGGATACGTGCTTTGAAGTATTTTGAGTACTCTTCTTTGAGTGTGTAAATACATCAACTAATGAGAAAGCTTTGTCTAAATTAGGCATGGAAATATCAAAGTTTTCTGTAACTAATGATTCCAATCCCTTAAAAGCAGTACTAGCGGACTTTAATAAATCTAAACAATCCCCGATTTCACCTAGAACAGCCTGTGCTAAAGGTTTTAGTTCAGATAGTTTATTTACAATAGATTTAAGCCCTTCGGGTATTTCGAACATATCCCCTACTCTGCCCCAATCCATTTTAGGGAATAAATCCATTAATTCTTGCAATGATTTTTCTATTATTTCTGATACTAGGTTATCTACATACTCTAATGCGGCTGTAATAGCTCTTTGTCCCTGCAATAAAGCAGCTTGTACATTGCTAATAGCAGCCCTAAGTTCTGAACTTACTTTACTACAAAAACCAAGGCTAGCACCCCCAGATAATGCCTTGAATTGGTCAATACCATAGTTTCTAAAGTCTAGAGCTGAATGCACATTAGTTCTAGCAGAACTTAATTGTGTAGATAAGTTGTCTACTTTTGAGCTAATAGGGCCGCTTCCCGGTATTTGTCTAATAAAAGATGATAGTTGTTGAGCATCATAACTTAAAGAATCTACTTTACTTAACAAACCACCGGAAAAGTTATTACCTATTGCAGATACTTTACTCAAAGTATTCTGTAATGAACTCCCCATATGAGATCCCATACCTATAAACCTATCTACAGGGGAGTTTAACGCAGATAAGTTCTTTTTTAGCATGGGAGATATACTTGAACTACTCAAACTAGGGAGTTTCATGATATATCCGTCCTTTTTATTGTCTACTAGTTCCTGTCATTGCTTTAAGAGTAGCCATTAAGCTAGATTTTACAGCTTGTCCTTTCTCAAGAGCGGCATCTTTTAATCTATTCAAAGTATCCCTAAAATCTTTAAGGGTATCTACTTGAGAATCTACTTTACTTGCTGCATCATCGGCTGTAGTAAAGGTTACTCCTGAATTTAATTGAACGCTGGAACCTTGTAAACTAACAGTACTTCCACCTTCTAAACCCGCTGTTCCACCAGCTTTTGCCCCAAAGTTTCCACCAGCTTTCAAACCAATATTACTACCTGCACTTACACCAAAGATAGATCCTACCTTAAATAATACATCTTTTCCTGCATGTATAACTAAGTTGCTAGGTAAATAAAGATGGACATTCCCTTCTTTATCTATTCTAGTATATACTCCACTAGCATGGAGAAACTCTTGAGTCTTTTTTACCTTATTTACTTTATTTATAGTACCAGTAGCATCTATGTTACCTCTAGTATTCGGATAGTCTTCTGCAAATACTTGCTGTAACGTAGTATCAGTCATATCATCAATAGCGGGTTCATAAACAGCATTGTATATATCCCTATTAGGGAATGAAACTAATACACAAGAATACAATTCAGGTACTACAAAATCCCCGGAATCGCATCTATTACCTAACAAAGACCCTCCCTTAGGACTTATCCAAGGGAGGGTATTTACGTTTCCTTCTAAAATACCCTGTATTTTTACCCTGATTCGGCGTAACATTTGAGGGTCTTTATTGTCTATCACTATTCCCTTTTGGGGAATCAACATATCTTGCTCTTTGAGGTGTGTATTAGGATCATATGCCATTATATTTTACTCCAAAGTCTTAATTATTACTAATACTATTATTCTTCTCATTCTTACTACTTCTCAAATACAATGCAGCGGGGAATATAAAGTCCAAGCTATTCTCTTCTCTATATTTATCATCCAACAAACCAGACGTTTTAATAGGGTTTCTTTCCCATGAATAATCATTGTTTCTATAAGCAGGATAAACAGGATATTCGTATCTAGTAACCAAAGGAGGCCAGTTGATACTAAGATATTTTATAGTACTGTCATGGACGTATTCACGAGTTCCTTTATTTAATACAGAACAAAGCAAATCCCGCATTACTTCATTATCTTCTTCTGACAGAACTGAATTATTATCATTATTTATATTAAAATAGGAGAAAAGAGCTAATACGTCAGCATTATATTCTTTTTGGCGTCTATAATGCTCCATAAATACATGTTTAAATATGAAAGAATTGGTCATATCATACCCTGTGGAATAAATAAGCATTTCACTATGGGCATTATGAGCAGCCATATAGTAGAATCTACTCAATAAAATGTTCCCGTCAGAAGAGGCTAATAATAGGGAAGGAAAGAGAAGAATAAGAGTTGCATAATAAAAGATATTATAAGCTACTTCTTTAGAATGGGAATTAACTTCTTTACTCAATATAGAGCCGAATTTGAGGAAGGTAAGCAAAGTAGGTATTTTATCACATGACCAGAATATAAAAGGCTTATAAAGCATACCTCTTTTAAGATACTTCTTTCCCTCTCTATCCGGCACATTAACAGGTAATCCATTGAAAGCTATATTATCCCAAACAGAGGACAATATACGCTTTTCTTCCATAGTAAATCCCTTTGTTTTATATCTTTCCCACAAAGCTAATATAATACCGGAATACATATCAGTAGAAAACTCCGGTTCATCAATAGTATCTTGATATTCCCAAGGTCTACGTAATATAGTACCTCTATTTACGTAGAATAAACTCATTATTTTATTCCAAGCTAGTTCATTATGAGTAGCTACATAATACATACCTAAGAATTTAGCACAATCCCCGCTTTTAAATATATTCTCCAAGTTAAAGGAGCTTAACTTATCCTTAAGCTTAAGATCTACGTTAAGATAATAAGAAGATGTATGTAACTTACTGACAGGACTAGCTTTTCTCTTAGTCCACGTTAACTTAAACAAAATGCCCATCACCAATCGAATAGGCTGGAAAATAAGACAATCCAGTAATATAGATAGTGCTAATAGAAACATATGATATAACTCCTAGTGGTGGTAATTATAGTATAATATAATAATATAATAGTGTAATAATATAATAGTGTAATAATATAATAGATTCTAGTTATGGTCGTTTCTGCTACCTTCAATATTTGTCTGCATTTTACCATTAGATATAGTTCTACCTACTTTAGTAACCAAATATTTACCTGAATCGACGGGGTTTAAAGAACCTTCTATTTCGATAGGAAATATATAAATAGGATCGTATAATCTAAGGGGAAAATAACCAGCAATAATAGAAGTTAAAATAGTCTGCATATTAAGTAATGCCATACCAAGGTCATAATTACATTTAGCAGCTATAAAATTAGGATCTTGGTTACGGCTGACATATACAGGAGGATTAATCTTTCTATTGATTTGACCATTATTAGGAGCCCATGTTTCTGTAAGATGCAAGTCAACACTAGGATGATAGAGCATTTGCATACCCACATCTAAGTTTATAATAGGAGTATCGCTACCATAAGCCCCTTGAGCATTAAGAAATGCACTGTTTGACTTAACTTTAGGCTCATTTATTGGTATAAAACGGGTATCAGCTAATGAAGAATCTTCTTCTTTGACAGAAACTACATATTTAGGGTCTTTAGTGGTTTGTTTGGCAATATCTACTATGATATATTCAGATCCGCTTATTCCTACTCCAACTAAAGAATCCTGAATATAGCAATGTTGTACTACGTAATCCAAAAAACGTTTATCAGTAACATTCGATTGATGCCAAGATAGCTTTTCCGTTGATTTAATGCTATCTTCGTTTATTACGTTAAACTTATTAGCTTTAGCTATTTCTTCAAGTATTGAAGTACCGTTTACATCACGCCATGAATGTACATGCGGAACTTGGGTAAAGGCAGGATAGCGACAAATACCACAGGCATGATAAACAATTCTTTGGTTTACAGCCGCAGTATTCTTAGTTACTATCATGAGCTTATATACGCCAGATACATTCTCTGTACGGGATTTAGCCATAGTAATATCCATTTCTAAGCCTTCATCCCATACTCTAAGCCATTTATCATCAGAAATAAACGCCATTTCCCATGTAGATAATAGATTACCCGTATCTTCAATAACGGTCAATTCTATTAAGTCTGATACGTCTAAAGATAGATCTCCATCGTTTAACTCATAGAGCTTATGATTTACACTAAAATTGATAATCCATTGCCCTTCAACGCCTATAGTAAAAGTACATGCCATAGTAGTTATACATATATCCTTTTTATAGTAGTAATATTAGTAATAGTAGTAATTTATGACATATAAAGTAGTTCTTCCATCTTTGTTTTAGAAGGATAATTCAATTCTAACCCAGAAACTATCTGATCATAGGATATAACACCATTATATATCATAAGAGGCATTTTATATATTACTGAACCAAATATACGATAAGAGATCAAATCCGGCCTATATATTTCAGTAGTTACAGTATAAACTCCCGCAATAGGCAACTTTTTAAGCTCTTCTACGTACTTGGAATTGATAATATCATAAAAACCCTCTGTAAAGGGCATTATTCTACCGAAATCGAACTTTATATTGGTTTTAAACGTAGTATTAGGAGCTTGCATTTATATTTATCCCCCAAAACCAGAAGAGTAGAAATTAGCCATTTCAGAACTAGACATTTCATTAAAACTTTTGTTAGAGGTACTTGATTCAGGACGTTTATTTAAATTGCCTTCACCTGTTCCTAATGAGAACATATTCCCATATTCTATATTAGAAACCGCTCTAGCTGTATCAAAGCTTACTTTACCTTGTACATATAAGGGAGAACCGCCTTTTGTACACTCTCTGCTAGCTTCAAAAGAAGCATTTTTAAGCAATAAATTATTAGCTTGGAACCAATTACCTATACTTAAACTACTCATTCCTCTTCCGGGATCTGCACCAGATATAAATTGTACGAAACTTTGAACGTTTGTATCCCCGCTAACAAGAGGCATGTATCCCATAGGGGCATCCATTACGCTACCTTTTCCTTTATTCATCCCCGGATGTATTCTTTTCAATATTTCAGCGGCTCTAAGTTCTGGATGATCATTAGAATTTCTGGCTAGAAATAACAACCCTACTGAAAATTCAGGTCTTTCCGGGCCTTGCCAGAAAGCGACTGTTTGTTCTACTATTTTACGGCTAAATCCTAACACGTCAGTAATAGCACCTAAAATAGCTCCAAATTGCTGTCCAAAAAGGTTTCCTAGCTCCATATTATCTAAAGGAGTTGCCCATTGGGTAGATGCATCCAAATTGAAGGTTTCATCTATCATATATCCAATAACAGGGGCACTAGACGGAATTAAAGTGTCATTAAATTGAATTCTTACTTTAGTATATGAATAATTAGCTAGTAATTCGTCTATTGAATTATATCCCATTGGGCAATTCTCCCTAGAAATACGGTGTTAATTGGTTATTAAATAGGTTTAAGAGGGTCTATTTTAAAGGCTTGCGTAGAGGGATCATCAATATACATTTTAGCACTAGTAGACATGCCCGGAGAAGGTCTAAAAGAGAAAGGATTAGGTCTAGCTGTTGCTTGCTTTGGTGGTATTATTGAGGGAGTTTCACGCGGTACTTGCTGTTGTACAGGAGATTGTTGCTGTACATCTTTTTGCTGTTGGGGTTGCATAGTTTGTGCTCTAGTATTCGCAAGAGCGGCATCTACTGATTTTTGGGTTAAATCACTATCAGAAGTAGGTATTTCCTGTACTGTACCAGTTCCGGGAACTAACATTGAGGGAGTAACCATACCACTAGCAGATGAAGTAGAAGACAATCCTTTAGACGCCTTCCATAATTCAAGAGAAGCCTTAAAACGTGCCTCAGCTTGAGGAGCTAACCTTTTATTAGCTTCCTTTTTAGAATTATAGAATGCATTGGTTTTTCTTTGATAAAGTATTTGTTGAAAAGCTTCCGGATTTCCTTTTGCTTGATTCCAAGCTGCAATTAGATGCTTTGACCCTCCATCCACACCAAACTGTACATTGGTTTCGAATGCTATTTCTCTAGCAATAGGATCGTTTTCTAAATACTTAGATAATCCCTGAGCTTCTTTGTCATATCTGGCGTATTGTCCTTCACCTAAGAACCTATTTTTAGCAGAACTAGCTTGTACTTCTCCAAATACTTTAGAATTTTTATATTTGTTAAATACTTGTGCCGTTGCGCCTTGTTTATTCCTTAATACTCCTGTAGCTGAACCTGATTCAGATATTCTAGCAGCCTCTATTTCTCTACCTATTTGTTGGGCCTCAGGATCGGGATTATTCTTTAAGTCTTGCGTTAATTCCCATAAAGAATCTTTCCCGCCTCCTGAATTTACTTGGAATCTTCCTAAAGAAAGAGCATTATTTGTATCATAAGTTACTGCATTTAAAGCCCCTCCCGATTCCTCACGAGCCGATAATAAACCCGTAATATCTCTTCCTTGTCCTTTAGCTAGAATAGCGGGTAATATATTTTCATCATTAAGTGCTCCATATTTTCTTCCTGTGGCACCTCTAGCTCTTGGATTGGTAGGAGCATTTAATTTAATATTAGAATTAAAAGGAGTGATAGCGGCTTCTGCATTTGCAGCTTCCGCCGCAGTCATTCTATTAGATGATCCGTTTCCTGAGGGATTGAATCTATCATAATATATAGAAGTACCCGTGCCGGGGGCACCTCCACCACCTCCCGGAGCTAGAGAACGCTTAGTTACTTGGGGTTTACCTCCATCACCAAACAAACTATCCCAAATACTACTAAACCATGATTTAGACTCTTCTTGAATATCTTCTACTGCATCGGTAGAATCATCATTTAAATCTTTAGCTATTAAAGCCGCGTCTATAGCAAGAGAAGCCGCCGTACCAATAACAGGAACAGTACTAGCTAACCCCGATGCTACTTCGCCAAATGCACCTAAAATATCTCCGGAGGCCAGACGCTTTAGAGCAAGGCCAGCCCCTAAAATAGCTCCAACACCGGGAATTTTCTTTCCAAGAACTTTTCCCGCTGTTTTACCTACCATTTTAGTCTCTAATTTAGATCCCATAGCAGGTAATTTAGATTCTACTTCGGTTACTAGCTTACTATTCATCATTGAACGCCGGAGAGGGGATCTAGTAGGTCTTCTAGCAGGATTCTTTAATCCTCCTGTGGTATTTGCAGAACGCGCTGTTCTTCTATTACCTCCTAGATTACCTAAATTTGCACTAACAGAGGACGTACCACCTTTGTTAAGTATAATAGGTTTCCCTCTGTAGAATCCCCTAACTAGGGCATCCCCTATTTCTTCAATATTAGCTATAACTAATTCGTTATATTTCTCATCAATGGATGCTATAGAACTGATTGATCTGGCTTCGATACTTTGAAATCTATCTGCATCTAAAGCCGCATTATTGGAACTTACCTCTGTAACTTCGTCTCTTCCGGCTAAACGAGCAGAATTAAAGGCATCTAATGCACCTTTAACAGATCCTTGTGCAGACTTAAACACATTACCTAAAGAAAATCCTAATCTAGAGGATAAAGATTTTCTAGCAATTCCCTGAGGTAGAGAATTTACAGGTTCACTAACTGCTCTAGCTGGTACGGTAGTAGGTAATTGCTGCATTCCTCGAATGTTAATACCAGTAGAGGAAGGGGCAGGGGATTGAAATTGAGTAGGTTGATACGTAGGTACATTGGGAACCTTACTAGCATTTCTGTAGTTGATTCCTCCAATATCTGTACCCATATTAAAAGCTTTTAAGATAGTATTAGATATTATTCCTCTATCTTTCTTGGCTTGTAATTTACCTAGTCCAGAACGTAGAACAACACCAAAAAGTGAGTCACTTAAAGCTTTTTGTCTAAGGGGTTCTGTAATAGCTAAACGTACATTACGTAACTTAGACGCTACTGCTCTTTTTGTATATGCAGAAACTTCCCTTTTAAATCCTTGCTCTTCCGGAATATCGTCTTTAATAGCTTGACCATAGAAGTCTTTAGCTTTTTCAATAAGAAAAGACAATTGTTCAAGTACAAAGAGCATAGGATTACCGGGTTCTGTATTAATACGTAATTCATGCTCATTTGTTACTAGTTTATTCCATCTTTCAAAGAAATCTAACTTTTGGAGAAGTTCTGATTGTGTAAATCCGCTAAATCCAGTAGCATTATAAGTACTATAATACTTTTTCTTATCGTCAAAGAATTGTTGCCCGCCATTATTTCTAAATATATCTAATGCAACTTTGATAGCATGGCGGGCAATATTCGGCCCTACTTGATCAATACGTTTGTTTGCACGTCTAGATATAACTTCACTACCACCACCTAAACGCCTCGCCTGTAGATCCATGTCCATCCAGTATCTACTAGTCTGAGACGTAAGAGGGGCGCGTAGTGTTCTAGATCTCCCTAAAGGATTTCTTGCAGTATAGGAAACTTCCGCCATACTATCCCTCTATATTATAGACTAGAAGGAAGCACCTACTCTAAGATTCTTTCTTCTAGGGGGTTTATTTTTATCAGAAATATCTTTAGTAAGAGAATCGCAGAAGTATTTTACTTTACTATATTCCATACCTCTAACGCTTATTCCTTTAGTCGCTAAAAATAATTCCATATTCATTAGACTCTGTAGATTCTCGAAACGGAATAACGAGGACATTCTCCTTTTTAATGTCCAGACGCAAGTTATGGTTACACTTTACAGTATCATCATCTAAAAAAGAGAAAGGAAGAATAGGAGAATTGCTGTCATCTTCCTTTTCTTCTTTGTTACTAACATTATTTTCATTTACTTGTTTAGAACTATCTGAGGGTATGAATTTAACAATATTCTGACATGTAAATTCAAACGGAGATAGCCCGTGATAAAGTATACTGGATAACTGAGTTAGGGTTTCGTAATCTCTATAGTCAGAGATACTTGCTATCCTTTGATATGCCGTATTGAAGTCTAGATTAACACAAGAGGAGGCTAACACTGATTTAACGTCTTGAATAGGATTTCCCTGCACGTCTTGCACTAAAACCCCATCTTCTGTATATTGATAGTACACCTCATTTTCCAGCATCATTAGAACATCTCCAATTGTATGGGGCTGGAAAAGATATTCTTCATCAGGATATGAGTAAAAGCGTACTTTTAAAGGCATTGCATATTTCAATCCTTCAAACGCTATATCTTCTAAGCTAAAAGTATATTCCCCGTCTTGCTTACAATGAGGGCACCAATAAGGAATTTTAAAAGTTTTAGCTCCAAATGCGTTCAATTTTCTTTGAACGCTTATAAATAAAAAATCACCAAAGGTTAAACTCTGTTTAGACATACCTTTGGTGACAATTCCCTTTAGCATTTGGGCGTATCTATCATAGAGATCTACAAGATCATTATTAATGATCTCGAAGTCATCAAACTCGTAATTACTATATCTAACTTCTACGCCTTCGGGATAGCATTTAAATTCGCTAGGTAGGGAACTGACTTTAAAGGTTTGACGGCCTTCTTTATCTTTAATATCTTCCGTATTAATAGGTTTGATAGGAGCTTTATTTTGATTTTCTATATGTTTAGCTTGCTGTAACCATGTAGGTAAGTTAGATGGTGTTGACTGTGAGATATTCATTATTTTAAATGGAGGTTCAGGCATACCTGCTTTTTTATCTTCTTCACTTAGTTCAACAAAAGAAGTTTGAGTAGTCTCTTCATGTTCATTGTTAATATTAGTATTGCTGTTACGCTTAGTAAAGGTATGAGCCATTTATTTTGTACTCCAATTTATTATCTATAGAGGGTTCCACCGTAAATATCTTTTTTTACACCAGTAATAGAAAGTTCTATAGTATCAGTTACTATCTCTCCCTCTGAACCGCCTTCAAATTTGACTTCCCCAAAGGGGGCGACCAGATAAACTCCGGTTTTCCAATTGCTACTGGCAAGAGTACGATCATAGTAATATACATAGATCTCTCTAGAATATTCTTCTATAGTAGCAACTCCCCCTGTTGATGCGTCAAACGCCTCTACTTTCCATTTGTAAAGCTCATTAGCAATGGAGCGTTTATCATCGTCAGCATAAGTAATATTTATGGTTCTTTCTCCATAGTTTTTAAGTATGGAGAAAGAACCAATACCAGCGGAAAACGTTTGTTTCTCTGCTGTAAAATTAACTATATTTACATCTAAAGCAGGAAACCAGCCATCGAAAGCGGGAATTTTAATACTAGGAAAATAAACAGCCCATAACCACTTACACCCCCAATGCACTTTGCGCATTTTAGTAAGCGTAACATACCAGCTAGGCGCATTTATTGTAGTTTTCTCATCCATAAAAGAACCTACCTATATTACATCTTATTAGGGAAAGTAGTTATTCGATCATCATAATAGTGATGATAATATTTCTATTATAGAGTTTCGCAAGTAAAATAGTCGTATGCAATACTAATGCTAGGCTTCAAGGGATCAGCCGTAGCTGCATCGGGATCGCCTTTTGTTGCTGTATCGTACTGACAACCGTAAAGTACATACTTCATATAGGGTTTATCTAAGTTATCAAGTAGATATAAACAAATTTCGCATTCAATATCTTCTTGATTCTCAGAAGTACCTGCGCCACCGTCTCCGGTTTTCCAACAAATTTCAGCCCAATCTCGAATAAAACGTTGCACTAAACCGTTTGTAGTTTCGTTTAGTACAAGAGTAATAGGGCTGTTGTAGGTAGCAACACCTTTTTGTCTTTTCTTATGTCCGCGAATCTGGATATCAATAGTTTCTACTTCCTTTTCAGGAATACCCATTGATTCAGCGCGAAAGTTAATATCTTCTGGGTTAGGGGCATTTTCAATTTTATTGGGCATTGTATTAAATACAACACCCCAACGAAAAGCCGATGCAAAGTTTCCTAATTTACGAACATCGCTTAATGTCGGTCTATATTTCATTTTAGTATCCTATCCTTTCTAGTAAAATGAGTTGTATAAGAAAAGCCCTTATTTCATTATATGATTTAAGGGCTTTTATTTATTTTAACCCATTGTCATACTGGAACCAGTCTTTGTTATGACTATCTTACAAGGAATATATTTAGCATATTTAGTAGGCTGTACAAATACCCAACAATTCATAACATAGTTGTCTATGTCTTCATTGCTATTATTAGTGTCGTCACAAATAACATTGAAATCATAAACACCGCGTCTGGATTTAATACCTTCCATATAAGGAGTAATGCCGTTTACAACACGATCTCGCGTTTCCGCATCGTTGATTTCCCACACAAAGTTATCAAGGAATTCATCAAGTGCAGGTTCAATAACACAGAGTAACATGCGAGTAGGAATAGCATCTAGAGCGGAAGCTTTCCATTGAAGTGTACTTGCACCCCAAATTCTATATCCTTTTGTCTCGTTAAACTCTAAGCAGTTAACTCCATTCTGATCTAAATAATCCATGTCACCTTCGGTAAAATGGACTGCTAAATCAAGAACGTTGTTTAAAATACCTCTAGTATTACCAGCAACAGCATACCAAAGTTCATAATTTTCTGCTGTCTCAGAGTATTTAGCAGCGATAAATCCAGAGTTACCAACAAAGATTTCTCTATCGTTGTATTTATCATAGATTTTAACGTGAGGAGAATACAACGCAGAATGACTAGAATTAACAGCTAATTCATTACGGCGGTATCTTACAATATCCTCAGCATACATGGGAGATTGTTCTACACTAATGGGAGTACACAGAATACCAAAAGACCACTGACGATTTTCACAAACTTCATTTAAAGCCTTTTGATATGCAGGAACCGTATATCCACCATCAAGTAAGAGCAAACAGGAATAGCGACGCCTATTATTCATGGTTTGAATAGCAGAAATCATATTTCCCGTTGTTACATCGTTACCCATTGTACTTCCAACAATCTTTTTCATTGTTGTCTGGTTAGTGGGATAAATATTAGGAGATACTGATTTATTATCAGTAACATCAATATAGAAACTACGCTCAGAAACGTCTTCACAATACATAGTTTGACCGTTTCCGTCTTTAGCGTCTTCATGACGACTCATAATAAACTTTTCTACTTCAACTGTATCTCCACTAGGATACTTTTTGTATACTTTGAGTAAGAAAGCATTTTCTTCTCTAATTTCATCAGCTACAGAAGTTTCCTCTTCTGTCCAGATAGAAGAATCTCCATAAGGCCAATGAACTAAAGTTACATAAATATCTTCTTCGCAGGGTGTCTTATTAGAGATAAGCAAACAATTACGATTATACCCAAACAATTCACTATTATGCTTATCGTAAATATGGTGATACTGTCCCATTTCTGTATCTAACTCACCATTATTACGAATATCAACAGCAATACCATTATCAGCACGTACTTTGCTAGTTGCAAGCTTAATAAGTTTTTCTTCTTCAAGCTTAATAACATAATACGTCATTGTATCGCTTAATCCAAGCGGTAAAGTACCATCGGACGCGACAGTTACAGCATATCCTGTTTCTATTTCATCCCAGAAAGTAGTATCTACAGATATAGTATCTGAACTCATATCTAAGACACAAATAGTACTAGCTACCTTATCTACAAGCTTTAACTTAGGTGCCGTTGCAGCTTCGGTATCTGTAGTAAAGTTAATGATAGGGGCTGTTTCAAGAGGATCTCTTTTAAGTTGAATTTTACTATCAGTTCCTTTGATAACATAGTAAAAATCATCTTCACTTAAGGCTGTCCCTGAAACAGTAGGTAAATCATTAGCTCCATTCTTTAAGAACTGAACTCTATCATATTTGGCACAAAGATTATAAAACTTAACATCTACCGTAATGGCATCAGTCAACCCGTCAATTTTAGTAATCGCAGATTCTTGAATTTTATCTCTGAAAGTAAGAGTAAAAGAATCTCCACCTAAAGAAGCAAAGTTGATATAATTGTCATTTGCTACGTCCACTTTCAGTCTACAAATCTTAATCTTATAAGATTCGTTGGCATAAGGAACTTTAATAGCATAAACTAGTTGACCAACAGTAAGAGAATCTCCTAGTTCAACTTTAGGTAAATCATCTGCCTCTCCACCAATAGTAAGAGCGTCACCAGATTCTACACCATCATAGAACTTTTTATCTACGTTGATAGCATCTTCATTCATATCAACAGTAAATGTAGATTCATATCCGGCGGGTTTACCATCGCTAGTATCAAGAAGATAAGTAGATTTATCCTTAAACCCTCTCTGTACTTCTGATACCTGCCCATCGGAACCAAAATTAATAGTTAGAGTTCCATTACCTTCCGCTGTTAATGGAATATATTCACCTGAAATAGCTTTCTCTTGAGTTGACGCCACTCTAAATCTATAGTTACTTTCATCATATTTAATAATGTAATAACTTAAGACAGAGGAAAGAGGCAAGGGTAAAGTTCCGTTAAGGCTTACACTGATACGGATTAAGTCACCATTGGACATTGTATCCCAAATAACCTTAGCCTTCTCTTTATCTTCCGCTAAAACATGTAGAAGAGACAAACAGGAGGTAGCAATATCCGCAGTTACGCCATGTTCATTGAATGGCTTATCCTGACCAAATACAATACCACCACAAAGCTGTCCATGCTCAGGGTTAATAACCCAAAGTTTATTAGCTTTAGATAAATAAGCATCTGCCTCAAAGAGGGCTAAATCACTACCAACAGCGATAGTTTCATTCTTTGTACATTTCTTTAAAAGATCAGTGCCAGTAGTAATAAGCATAGGCTCATTAGTTTTACCTCTTTCACACTGAATAACCATAGCCGAATAAACGCCCGGAAAAGCGGGCACACGGTCGCTCATATCCCATTCTTGGATAATTACACGACCTCTACCAGAGAAAACAGCCATTGCGTATCTCCTAATTATTCCTTTGCATAGTATTAATGAATAACTGAAACAATACCCTTAGCAACAGCTTGTTGCAGCGTCATGCCATGTACACTAGTTACGTCCTTATTCTCATAGCTAACTTGGGTACGTTTTCCCGGAGATAAGAGAATATCTGCATTTTCTTTCTTAAAAACAATATGAACATTATACTTAGTACGATTAACGAATCCTATTTTCATGGGAAGCTCCTATATTATCAACAAAATTGTCAGCTAGCGTTTCACTTTCTTCCTCAATAACAGTATATTCCATTTTAGGACGTACACTACGAATAATCTTCTTATCTTGCCTCATATATAAAGCTGTTTCCAGCGTAACGCTACCTTCTAAATTATATATTAATCCTTGGTTATCATAAGAACTACTTTGACGGCCCGCAGGAGGTATAACTAAGTCCTGAAAATTAGTTATACCTAAAGGATATTCAAAAGTATCCCCTGATCCATCCTCTACTTCGAGCATATAAGATGCCTTTGTAGCTAATTCTACGTATTTATGAATTAGATCCATCTGTTGATCTATATCCTGAGAATAGAAGGCTAGAGAAAAAACAAGATTTGTTCTAATTAAACAATACTTAGAAGTAATAGTTTGCCCGCTATTTGTATCTCCCATAAAACTTACTAATCTTCCACTCATTCCTGCGGGAAAGTTCATCTCTGTAATAGTAGTAATTACGCCCGGACTTTTTAATTCTTTCAATCCATATTTATTCCAATATGATTCGTTAGCTCCATATTGGATACGAGAAGCTTTATCAGCCTTATCTGGAAAAAAATGGTTAGCGAGTATATCCCTAAATGTATTTATAGTAAGACTGAGCATGTACTTTACCTTATTATTGGTTAAGATATAACATGATAAGATTGCATTGAATCACTTGTATTAATTATACGTACAGAATTAATGTTTTTTACATCCAAAATAAACATACTAACACTGGACAGATTTATTTCTCCAATATCAGAAATTAATACAAGGTCAAAAGGACTAATATCTGTATCAAAGTAATTACTTTGAAAAATAAACATTCCATTATCAATGGGATACTCTATTTCAGCATTAGGATCTAAAGTCATGCTCATTTTCTGAGATAACCCATGATCAACAATTATTCCTTTAGTGAATCTAGCAAGTAATCTTCTATATTCTTTATCGCTTTGGTGGGCTTGTACGTCTATATGGACTGTTGACATAATGTTATCCCTATATAAGAAAAAGCCCGTAATGCACTTTGACACTACGGGCCTTTGTAATTACTTACTTTTACCCCGTTAAGGGTTATTTGTATAACTTAATACGAAAGATTTACAAGGAAAGCGCAGGACGCCGGAATTTCCACGGTGTCACCGGGAAGAGGATCTTCCTCCTCTTCTTCCTCAGAGATAGTAACATCATCTGTAACCATATCTTCGGTATTAGCTTTGCACTTGGCTTTAGCGTCCATGTCTTCCATATCATCTTTATTATCATCGTCTAGGGACGTATCAGAGGTAGAAGTATCATCCCCGTCCATATAATCATCAGGATTAAAATCTGAATCAGAAGAAGCGGTCAAGCTAGCATTGATAGTAGTAGCAATTCCATCAAAAACAGGATCGATAATACCATCTTCGCAAGCAGCAACAAGATGTTGTCCGCATTCTTCTACATTACCAGCTTTAGCGGCGGTAAAAGCCTTCATAAGAAGAATACTTCTACGCACTACAATTTTAGGAAGATTCTTAGGCATTGTATATATAACTCCCTTTATCAAAATCTAATGTTAAGGTACTTACCTAAAATTACAGACGCTTTGCCTTAACAACAGCGTAACCGTTAGTAAGAGCCATAGAAAGAGGCTCCTCAAAGAACCAACCACGCTTGCTATAGCCAAGATTATACATGTCAATAGCTTCTGTAAGCATGGGACGTGTAAACATGGCACCAAGATTTTCAGCCGGGGCGAGGAAATAAGCATCTCCGGGTTCAAGAACGCGAAGATTAGGCTGGCGCGGCATATCGGTTAAGATAGAGACAGTATAAAGCTGTCCAATTTCACCAGTCTGTAAAACTTCATACTGAGTCATGGGGTCAAAAACTTGCTGGAATTCAGCACCAGCAATCATATCCTGAATAATGGTTGAGGACATCAAACAGGTGGAGCAAGGAAGACCAGTACGGGTAATAATATCCATACAATGGGCAAAGAACTGCGGAGTAAATGAAGCGGTAGTCTCTAAATTGTTACGAACAAGGGCTAACTTATCCATAGCAGTTTTGAGGCAACGGTCTTCCTGAACCATAATGGCTTCAAGAGATTCTTCGTATTTCTCTTCAAGAAGGTCTTTATTAGAGCGGTTCACCGTTTTGCTATCAATAAGAATTCTAGCATTGATAGAAAATTCATTGAGCAAGAATTCACGGTTACGAATTTCCGTAGGAATAACCATAGTCGGAGAAGAAAGTACATAAGCAAGAACCTGCTTTTCACGAATGGTCATAATAGGCCAATCACCCTGAGCAAGTTCTGTAAGCATAACCAAGCGACGGGCAAATCCATCACGGTTAGTTGTTTCAATAACTTCAACGCCTACAGATTCAGCAATAACCTGCATCGTTTCGCCGCTTTTATCTGCAAAAGCCGCTGTAAGTTTTTCTTTTCGAGCCGTTCTATCAGCCGTGCTAGCTTCTACACTAGATCTAGACGCCGCTGTATCAGGAGAAGCAAGCAAACGTAGATATTCACCAATCTGGCGGATAGCATCAGCATTAGATGATGCATTAATTTCTCTGCTTTTTTCATCAAAAAGCGGACGAGACTGTCCAAGAGCACGAGTAATTCCGGGAACAACTAAATCCTTTCTCATATCTTTATTTCCTCCAAAGGAAACTATGGTTTATAAATGGTTAAGTATTATTGAAGTACTTAAAAATTACAGGAGACGAATACCTAAGTAAGGCTTATCTTGGCTCGGAATAGAAATAATTTCAGCACGAGGAATAGCCTTTGTATCCGTAGGAGCAACCATTGTAACCAAGCCTCCGCTAGCAACACCAAGAACTTTAGTAGTATCTGCATAGTTTGCAGACGCATCAAAGTAATTTGTGAAGATAGTACCCTTGATGATAACGCCGATATTCTTAACCATATCGGAAGCGGACATCTTTGTAACCATTGTGCGGTCAAAAAGAAGCGTTTCTTCAACAGTGGGCGCATAGCGGTAAGTAACTTCAATTACATCCTGAGCATTAGCTTGGGTGGTAAGAACATTCTGATCCGCTGAATCAATAGTAACAGCCGCACCAGTAGCAAGGTTCTTAGCTGAATATTGTCCTGTAACAGGTACATGTTTAAGGGTAACTTTCTTAGCTGAATCAACAGTAAGAACTTCCACAATTGATTTGTACACAGGATCAAGCGTTTCAGCGTAGGAGAAACCGAGATAAGGAGCGGCTACATCAGTAGAAACACGGCAATGTTCAGTACCATTAATCAATTCACGTACTAAAACCATACCTTCTTCGGGGACTCTTGTTCCGGGAACAAGATCAACAGACACACCGAGTTGCACATCAAGCTGAGAAGTGAAAAAACTCATATTATGAGCCTCCAAAATTTTTAATTGTCTAGTTTATTTATTAGAAAAGTAAAAATTACTTTCTACCTAAATTAAGAGCCTTTCTAGTTTCTGCAATTAAATCATCTCTATTAAGATTAGGCTTAAATGTAGAAGATGTTGAATTGCTGATAACTAACTTCTTTGAACTGGCATTAAGGGCTTCTCTAGTCTTAACTTGTTCAGGGTCATAGAGAGTAGCCGCTTGCAAACCAACACTTGCACGAACAGTTGATTTTACTTCGTTAAAGGCTTCCGGAGATTTATTCATAAGCTCTAAAGCTTTAGCGAGGATAGAAGAAAATACAGTAGTATTGCTACCCAAGGCACTCTGACAAGCAATATATGCCTTGTCCTCAGGGAGTCCATTTGCAATCATTTCTTGCATAAAGGAAGCCTGAATAGATTGAAGAACATCGGGATAAATTCCCTTTGTAGCCCCTTCTACTGTAAGGGCCATGCATTCAACCAACTTAGGAAGTACATGCTTATTCATGTGATCATAAGCAGCCGCTTGCATACCCAAAGTAGAAATTAAGTTTCTATGAGAGAAACCCTTTCCACCTAATTTCTGAACAGCACTTACCATACCTTCCTTATGTGCAATCTGTGAAAAAGCACTAAGGAAAGTATTTGTAGCAAAATGTGCCTTCATTTGAGCAGGACAATCATTTTTACGGAAGATGAGAAGAGGAATGGCGTCTTTCTTTGTACAAGCAATTAAAGTACCGTTTTCTCCATTTTCCTCATCATCTACAGACAACCATTGCAAATCATCCGGGTCAGCCGTTTCACCTTCGGAATCTAATGTAACTTGAACATCTTCTTCCGTTTCGTCCTGTGCCTGTTTATTGCCAAGGTCATCATTGGCTTCTGAACCGTTATCATCGGAATCATCTGTTACGTCATCAGAATCATCATCAGAAACAGTTCCTTCATCCATTCCAGCAAGAACAGAATTAAGATCTGCATCTCCGTTCTTAAATTCTTCTTCTGTAACTAAGTCCCCACTTCCGCAAACATTGCAGAAATAAATAGAACAACATTCAGAGTCAGTATCAGCCGCAGAATTAGCAAATACTAGGTGTTCCTTACAGTGTGAACAGACAACATGCAAAGAGTTTTTATCAGACGAAGCTGAAATAGTATCTTTTTTAACCTGTTCACCCTTTTTAGGGGAAAGTTCAAACCCACAAACCGAACAATGTGGTGTTTTATTAGAAACACTGGAAAGAATACTTTCGCCGCAATGTTCACAGGTAAAGCTGTAAACAGGGGCTTCTTTAGTAGCAGAAGTTACTAACATCTTTTTCATAGGACAAACAACTCCTTTCATCCTTTATATAAAGCTGAGAAATACTACGGATAAAAAGTAATTTTTTAATTAATATTTCTCTATGGTGTAGAATTACACTAAGTCTCCCCATGCAGTTACGTCAGCGGGGTCAGAAACCCATGAACATTCAATAAAAACAGGGTCTAAAGCAATATGGTAGTGTAGTTTACCGCCATAAACACCACCAAGACTAGATAAGTCTGTATAATTACTATGATAACAAGTACAAGTTCTATTGCATCCGGGGCCTAATACGCCGCCACAAATACTACATTGGAAAGTACCTGCTAATGCACCAATGGAATATGTTCCATTGCCAGCTAAGATATTGTTACATAAAGCTGGATCTTTCTGTCGGCAGAAAGCCATTAACAACATTACTTTACTAACCCTATATTTAGGCACAGAAACTATACTTGCATCAAGTATAATACCCTTTGATCTATTTAGCACCTTATTATCATGTTCTGCACAACATGGACGGGCAACAAAGGTCTTATATCTCAATCTGCTCATTTCAGGGTCAAACTCAAGTAAATTCTTGGCAAAAAAAGCTTGCATATTTCTATTTGGTATCTCACTGGTTAGAGCAGGAACCCTAGCAAGCACATAATCGTTTATGTTTGGAGAAATATCGTAATATTGGCTAGCTTGAAGCAAATAAGAGGTATCTACAGCCATCTCTGGACGACCTGAGACGCTAGAGCTAATAGATACCTTATTATTGCCTATTTTTCTAACATTATGGTGCCCATATGCCTGTCTGGTATCAATAGAGGCTTGTGGAGAACCTAAAATTAAAGTTTTTTTATTCATCTAATAAATCATCCTTTTTAGGAAACTTTTTCTCCAATTAATCAAATCCTTATGTAGAAATATGGATAGGTACAGTGGAAAATTCTCATTATATCTCCATAATGTAATCTGTATAAATCTTACTAAAGATTACTTCTTTTTAAATAGGAATATAATCCCTTAGCTTGCCTCTTATTTAACTTTATCTCTGTCGTTATGTCTTTTACCATTGATTGAACTAAATCTTTGTCATGAATAGATAAAAGTTGTTCAGGAGTTCTTACAGAGTTGTTTAAGAGGGCTTTTCTTGTCTTTTTTGAGTCTATAGAGACATCTGTATCTTCATTATCGTCATCCCATGCAGGATCGCCTGTATCTATATTACTAGATACAGATCCAAACATACCACCTCTTCCACCGCCTTCTTCCTCTTCACCACCAGTTATTCCGGCTTTCTTTAGTTTATCCTGATAATCTTTAACTCTCTTACGGTGTTCTATGTCTCTAGATAATGAATCTAGAATTGTATCAATATTATATCCGGAATTGGATGCTATAAGAGCTAATGGAGTAGGTAAACCCATTTCTTTAGCTGTTTGTAAAGCCTGTAAAGCATTAGAATCCCCTCTTAAAAGTAGTTCTTTTGTCCATTTAATTTGGGGAATATTATATGCAGCGGATTCGGCTAAATTACGACTTGCAGTTAACGGAATTTTCTTACTATTTAAATCATAACGTACATTATGTGCTAGCTCGGCCTGAGTTCTTTTTCGGAATCCATGATACTTAGCTAGGAGAAGAAATAACCTATTGTATGCAACAGAAGCGGTTAAACGTTCACGTAAAGAATTTAAATTCTCCATGAACATCATAATTCCCGATTCACTGTTTGAATAGGTAGCTTCACTACTTAGAAATGATTCACTAAGACTTAAAGCACGTAATTTTGCATTAGTAAATAAATCTGAATCTTCACCTACTCTCCAAAAATCAGTAGGTTGTCTAACTTCACTTGTCTGTATATCAGTTCTAGTAACAACTACTGCACCTTGAGGATCACGATCTGCATTAGCAAATAACTGAGCTATGCTAGAATATTGATCCTCTGTAGGTATCCATTCATCGCTTCCCATCTGAATATGTAGAATACCACGCTGACGACGATTAGCCGCCATAATGGTTCCTCTCATAAGAGCTTTCTCCATAATCCAGATAGGAACTACTCGATACAAATAGCTAAGAGTATCAATACCGGGAATTGAACGCCTAGACACATAGAGAGTACTTATAGGCTCTAATTCAATTTTTCCTCCCGCAGTAAGTTTTTTAAGCATATCTGGGCCTATTTCAGATAATGCTTCAAGATCTCGTTTATCTTTAGACTTTAGAAATTTAACTGTTTCATCACTGAGTTTTACATCAATTTTAGGATCGTATCCCACCATAGGGATAGGTGTAATTTCGCAGAAATCAGGATCATGGAATAAACAGTCCGTAAAAATCCCTCTACTTGAATCAAAAATAAGAGAACCAATGCAATTTCCTAGAACATAATAACTAGTAGTTATTAATGTCATAAGTCCACGAAAATCTAGCTCATTAAGAGAATCTTCATAGATTTGTTTAACTTTAGGATCATCAATTCCCATTAAGTCGTATTCACTCCAAGGAAGTTGAGCAAGCATATCAACGCTTGGGCCACAAACTGGGTCTAAAGTATATATTTCTCTAAATATAGAATTGAGAGCTTTGGGATCTTTAACATTGATAAAATCAGTTAATAAGGGATAGTTGTAATCTGTATTTAGTAAAGTTGCGCCTGTAGAAAAATTACCTCCACCTGCCGCACCCCCAACAGTTGATCCCGTCACAGGCACACGTTGAGAATTTCCCGTTATGAGCGTTCTATTTAAAGAAAACATTCACTTCACCTTCTCGGTCTTGTTCTAAATTTACGTTTTGTTTTAAGTACATCTATACCCAAAAAGTTATAATCCTTAATCATTATCTCTACTAACTTATTCCTGAACAATTGTCTTTGAGTAGGAAGCTTTCTCCAAGAAGAGCGGGTAAAATGAACGTTTACCGTATGTACATACAAGAAAGACCTTTTATGCTCAATGCATAAAAAGTCTACCCACATCCTAAGCTGTTCTTCATCTAAGGGACAGAAAAATAATGTATGCTTAGGCCATACTTTATCATACCACCTATTATTTAACGTACATGTACGTTTTGGAGTTATACGATAAAACTTCTTAAAGGGCATAAGAATTATCTCTTTTTGTCTATTACTTAAATATTAGAACAACGCTGGTTTATTATTCCAAGGATAAGCACACTCTCCTTTCTCAGGAGATACTTGTATATCATTATTTATTTCTTTTAGGCGTACTTTAATTTCCTTGAAACGAGAATCAAAGTCATTGATAATAGGTTCAATAAAATCAGAATTACCCTTCTTTACTATCTTAGTACGTAGTGCTCTGATATAAGCTGTATTATTACGACCGCGTTTTATAACCTGATAGAACATGGGAAATTTTCCCGCTGTTTTAAATACAGTCCCCTCTTTGATATTAAGAAAATCGTTAACTGCTCTATCCGGAGGAAGACCATCATTTGTTGCAGACGTTACTTTTTTCTTTTTAGGATTTTCTTTAGATCCAGTAGGAACTAGATACCTACCGTTTTCATCAAACCTAAAAAGAGCTTTTTTAGGATCAAGAGCTTTAGGATATATCTTATCCGCGTAATCAGTAAAGGAGTTAGGGAAGTAGTTTACATAGATTTTATTTCTATAATGATATATACCAACTACTTGCCCTTTTCCTATCTTAGCCATATAAGTATATTTACTCTTATGGTCACAAATAAAGACTTTCTTTAACCCATAATTCTTGACAAGAACATTTATTATTTTAGGGTCATCTTTATCCACTGGATAGCTATAATACATAGTCTGAATATTTCCTTCCTCTAAGTACTTTTTAACTGGCTTGGAAGATAATATTTCAGAAAGTTTTTTAGCGTTAGGACTTATACCTTCAATTTTCTTTTTTGGAGAAGGTTCTTTTACTGCTTTCTTTTCAGATGGGGCAGGAGCAGACTTTTCAGGAAGCGGCTCTTCTTTTTTACTAGCTTTTTTCTCTGGTTTAGGTACTTCTTTCTTCTTTTCTTTTACAGGAATTTCTTTCTTTTCAGAAGAAGGGGACTTTTTAGGTTTATCTTCTTTTGTAGATCTACCCTTAGATTCCTTTTCCTCAGGACTTTTAGATGATGATTCTTTAAGAAGATTCTTAGCTTCATCCGTAGTCAGAGATTTAGAATATTTCTTTTTTGGCCCTTCTCCAACAATATTCTTTGACTTAATACTATATTGTAGTTTATATCCCGCGTCAGCATCTACAAATACTTTATCCTTACGGATAAAAGTAATAGTCCCAACTAGATATTCTCCATTTGGAGCACGAACGACTACGCGAGAACCCTTTGAAATAAATTCACGTCTTGCTAATAATTCAACTAATTCCATCTTATTAATCCCTTAGTTTTTTAATTACAGCCATAACTGCGTCTTTGGGAGTTTCATAATTATCTTTAATAATAAGAGGCATATGATTTTCAATACCCGCTTTCATAATTCTTTCTTGCTCATTAAACTCTACATGATAATAAGTAGACTTCTCATAATCTCTACGCAATACTTCGGGATTTCTTGTAGAACATACGGCACTAATGGACATATATTTTACATCACCCTCTACTTCTACCTTGAACGGCAACACCATTGCAACAAAATCTTTACTATAACTAATATCCTTGGAACGTTCAATAGACATATAAGGAACCCCAAAAGTAACATACTTAGGAGGTGTATCGTTCTTTAACGCCTCAAGATAGGGAGTAACAGCATAAATCTTTTCAAGTAAAGAAAAACAATAAAATGCAAACTTAGGTATTAATTCATCCCTTTTCTTCTTATTTACTCTAATCTTTTTAATTAGAGACTTTACATCAGAAGAACTAAGCTCTCTTACTTTTGATAGATCTGCAAATTTCGATTTGCTTTTATCTGTTATCTTAGGAGTTTCCGTTTTTGGAAATCTACTTTTAGGAGTTGGCAATTCCTGACTAGATGTTTTCGCTTTTCTGACAGGCTTTGTTTCAACCTTGGGTGTAACATCCTCTTTAGAGGACAATAAATCCTTTAGTGTAGATGCACCATTAGATAGTTTGTCCGCAAGTTCAGAGATAACATTAGATCTAACATTTCGGCTTTTCGCTAAAGAAACAAGAATAACATCTAAATTTTCTTTTATCTCCAATAGAGCTTTTCTAGCAGCCAATTTATCTTTTGTATCTAAATAATCTGTTGCAGCATTGACGGAAATTCGTACCATCTTCATTGGAAGAATCTCCTTGCATCAGTAGGAGTAATATAGAACATCCATCCAGACTGTTTATTTATAGGATAAGCTTGAATAATACCACCATTTTTCAATGCAAAGTATCTAGTATATCCCCCATCTTTCATTTTAGCATGTCTAGGAGTAAGGGATATAACATGATCAACATAGGGTTTAATGAGTTCCAATGCTTTCGACATATTATTTACTTCTACATTTACAGAAGATTTTAATTCAATCCATTTCTTTTTGCTTTCAGACCAAAGACTGATAATTCCAGACGAATTAAAGGTATTATCTGATACTGACTTCAAAATATCAGCTATATTTATAACGATAGGCTTTACTTTGAGATCAGATTTCTTCTTTTCCCTTGAAGAGACTCTATTTCTGTAATCCTTTGCAGATACATAATTTATTTGTCTGCTATTCTTATATAAGGAATTAATAGGACTAGCAAACATCATACTACCATCTTTAAAGAAAATAGTTTCTGCTCCCAATTCTCCTTTTACCGTCTTTTTCACGTAAGGAGCAAGTGCCTTTTCTAGATTATAACCATCAGTAATAGTTAAATTCAAGGAATTATATACGAATCCCTTAGAATCAACAATTCCCTTATCAACAATCATAGATAGAGGATAGCGATAATTATAAATAATTCTAAAAATCGGAGATTCAAGAGCCTGAATATTTTTAGACCTATTATTTCTATTATGAATAATATCTGAGATAGGGTCGTCTGTAGGTTTATCCTTCTTTTTATTATATTCTTCCACTTGTTTTCCCGTAGGAGGGGATACAATAGGCTTAGTGCTAAGTCTATTTGTTTTTCTTAGTTTAGTTACCTGTGTTTGTGGAGTAGGTGTAGTTTCAGGACTTTTTTCTGTTACAGGATTTACTAAATAATCATTTAGAGAATTCGGAGGAATAGGAGTTTTACGAGTTCTTTTTCCCTTAGCTTCACCTATAATATTTTTGGAAGACTCACTAAAAGAGATCTTATCTCCATCATCGGTATGTAAGTACACTCTTCCTTGTCTAAGCATAGTAATAGTAGAAAGATAATATTCAGTTGCTACTTTTATTACTACTCTAGCCCCTTTTTTTAAGAAATCACGTCTTGCTAATATAAGTACAACACTACTATTCATAAATTTTATCCTTCAACTTTCTTAGAAACAGTGAAAATCCATTCTGTATTATCAACGCTCATTTGAACATCGGTAATTACAACAACTAGACGAGAAGCCCACTGAGGCATACTTTCGCTAGAAATAAAAGTTCCATCAGGAGTAAGAGGATAAGATCTATCCTGTTCAAAAGATACAGTTTCACCGCTTCTATACTCAACAGTAATAGTGTATCCTTTGGTGGTTTGACAAATCTTAGTAAATCTATAATCTTCCCGTAAAATAATTTCATCTCCCTGAACACCATACGGGGTATGATATTTCCAATAATTATCGGAAATCTCATTAAGTCCTGTGTATTTATTAGTACTTTCTCTAATAGTTCCACCTGAATTTGAAATAAGGTCTTCAACAATTGAAGAAACGGTATTAAGAAAGGTAATATTCTTTTCTACTTTAACCATAATAAAATTCTCCCTTATTAAGGTGCCAAAATAGGCAATTCTTTAATAATAGATTGTACAGCACGACTAGGTTTCTCGTTACCTGCATCAAAATAGTTCTTTATAAAAACTGGATCAAGATATGACCGTAGACACGTATTTATAGTTATTGATAATATGGAAGAAGTTATTTCTAAAGCATTATCAAACCCTTGGTCTAAATTGGAAGAAAACAACACATTAGCCCGATATTTACGCATAGAATCCAAAGTTAAAGGAAAACCCCTAGAAAAGGCATATCTACGTAAGTCCTTTACTGTTATAGGGGAATTTTCTGAACTACTAAATACGTACTTTTTGCTTTTTTCAGAATTAATAATATCAAAAAATGCTGTTTGTACGTTTTTAGGAAACTTATTGCAGTCTATGTACTTATTAGATCCTACATAAATATGACCGTCATTATAATCAGAGATTTTAATAGTGTTAATTCCTCTATTTAATGTATCAGAAATGGGAAGAATAAAAATATCCGATAATAATAGAGGAACTGCATAACTTTTATACTTATCACTAGATAAATCACGATATAAAGAGTCTCTAAATCCTTCTATAGCAGAAGCGGCTTCCATTACTTTATAATGAATAGGAGACATTTTTTCAAGATATTCTTGAGAGTAAAATCTAATCCTGTTCCCCGTAAGATTGTTCTGAGTAAATGCTGAACAAAAATACGTGTTATCTTCTTTATACCCTGAATTCATTTCAAGATCAATACCGGGAATACCCGATATAGGTTTTCCTTTTTTTGTATAAAAAGAGAAAAGAGATCCTATATACTTACTAATACCTACCATTCCAGAAAAATTTGTATCTATTGGACACGCAATACCCAACGTTTTACAAAGATTTCTAGCATGAGGTGCAGCTACGATAGAAGGAAGATTTTGCTCTTTCCATATTTTAGATAAAGAAGATTTATTAGCTTTGCTAATAGCAAGCATAGCATTACGCCATTCATAAAAACGGATAGGACTAGACACACAAAAATTAAGAACATCATTATGAGATGGATGCATAGCATCAAAAAAAGAGGCAGTAATACTTTCACTGGTATTTTTAGATAAGTCAAAAGAAGAATAGTTTGTTTTCATACTAGATAATACTTCTTTAAGAAGTGTATCTACAATAGAAGGTAAAATAATCTTCTTTAGACTCGACCAGTCAATAGGAGAATCAATAGGATTGATATATATTTTATATAAAAATTCAAATATACGATATCCGTCTCCACTAATACGAGAAGACTCGATTTTTTTCTTATTTGAAAATAGTATTTCCCTAAAAAAATCAAATAGCTTTCCATTTAAGCATGGTTGATTCTCTCTTTTAAACGTCTTTCTGATATTATTCATATCTGACATCTTAACGGATTCAGCACTAATATAGAAATTAGTGATCAAATGATCATAGGTATTCCTAGTCAAAAACTTTTTATAAAGTTCTTCATTATAGGAAACTCCGAATCTGTATTGACAGAAAGGAGCAAGTAGGGCAAGCATAAGTCCTACTATACCTTTAGCAACCTCATCTCGTCTAAGAGGCTTCACGCTATATTCTATAGTATCCGTTATAGCGTCTCCTTTCACGAGTATATTATAGAAATTAATATCATCACTAGAAAGAAGCTCATACATCGAATAAGATCCTTGGATTAAAGTTTTTCAACTTCTCGTTTAATTTCAGCAAAGGTTTTAATAAAAGATGAATCCTTTATTTCTTGAAGTTGTTTAGGATCTATCTTTGATTTCTTTAGCCAACTTTCCAAAGTTGGTTTATTGTATATTTCCGGTGTTATTCCTCGATATGTAACATCCCCGAAAAAGACATTTCCCTTATCGTCCTTATATAAGTGCAATTGAAATCCATCTAAAGCTTTAGGTGATTCTTTTATAGTTTTTACAATGAAGGGGGCAATTGCATTGTAGGTAGGGCCAATAAAAACAGGCTTTTCCCCATTCATTATATTTCTTACAGATTGAACTATTCTATTATAAACAGATTCCGGAGTAGCCGCAGTAATAATAGTCTTTCCATCTACTTTTGAAATAGTTATTGCTACAGATTTCATTTTTGTTCTTCTCCTGAGAGAGTTAAAACCTTTTTTATATAATTGACTAGGACTTGCTGTTGGTAATTTTCCAAAAAGATGATTTATATCCTCGTCAGAAACTCCTAGTCCCAAATCATCATCTTCTTCTTTTCTACGCAAAACACCACTTTTATCTTCATAAAAGAGAGCATATTCTTTAGCATATCTATTTATAACGAAATAGCTACTTCTATTAGTGAGAGTGAGAATGAGCTTATTTCCTTCTTTTCCAGTAGTATATCCAGAATCAACCAGAAATTCAATAAATTCCCAATATGCGTATCTTTTACCCTTATGCTCTACTGTTTTAAGTAAAGATTCATTATAAGGTTTAGCATTAGTATTTTTTATTTTACCACTATCAAATATAAAAGATACTATATATCTAGTATCTCTCTTTTGAGAAGAAGTTCTTTGTAAACCTTTTTTAACTTCTTCTCTAAGTTGATTATCTAAAACAGATTTTTCAGCTTGTTTTTTCTGATCATCCAGTCTTTTATCTCTGTCAATTCTTTGAGTTGTATATCCTGTCCATTTACGTATTTCCTCTAATGTAGCAGAATTGGATACAGGTAAACGTACTCCTGTTTCAGCCTCAAATATAGCTCTACTAAATTTGTTATCTTTATGAAGCATAGCAGCTAATTCATAATAGTCTCTAGATGATATAGCTTTCTCTAATCTAACAAAGTAGCGTCTATTATCTTCTATATTATTGGCAGTCATTCCTTTGTTTTCTAGATAATCAACATATAAATCCAAGTATTTATCTTCATAAGTTTTTCCTTTTTTACGTCCCCTTTTTAGAATTTCTCCTAAAGAAATTCGTGCAGCTTTTATTGTTTCATACTTCATTACTTCGCGCTCCTATTCTATCTATAGTAGTATAATTTATTTTAGAATCTCCACTGAGGGGATTTAGTATTGGTAACTTTTTTCTTATTTTTATACTGCATATGTTTATGTTCTCCACAATGACATGCATAACACACACATACTAAGTTATCAGGAGAATTTGTCCCTCCTTTACTGAGAGGTATCTTATGATGAACATTAAGAAAGGAAGAATTAGGAGGAAACTTCTTTTTACACTCCTGACAAGTATAATTATCTCTCTTCTTAACCATTTTTGCTATATCTTTCCAATTAGATGCATACAAAGGAAAATCTAAAGACATAACTTTGCTACTCCTATGAAAAAAGGGAGGCGTTTTATTGCCTCCCTTCAACATATTTTACTTGCTAAAAGGAACAGGCAAAGTAATTCTATCCATAGGACAAAACTTTGCCATTCTACCTCCCACTAGTTGTACATCTTTCAACGGGGTTCTACATCTAGGACAAACAGAAGGAACGCCATTTGTTAAATTAGAAGCTACTTTTACAGCCAAAGTAGACGCCTTAATACTAGCATCTTTCTCTGAAAGTCCAGCCGCTATAAATGCTCTTTTTAAATTTTCTTTTTCGTCGTTCATTTTTTACCTACCTATTGATAGACTACATCCAAGTCCAGAGCATGAATTTACTCCACCACTAGATGCACTTAAAGTTCCCATTGTATTTCCTATACCTATTCCTGCTAAACCTGTAAAATTACCAAGATCGGTAGCATCCGTTAAAAACAAATCTTCAAAGTCTGGATGATCTAAAAGAGTTAGCCCTAACACACTTGAACGCAAGATGTCGTCACTGATTTCTTCACCTTTGGTAATGATACGACCTGTATCTTTACTTAATAAACACTGTAGAATAAATGCGGTGACTGGATTACCTGTTGTAAGAGTTGCTATATCTTTTTCAAGAGAAACAATATCTTCAATTGATCCATCTAACTTAGGGAGAATAAGATCTCCTGAATAAATATAGCCTCTAACTGTGTCAAAATCTGCCATATTTACAGAATATTGTACTGCATCTACACCAGTATCAGCAAATACACGTTGCCTAAGATCGATACTTTGCCAACGGTCAAAAGCTACAAGTTTTACATTAAACTCTTCTATAATCCTAAGAATTACGTTCTCGTAGATTTTAGGAAAAGAAAGCGGCATTCCATTAGCTGGCTGTATTTCTAATAAACCGGAAACTGCTGGTTTTCTTACTTTTTCAAGAACGGTATTTCCATTCTCATCTTCGGTTTCTTCCTCTTTCATCAACCAATGGCACAAAGATAAAGCAAAGGAGTTATTATTATATCCAGCGTCCACAGCTAAACAACAAGGAATTTCATGGGGTTTAGTTGCAATAGCTGGATAACGTAAATTAACACCTAGAGAATCTTTTGTAACTCTATATCTTTCAACATGAAGTACGTTACTTCTTTTAGAGATTAAATCAATTAAATCCGCAGGACTACGAATAAATGGAGCATCCGAAAAAGGAGGATTAGCCCCGAAATCTCGTTCTGCATTAACAGGATTCTCTGCATATTTATTACGCAAAGCCGCTTTTGTAATGTTTGGATTAAATTCCCACGTAGGGCATTTAATGCCGTACATATTGTCAGAATTTACGCTCTGCTTATACAGACGCATAATTTTATCTAACTTTGAGCTAGGGCTAGAAATCCATATGCCGTGAGCAGTAGGAGCATGAGGATTAGCAGGAAATACTTTAGAAAAAGCTGAACGTACTGTCAATAATGAGTTATCTAAGGCAGTATACACTTCGTCAGCATCTAACGTAAGATTTCCTTCCTTACCCGAAAACCATCCTATTTCGTCTATAGACGCTATAAAGCGGGTTCTTCCTCTTAATTTTCTTTTATCCGGCCCTGCCGCTTCACATGCAATACTTTTGTAAGTATATACAATAAAAGAATCACGAATTTTATATAACTCTTCTCCTAGTCTAATCCCTTCTGCATCTAGGAAGTCATGATATACTTTAAACCAAGGGCTTGCTCTAACTATAGATTCAAAAGGACGCCATAAGTTATCAACAGCATCCTGAAAGCGAATTCCCACAAACGTACCTTTAAGAATATCATTCCCCAGACGATAGAAACCCACAGGATTAGGTAAGGATAAGTACTGTTGTAATATTGTTGCTGAGAACATACCCGCAGTTTTTGATTTACCTGCTCTCTGTCCTACGCATCCAACAAAATGTTCATAAGGCTTATGCATACCATCATTAACAGCATCGTACCTATTTCGTCCACATTTAGGACAAACAGCATTATTATATAATACTACTCTATCTTGTATTTCCTCAACAGGAGTATCGACTACAATTTTATTTCTAACAAAGTTAGTATCACTACAATAGGGACAGTATGCATTAAAATATTCTAATGCTATTTGCCATTGTCTTGGAAAAAGATCTATAGATAGAAAATTAGGGCCAGTGAGAAATTCTATTGCATTGTTAGGACGTGGTATATCTTTATCGTTAACTAATTCAAATAAACGGGGGTCAAATTCGCTAGAAACGATATCGTCAATAATATCTGCGGGACTCCATAAATTCCGCTTTTCTGGATATTCTTCTAATAAATCATTTTCATATAATGATTTTTTAGGAATTGGTTTCTTTTTAAGAGGAAGAGGATTATCATATTTAGGGGTAGGAATTATAAAATCGTAATCATCACTTTCTTCTTTATCCTCTTTAACTTTTTTTACCTCTTTTTTCTTACTACTTACTTTATTCTTATTTTTTTTATTAGAGTCTTCTATTCCGTGGATTCTTTTATACTCATCGTAATCAGAAAAAGAATGTAGAGGTAATGCTGTTTCTCGCTTAGAAAAATTGGTGCAAACATACAAAATTCCTGTTTTCCTATCCAAGGATTGACAGGTTTCCGCATATTCGCACCATCTACAATTTGCCTTAGCTGGAAGAAAAGAATTACACTTTTTGTTATTAGGTGATTCGCATAATCCCTTCCTATTTAAGGAGCAATTCGAACATTTATGCATAAGAACATTATCCTCTAGGAACAAATTTATGCAATGCAGCTTTTGCTGCGGCTAAATCCTTTTCTGAAATAAGAATATCGTCATCTTGGTACACAGTATTTATACTGGCAGAGGATAACGTAGGTATTGTATTATCAGCAAAAAGAATAGGAGATAATTTATTATCATCCTTTAATGATTGTAACGCTGGAATAGGCTTCATACAATGAGGACAAAAAGGAAGACCAAAATAAGCCATTTCTTTACATGATTTACATTGAGGGCGTAAAGAATTATCTTCCGGTGATTTTCTTATAGAAAAATAGGGATTATTTGAATAATCACCCAAACTAGTATCTTCGTATTCGATAGGATAATCTGACGGATGTTGCAGATATGTTTTTCCATTAGGATCTTGCTGAATAAGATTCAGCATAAAATCAACAAGATCATCCTTACTAATAGAGATGCCGTTATTTGCAGGAAGCATATTTATGGCTTCATCAATATTCTTATCCTTATATAATCTGTTTTTAAGAAATTCAAAAGGCATTGCATTGATAGAATATCTATTTCCTACTTTTTCCTGTTGAGCTTTATAAGTATTATACAATAATTTAATTAATTTCATTTATTATAATCTCCTTATTCTTTTATTTAATTCTTGAACTTCTTGGAGATAAGGTTCCAATATCTTTTTAAGAACAGATTCAACATCCTGTGATTCATTCTTTTTCTTAGTAGAAGATCCATACATAGACTCAATAAGATTAGTAATAATCATTTCTCGATCTTCTACTTCCCCCGATGAATTAATAAGAGCCTTAACTAATTTAAGGCGAATAATTCTACTAATCTCAAATTCAAATTCTCTTAATCCTTGTTCTGTTATGTTAGACAGGCTTTTAGAAGCAAAATACTGTCTGTCAGCCTTAATATATTCGCAAGCTAGAGTAAATTTTTCGATTTCACGTAATTCTTGATCTAATACATCTAAATATGCTTTAGCATTTTCGTCTCTGCTTAACTTGTTAGACAATATACGTAAAGTACGGCGCAATTCCTCTTTTTTACTAAAAGCAGCATCTTGTTCAGGGGTAGAAATAGATGTTACTCCACCATCAACCTCTTGTTGTATATTATCATTAATAGGGCTTTTAATCATCGGCTAAATACTCCCTGAACGTAGCTATAGTTGATTTTATGTTGAAACAAGCCGACCTTATATACTCTAAACTGGTATTTACTATTTCAATATAGGTTTTTATTTCATCCAGTAACAAAGTTAACTCTAAATTGGATGATTCTATGCGTGTTTTTTGGTCTATTTTACGCATTTTAAAGAATTCATCGTCCTGTAGACGTTGCTGTCTTCTCTTAAGAAGAGCATCGCCTTTAGATTTAACTCGCATAAAACGAACTTTTCTAGAGGTAAGATATTCTTCATAAGATGTTCCAGTTAATAAGGCATCAACTAGTATTTCTACTCTCTTTTTAGTAGGAAGAGACGTATTTTTTGATTGGTCATATAGATTTTTTAGAGATATAACTTTGATTATTTTAGTATCTCTACGTATTCTATCAAAGAGATCCCTAATATAATTAAGTTCATCATCAATGATCATATCGTTATTTTTTACATTGTCTTTAGACTTCATAAAGTAACACCCATTATTATACGTAGATCGGTAGCAATCTCAGCCTCATTTCCAATAGAAAGTATATCTAAATAATGAGTACTATATTGAGTTTTACTAACTAAAGAATTAGCATTTTCAGAACGCAACTCTTTAGTTGTAACTGTTAGTGCATGTTTTGTATACCTGACGATATTTCCTTTTTCGTTTTTTATCTCAAATATAAGACCTATAGGAGTAGTAAAACCTTTGTTAAGTACTTCTAGAACTTTGAAAAATTTAGTATGTTTTACATTACCTAAGACAAGATCCCCATAAATATTAGTTGAAAATATGAAAAGACGATACTCATTACTCTGAACAAATTTATCATAATGACATTTACTAAATACATATGGGGAATAATTGGCCCATGAAGAAAATACATAGTCCAAATAAGGAAATTCTATCAGTGCATTATCCATTAACGTCACCTTTTACTACGCTGTAGGGCCTACACAAGTAAAAATATATCCTTCTCCTTTGGCTTTAATTACAAAGTAATTTTTAGCATCAGGAAAGAGAATAGAAAACTCACATTCCTTAGAAAACGTTGTAGTTAGGATAGACAAAGCAGATGCAAAAAAACGCTCAGGTATTTCTACATTAACTTTCTCTTTAAATGAGACATTTCCTTCAACAATGTCTGTTGATTTACCTATATTAGAAGATTGGCTCAACATAACCTTGTTATTCTTAAAAGTCATAGAAAGAATGTCTGTTCCCTGACTGATACTTCTGACCGAGGCTAGAACATTATTAAAGTCTTTAGCATTAAAAGTAGCGCATCCTTCCATCATTTTAGGATTATCATTGAGCATAACCTTGAATACTTCAATATATCCCAAAAATTCATCATCCTGTACGCACGGCAAGGTACAGGTGATTTCATTAGAACGAACCATCATAGTATTTTCTGAAATACACAATTCAATATCTTCAACAGCAAGTTTTAAAACTTCCTTGATCTTATTAGAAATACATATATTAAAGTCTAACCCTTTTATAGGCTTATATTTTATAAAAGAAACAAGATTAGGACTTCCATTATAAATGGCAAAATTCTTCTTGGAAGATATGATTTGAGAGAAGGAATGATCTCCTTCGTCGGGAGAAGTAAAATTAACGGGAGTAATATACTGCCGGAATGTGGCTACGCTACGGGCATCTAACTTGATGAAATGATCTGATTTAAAGAAAGGTTCTGCATAGTCATCCTTAGATACCTTGGGATTAACATGCAGTTCAGCTTTTGTCCCAGATTGGACAATCATGTTCTTTCTTTCAAAGTCTATTTTGGTAGTTAATTCTTCCCCTCTAAGATTAAGCAAAGACTCAAAAGTAGCAGCATCTAATTGAACGCATTTATTCTTTTCTGTAACAACGGCTGGAATAATAACTTTAAGATAGACAGTGGTATTTACCACCAAATAAAGATTCATCTCATCAGTAAGTAAATATACGTCTCTATATTTACCTACTAATTTCTTCATAATGGACGCTACACCTTGCATATCTTTTCTAGAACAATTGAACACGGTTTATCCTCCAAATAAAGTCTCTATATAAGTGTTAAACGGTTTCGGTAAAGGATTCCATCCTGTTTACACCTATTTTACAGTACTTTTCTTCCTTTTCAATACATATAAACTTACGTCCAGTATCAGCACAGGCCAAAGCGGTAGTACAGGAACCAGCACAGAAGTCTAGTACAGTTTGACCTTCTAAAGTGTAGGTAGAAATAAGATATTTAAATAGATCAAGAGGCTTTTGTGTAGGATGGACTGTTTTTGATTCATTTTTAAAATATAAAATAGAAGAAGGATATCCTGTTTGTGTCAAGGTATAATAGTCTTTGTGACTAGGACGTGGAGAAAATGTAGCTGTTTGTTTTTTTCCATTTTTTCTTGTTAAATTAACATTGACCAAACCTTGGGGATAATAAGGCATTCGTTTGTCAGAACAATTAGCAGTAGTTCCGCTTGAAAATACAATAATATCTTCATGCTTACGCAAAGGTTTATTTTTAGCATTAAATATATCCCCAACCTTTGACTTTGCCCAAATCCAACAATATTTAAACCAATCAGGGTTTGAATTAATTAGCATAGTTGTAAAAGGTTGGTATGCAGTCATTACAATAGCAGAATGAGGTTTAACTATTTCCTTAAGGAAAGGCCAAACCTCATTCATATTAAGTGTTTTATCCCAACTAAAGGGAGTTGTACCGTAAGGAGGGTCACACAGTATCATGTCCACTTTCTTTCCTTTACGTGTAAGGAAATCTAAAGTTTTTAGACAATCATTGTGGTAGATCCTCCCCTGTTTATTTTTAAAATACAAGGACATTCAAAAACTCCTTAATATGTTTTAGTCTTCTTTACTTGATTCATAAAGAATACATTTACACTTATTTTTGCCGTCAGAAAAGCAAGTATCTAACTCAATTTCTCCTATTTCATCATAATTCAAAGAACACTTAAAAAAGCAAAGATCTCCACCAAAGAATTCTTGAAAATCTTTATCTAGATATTTACAACTCATTTTAATTATCTCCTATAACTATCTTTATTAAAGACCCTTCATATACAATTCTTGCATAAAAGTTAGATTGCCCATGAGATACGTCTTTACTAACACCTGTTACAAACTGTTCTGGAGAATAATCAATACAAGAACCTCTCGACATAGAACAACATAACTCTTCATCAAAACAAGGGTTATTTAAGTTACAACCATAGATAGGAGAGTATTCTCCCTCTTCACGTTCGAAGATATCTTTAACCACTGCATGTTTACAACTCATTTTAATTATCTCCATCTTTATATAATATCATTACTAAACGCATCATTTATATCATCAGTAAAACGTACCCTAGTATCGCATGAACATATTAGTACATTATTGAGTTTAGAAATACGCTCAGTTATGGTATAAATATTTGTACAACTTGAGTCACAAAAACTAAACCATCCCTTTCTAAAAAAGGCACTAGCGTATCCTTTACGTATAGTACCTCCAATAACTTCATCTATGAAACATTTATAAATACCATTACATTTTATATCTACTATGTCTAAATATAGAACAGGTTTAAAGGGATTACTGTCAACATATTTCAATATACTTGCTTCTTTAGCAAACGTATCCGAATATACTTGCTTAAAAGCAGGAATAAAAATTGTTTCTCTAAATTCTTCTCCGCTAAAAGGGCCATTTTTAATGAAACGACCTCCCGGAGTTTTAGAAAAATCACAAAGTTTAATAAAAATTTTCTTTCTTTCCTTTTCTATTTCCGATTCATTCATAACCCTTTTCCTCTTTTTACTTAACTAAAATAAAAATAAATCATAGGCTTCAATCTATCTAACTCTTTACCATCCTTAAAGAGATTAAGATATTCAAGTAACAATTTTATATAAGAAGGAACACGAGGAATACAGTAATTAAAATAATCTTCATCCTCAGGATTTAGAAGTATCTTATTATTCAAGTACAAATTCATTTTATGATTTTCGATTTTAGAAAGATTTTTTCCTGTAAGAGTATTAAAAAACCCAAATTCTGGATAAATGGGGTGTTTAAGCAATAAAACTTGAGGAGAATCAAATTCTAAAACATCATAAAAAATAGAATGTAAAATTAAGTTATCGTAGAGCGTAGAATCATAGTTCATTCCAGTAAAAAGAATAACATTTTCGAGTCCAAATTCAGGAGAATAGATAACGTGATCCATAATGAATGAGGACTCTGTTACCGTGCTATTTTCTTTCATAGCATTAGATAAATCAGCATACAAAGAAATTGAATCATCTATAAGATCATTTTTTAAAGAAAAATCATTTTTTGCTTCTAGCCAAGGAAGAAAAGGGTGATTTTCTACATACTCTGTCAGTATTTCTTCATCTATCAACATGGGTATATTTAATCTATCAGTTTGGGAAACATCAAAATCAGTAATTCCATACCCTATTGTTGCACCTAAACGCACACTCATAATGTATATAATCCTTGATTTATTATCTTCGCGGGCTAAATAAATCCTCTCCAATATACAGGACGAATATCTACAGGTATACTTCTTCTCTTATCCCATGTATATAAAAACTTTCTCCAATCTTTTCCTGCTAATGCGTATGCTCCTGCTACGTACCCCTTATAGGAAGCATTAACTCTATGAGGTTGAGCAAAAAGCCATTCAGTAAAATCTATACATGTTTTACGCGAAGGACATTCCTTTTCATAGACAATACTACTTTTTAAAGGAGCCGCCAATTTTTTATCTTTGTAAAAATAAAAACAAGCATCTTTTTTAGAAAACTCTTCAACATCAGACAAATATGAATAAAATCTATTAGCAATCCATATATCTAGAAGTCTACCATTAAGGTCTACTAAAGTAGTACATTCATCTTCCGCAATATAAATTCCATCCTCAATAACTTCTCTAATTAATAGATCTGCTCTTTCAGTATAGTGATTATCTACTTTAATAGATAGATAATTTTGAATAATAATACCTAATTTACTATTCCACATAACTTAATCCTTTTTTGCTAAAAGAAATCCCTGTGCAACTCTTTCAAGAATCTTACCAATTAGGTCTATATCATCATCTAATCTAGTAAATTTTATAGTTTCACGATAATTTAAAGTACAACAACCGTAGGGATCAGACAAGTCCAATATAATTACAGCTTCATGGTTAAAACCATCGTCTCCCCAATAGTAATTAATATAAAATTGTTTTATATAACTTAGAATGGGAAGAAAAACAGAAACGTCTAGATAATTATTTATAAAAATAACTGTTTTATCAGGAACATGTTTGTACATTTTCAACAAATCCTGTTATAAATCTTTTAAGGATCTTGTTTATTCCATCTGTAACATTTTTATGCTCAATCTTTTTTATAGTGCTGGAATAACACATAGGTTTAGTAGTATTGGAATTACGTAAGTCTAGAGTAACATTAAGACCGTATTTAAATAGATTATCACTATCTCGTGCATAAACACAGAAAAATGTTACATGATTTTTAATCGCTTCAAAAGTATCAGTATCCAAATACTCCTCTAACCTAGATATTTGATTATGTTTGAGCCTTTCAAGCATTATTTGTATTTCTTGAAACTTACTACATGCATCATCTTCAAAAGTAGGATACTCTTTCACTTACAAAAACCTCACATTTTTATTTTGATTCAAGAATCTTTTCTATTTTTCTATCTAATGCTAAGATTTCCTTAGCAATAACACGGGCTTTTTCCCATCTCATTGCTTTAACAGCATCAATATACGTTGCATAGATTTTTGTAGGCAAGTCCCTACTTCTATTAAAGACACTTCCATATTCATTGGCTTTTACTTTATCTAAAGTAATACCCTTTCCGGTATAGCGGGTACATCCATAAACAACTACGTGAGAAATATTTTCACTGTATGCATTATAGATATACCCTTCCACACCTTTAGAATAATCCGTTTTTAGAACCTCGGGATCATCAAAAGAAGGCCAGAGGTGAACTCCCTTTAGATACACCTCTTCCAACTCATCTTTAGCCCACTTAGGCAAATCGTCCAAAGTTTTAGTAGTGCTTCTAGCCATTTTGTACCTCACTTATTATTTTATAAGATTTATTCCTCAATGCTGGATTTAAAAGAATCTATACCACAAATAGTAATTCCTAGTTCCTTAGCTTTGTTCAATTTAGAACTATTAGAATTAGGATCTTTAACAATAAGAACAGACGTTTTTAAAGATATAGAAGATCCAACAGTACCGCCATTACTTTCAATCAAGGATTCTAGATCTTTATCTCTAACCCCGGAAAATACAAATATCTTTCCTGTAAACTTTCCTCCTGTTTCTTTTCGTTCCTCCTGTATCTCAAGAAAATTTTCTATTTTAGAATAAAATTTCTTAAACTTAGGAAGTCCACGAAGAAATGCAAGAATAGTCTTCTCTCCAAAACCATTTACAGTAGAAAGGGTTCTTTGTATCTCTGCTCTCTCCATTGTCATGAAATGCGGAACGTGTTTCATGATTTCACGCATCCGTTTTACTCCAAGTTCACGAGAAAAGCAAGTACTACCGTAAAGCACTTGACTCATTGTACAAGTTCTGGATGCAATATGAATATTCTTGAGCATCTTTTCTGCTAGAACCTCTTTGAAACCATCTATGCACAATAAATCTTCTTTGTCAAGAGAAAAAAATTGAGAAATGGAAGTATGACCAGACTTGTATATACGGGAAATTGTACCCTCTCGAAGATTATCGGCTCCAATAGACTTAAAGAAAGTCATAATTCGGAGAATTTTTACATCATCTAAAGTTTTAGCTTCCGGACAGTAAATCTCTACCTTAGATTTATTCCATTCATAGGGAATATCTGTAGGCAACTCAGGATCATCTATAGAATTAATAACTTTTTCAACTCGGGGTATTACTCCCCCACTGCGGGAAACGAGAATAATGGCATCTTTTCCTATTCCATTATCACAAATAAATTTTGCATTATGTCCTGTAGCTTTCTGGATAGTAGCCCCTTCGAGTACTATAGGAGTAAAATGTACTACAGGCTTAAGAAGTCCATTTTTGGATACTCTCCATACAACTTTAGTTACTGTAGTTTTTTTAGCTTGCTCATCTAAGAGGGTCTTAAATGCTACAGTAAGTTTTGGATTTGAATCAGTAGGTTTTTCGTATATATTGCGAGAAACAACTATTCCGTCTACATCATAAATAGATGTTTCTCTACTCTCCTTAAAAAGATTAGTAAGAAAATCAACAGAAATTTTATCTCTCTTTACAAGAATATGCGTTGCAGTTAAAAATCCTCTAGCTTTTAGATACTCGAATGCTAAAAAAGGCGTATACTTTTCAGTGGTAGGCATAGAATATGCAACAAAATGTACATGTTTTAATTCTTTAGCAACTTCTTTTCTTGTAAGCAGACCACCAACAAGATTTCTAGGATTAGGATTTTTATCTGCATAATATTTATTAAAAATAGAAACAGGCATAATTAATTCGCCACGAACAGTAATATTTTCTTCTATAGGAGGAAGATTCTTTATACCTCTAAGTAAATGGGATATATCCTGCCCTTCTTTTCCATCTCCTCTTGTATATAGTTTACGAACTCCGTCTTTATCTATAAGAGCACAGGACATTCCATCAAGTTTCTCACTAATTAAGAATACAGGATTATTTTCCTTATTAATCCATTTATCAGTTTTATCTGGCTTAATCTTATCTAAGCTCATCATAGAAAAAGGCAATAAAACTTTTCTCTCCGATGCATGTAGAATAGGAGCACCTACTTTATGAGAATATGGATTGTTAGGATAGGTACTCTTGAAATACTCATAAAGTTCATCATATATAAAATCAGTCATGAAGGTACTAAACAATGAACGAATGGTAGGTTTTACCGATTTACCATCATTATAATAAACATCATCTGCGGTTTTTAAAAGTCTTTCTAGTCGGTACTCTTCAAAAGTTTTAACGTATTCGATACCTTTCTTTGAAAGGATACTAATATCTCTCTTAAGATTAAGTTTATTAAAATCAACCATATTAGTTCCTTTATTTTAATTTACTACATCTTATTCAAGATGCCCTCAATTGGGCTTAATTTACTTGATCGGAATTTAGTTTTTCCATTAACATTAAATTCCTAAACGTTTTACTTCCTTTAAGGACGTATTTTAGAATTCCTTTCGGCTGTCTATCTTTCTTACTGTAAACTATAGAGCCAGTATTACCAAGGTATTCTTTACTTTCATCAAAAGGATAAAAACAATTATCAGGAAGTAAATCCACTATCTTACCATCTTTAACATAAGCTTGGTGAACTACTAAAATATCACCATTTGCAGTAAATTGCATGTTAACCTATCTCCTCATCCGTATTGTATAAATCAGAAAAGTATTTCCCTACATCAGAATTAGCAGGAATTAATTTATAATTACCTGTCGGAACCATTTTATATACTCTACCATTCCATTTAGCTATGATTTCTTCATCAAAAACAGGACGAATACCTGTTTCCATTTCAACACATTCAATAAAGATTTCACCATTCTTAGTTATTTTGCGCACTTTATACATTATCCTTCTCTAGAAGTTCGTTATTAATCAGGAACATCAGAACTAGTATCAAATCCATTACCTAAAGACTTGTTTCTTTTATCGTCAACGCCCGTCTTGTTATCCATATCTTCTATATAATCACTATACTGACTACAAGCTAAGTTACAACGTAATTTAATATCACAGGGATTCTGGTTACGTGCCTTAATTTGTTTAATAGTTATACTTCCAGTTTCCAAAATATCCGACAAATTCTCTTTCCAAATCCATGCATTGCTTGCATGTTCCTTCATTGCTCTTGCATAACGGATTCTGTCAGCTTCATCATCCAACTGACAAAGAGCAATCGTCAGAGATCTGTATTTTGTTGCATGTAGCTTACCAAAGCGAGTAGACATATCTAGAGACTTGCTCTGTTCAGGATGCATTTGGTTAAACAGACCAATGTAGTCTGCAATTGTAACGTCATACTGATAATCTCTAACTCTGGTTAGAGCATCAGGATAGGTTTCATCTATATCAGGGGTATAGAAATGAAAACATCCCTCTCCCTTAACTAGTTCCCTAGTAATAGATCTAACAATATCTTTATAATAGATCTTAAGATTTCTTACAAGTTCATTAACAGGTATAGTAAGAAAATTACTGGCAAACCTGAGTAGCATTTGCTCCTCACTCATTTCTAGGGGCATAAAGCATACTCTAGCCCCGGCTCTCTTGAAGTTGATAGAGAGTTGAGTAGCAAGCGCAGACTTACCTGTACCAGACTTACCTGAAATCAACATAAAAGAATCTAGAGGAAGTCCTAAATTAACAGAATCAAAAGCAGTAAATCCAGTAGGAAGAAAGAAGTTATTTTTTACCTGCTTATAAAACTCCTTTAAGGAATTTTTGACACTATCTCTAGTAACTTCAAAATGATTACCTTTCTTAGTTTTAAGATTACTGATATTAGATACTGTATCAGTGCAAAGAGTAAGTAAAGGTTCTAATTGATCTGGGGTCAAATTCTCTTTTAGTTCGGTAGTTAGTTCATTTTGAAGTTCAAATAGTTTAGACAATCGTGCATCGTGCTGAGATCTCTTAATAAGAGATTTATATCCCTCCTTATCAATAGGGAGAACAAAGGAATCATCATTTTCTCTTAACTTTTTTCTACGAATTTCTCTACCACGTAGAAAAGTACTTGTTTTCTCACTTAAATTAGGGTTAAGAAGTAATTCTCCCCATGTTAAAAAACTATTAGTCTCTGAATAATGTTCATAAATAAGCTTCATAGCTTTTTTATATGCAGAAGAGGTAAAAAATTCAGGACTTATATCGGATATAATCTTTCTGTTAATATCTTTACGCTGTGGTGAAGTTAAAGAACGAATAATAAGATGTTGTGTCCACTCTCTTTCTTTTCCCATAATATCATATTCCCTTATTTACTTTCTACGAATAGAAGAAATAACTTCTTTTGCATCATCACCAAGAATGAATGCAGGAAATTTACATTCACTAAATTCGTTAGAAGTTTTGATTGTAATAGCTGAGGGAAGTTCTCTTTTATATCCTTCTACATGAAAAGCTCCATTAAGGGGATGACGCAAGAACTGATCAAAATAATCTATAGCGTTTATACCTCCAATTATGAGAATACGCATAGAATTTTTGAAAAAATCAAGAATGTCTCTTATTCTATATAAACGATCTCTTTCGGGAAGAACTGAGCGAATTACAACTATTTTAGGAGGGGTATTTTCTATAGACGCTTTAGATGGATCAAATCCAGAAGTTACCCATGTCCAAGGTGGATTATTATGTGTTCTCAACATTTCAAGATGTAATAAAGCGGCAAACTCGTGTGCTAGATAATCGTTTACACATGAAGATATTCCTATGACATAGGAATCTAACGGAGTTTCAGGATCAGTTAATTTATCCCAAATTTGACGTTGTGCTTTCTGGTCTACTAAAACTTTTTCATATTCTTTATTAGATGAATCAATCTTACGTTTAGTACTAATAGTACCTAGTTTATAATAATCAAATACCTCAACAGGTTCAATACGAGGATATGCCCAATGTGGCACATAAGATTCTTTTAGCTGACGACAAAAAGTTATTCTATTAACTGTTACCATGTCAAATCCCTCTTTACACGTCCTTTAGAATCTTTAATAAGAATCTCAGAAAAGCCTCTTTTCTTAAACTCCAATCTACATTTCTCCACACTCTTTTCGGAAATACTTCCGATATCCTGAATAACTCTAATGATAGGAACTTTTTTTCCTTTCATAGGAGTTCTAATACGAGAATAAAGCTGATACATTTTATGTTCGTCAAATTGGTAGTTTCCTACATTAAAATAAATGCAGTCCATAGGTTTAGCTGTGAGACCCTCTTTAATCATACTCTCCATCGCTACCACAACGTCAAATTTACCTTTCTTAATTCCTTCTACAACTTCTACTCGGACTTTTGGAGGTAACTTACCGTGAAAAGAAGCAATATTTACATTATATCCCTTTTCTTTAAAAACGTCAACTAGTTTTTTCACGAGATCTGTAATATGTTGAGAACGTATAACAGGGATGAATATTTTCCTATTTTTTTCTACGTCCTTAACAATCCACTTAATAATGAGGTCATTTCTATCTTTTTGCTTAACGAACCATGAACGAAGTAAATTCCACTCTCGGTTACGCATTTGTTGATAAACAGGATGTTGAATCTCGGTATTCATGACGCGAAACTTACAATCTAATGCCTCACTACCACCAGCAGAACATACTTCACCGAATATATTATATACTCTAAATTCTTTCTGATCGCGTCTAGACGGTGTAGCTGTAATTCCAAGTCTATATTTTGACCAGAACGAATCAACTATCTTACTATAAGAACTAGCCCCCACATGATGTACTTCATCAACTACAATACAGCCAAAAAGTTTCTTAGCTTCTTTTAGACGGTCATTCCCGTATTTTCCAAGAAATTGTTGGTAAGTGCATAAAACAACTTTATACTTCTCCATGTCAGAAACATTTGGATTAATAGCTATATCTTTATCCGTAAGGGTAGAAGCAAAAAGATAATCATTCTTAAATTGATCTAGTAATTCCTTTTGGTGGGCAAGAACTAGAATGCGAGTATGTAGTCTCGACGTTACAATACAGGAAAGTATAGTTTTACCAAATCTAGGCGGACAAACTAACAACCCTACCTTATCTTTTAACCATATTTTAGCTAATTCTTTTTGATCCTTAGATTTGTCCTTAGATAGAGCATCCCATTTTATGTTATAATGTTCAATTACAGGCAAAATTCTTTTGTCTACTATTTCTACTTTATCATATCTGGATAATATACTTATTAGTAATTCAACATTATCTTTATGATAAGCACTAAACTTAACATATTTTGTACTAACAGAATAGCATTTAATCTCTTCTTTACTTTTAGGGCATTTTCTACATACGCTATATGCTCTTTCTCCATTCTCAACAGCGGATTGAACTGCCCTACATTTTAAACCCCTAGTATAGACCTCACATAAAGAGATATCCATAATAACCTTTTTAAAAATTCTGAAAATAGAATCCCTAACACCTCTGGGCAAGGATCTCAAATCATCCTTTTTCACATATAATTTATCAGCTAATATTACTTTCACTATTAAATCTCCTTACCCATATAAATAAAAAAGGATAGTAGAAAAAGTTTATGTTCTCTCTACTATCCTTTAAACGAATTACCTAATGTAATGAATTATTTGATCAAGAAAATCTAGCCGACTTTGCAGTTTTAATTTTAAATAGAAGTAAACAATCCTTCTCTCTTACTCTTCATATTAACCGCCCATTGAACAATGCTATTTGCATCCGTAGGTGCAGCCGCGATAATATAATCGAGATCCCCAGAAGTAAGATCTCCATTCTTTTCCTTACTCTCAAGAATTTGGAGTTTCTTTTCATTATCAATATCTTCTCGAATGAGCGTATCTCTAACAGCGTCAGAGACTTCATCCATATCCGTCATTGTTGCGGATACTGTATTATCCAACTGTTTTGCATCGGATTGGTCATCTTTGTTATAACGAAGGGCAAGAGAAACGGCACCCTTCTTACTCTGAATTCTTTCAAATTCCTTTTGAGAGGAAGGATCAGAAAGAAATTCTCTAGCCGAATCTTCGGATACGAGAGTAAGAATACCTGTGCTAAGAGCCCTACGGAAGGATGAAGTCTTCATGAGAAGTTCGGCTGTAGTTTCAGCGCAAAGATCTTGAGGAATAAAAGTTTCAGATACCGTAATAATTTTTGGCTGATTAGCTTCATCATAATACTGAAAATTAAAATTACTCTTTGTATTGTTAATAACATAACAATGCAGAGAATCCTTATTAAGGGTATCAATACCAACAGTTTTAAGCTTAACATTAGACATTTCTAATACTCCATTTTAAATAGTTATTCATCATCTTCCACATCTTCCTCAGGAAGAGTAGAAATATCATTGTGCTTATAATAAAGATCTTGACCTTTACCTGATTTAATCTGGTCAATGCATCTCTTTCTAAGGTCAATTTTCTTACCTTGAAACACATGATCAACAATTAGAGTCTTGAACTCATTATATGTGATATGTTTACCATTAATCCAATCAGTGAACTTATTATTACCATCAATTGAAAATATAAACCCACGTCTATTGCTGGTAATTTGATGTGTAATCAACAAGTAATCTAGAGTATCTTGGACAATATCTAAACCACATCCACCTTTACCGTTTCTAGAAACCCACCACTTGCCTTTAAATGACGTATTAGGAATAGTTATTTTATTTTTTCTGTTGATAACAGAAAAGTGTTTATATACGTCATTACCATCTTTTTCAGTAGCCCCGCTTGCACCTGCGGAAATAGCACCCATGCGATTACGACAATCACAGATATGTTTAAGTGATTCTCCACCGGGATTATATTCAGGGCTACCAAAACGTACTCCGGGATTAAGACGATTTTGATTTACACCAATCAAAATAACGCCTTTCTTTCCAATCAATGTTTTGATACCGGGGAGATATTTAGCAAACATTCTAGCTTGCTGAGCTAAAGCATTAGAGTCATCATTAACCGTCTGTTCAGGAACAGCGGCAGCCCATGAATCTACAAATATAAGACCTTCCGGCCCTGCATAG